ATGCTGTTGGTAATTCCAATACATTAGAACAAGCTTCTGGTATAATGACCATACCAAAAGCTTGTATTAAAGAACTTATTTTCCTTTCTTTTGGCAACCTTAATTAATTATTCACTTTTAAAAATTAGAGTTATGAACGAAAAGTTAACATTCGAACAAAAAGTTTATGCATTTGCAAAAGAGTTTAGACCTTCTGATAAAGAAATAGAAGAATTTAAGCAATTTCTAAATAATGATACACAAAAAGAATTTATATTTAAAGGTAGAGGTGTAGCATTAATAATTAAAGACAAAAATGATTCTTTATCCGTATTACGAGGTAATGCATATATAGATCCGCTATTACTTTAGGAAGTTATATGCAATTCTGCATATAGACGATAGTATAGAGTCTATATGCAGAATTGTTTTAATTGTCGAACGTAACTGTCTCCGATGTTACCACATATTCACCTATACTTCCATGTGTTTTAGAATATAATTCGAGTTTTATATAAGCGGAATAGGTGGCATATAAAGTGCCTTGACCCAACCTGGTTATAATAGGTCTGACTATTGATGTTAGGGTCAAATATTGAAAAGATGTAGGAGAAGGCTCTGGTTCGATATTAGTTTCAACAAGTTCGCAACTCCATGATGTATCTGAGCCGGTTTCGTAGATCTTATCTACAGGATCTCCTATTATCGTATCTGGGTACTCATGTTGCTCACTGGTGTAATTCATTACAATAGGATTATCATTGTTTACATTGTATTTTTTACCAGGAGCAGTATATAGTATTTCACGATATGTTACATATTTCTTTTCTTGTTCTCTCACTGTAAACTGGTCAGGCAAATAAAGATGTATCAAAAAACCTAAAGAAGGAGATCCTACTCTACCTATAATAAGTTTAATGTCATCCTTCTCTACAAGCTCTTTCGTAGATTCTGTTTGTTCGCTGATAGTCTCTTTTGTATTAGATGGGACTCCTCCTTGGATACTTATAGAACCCAGACGTTGTTTTATAGAAAGAAAGGTAAATACACCACTTTGTGGAACGGTACCGACTATTTCATCATCAATGATTACCCCCCCCCCTATACAGTTGCTAACTATTTGATATTCATATATTTTTAATGATGTTTCAAATCTTCTTCTCATATTCCTTTTAAGTAAGTATCAGGTGCAACAAAATCACTTATTGTCTTTATTATATGTATAGTATCTATAAAATATTTATCAACATCCATAGAAAGTTGAGGACGAAGATCTGAATCGTTTGTCTTATCTGTTATATAGAAATAGTACAGAACATCCTCCAGATAAAATGTAAGATAAATATCCCCTGTGACATTTCCATTATTGAAATAGCAATTGATGCCGGAACCAGATGGAGTCATATGGCAATCTATACTCTGGGTATCTCCCATAGTACACACGTAATTGGAACTGGCAATATCAACCGCATATTTTCCAACATTTATACCACCACTTTCCCTCGATCTTGTGGTAAGTATATGAACGGCATTTTTCCAAGTGGAAAGAGGTGCAGATATACTAACGGCGAAAACGGGAGTTATCGTCTGAAATAAATCATATGACAAAAAACCTTCTTCTCATTATTTTATTTTTTTGCAAGATAGCATTTTTTTTCATAACAAAAGAAACCAGTTCTCTATCATCGCTGACTGAGAACTGGTAAGAAAACAATTTCAGAAAAAATTTAACCTACATAACCTTTAAAGTAAGAACAAAAAAACGTATAGTCTACTCTTTGACGATGCTAATATAGCATATTGGAATCATACCAAAACAATGCAAGTCCGATATTCTTCGTCTATTTGTAGCTAACATCATCGTCTCCTTCCGAATCAGGAGTGGCGCCGATGAAGAACATCATTGACTTGTTGTTCGTCTGCTGCCACCAATTATAGGCGCGCGCTACGTCTTCCGGCGTCTTGATATTATACCATTGTTTGATAAACGTCTGTTTGGCGAGTTGCCTAAATAACTTAGACTCTCCCTTGTATGTACCGGATGTTACTTTATCAAGTGAATAATTCCTAAGATCGGTAAGATCCTTCAGCTTCCGTCCCATGACGAACGGATCGTTAATGATATCTACCACGTTAAGCTCCATAATAAACGGCATCTGTGAAGCTATTTCGTTTATGGTTCTGAATCCGACATAGGATCCAAATTGAGTAAGCCAACTTTCTTCGTTTTCATCATCATCACGCCATCCGGCAAGAAGCATGGATACGGCTTGCATGATAAGGAACGTGCCGGCATAAACACTGAGGCGTTTAAGATTAGTCTTTTCCACCTCACCCATCTTATCTTTATTTTCGTTCCAGGCATCTATGATATTTTTCATACCAGGCTCGGAAGCTAAGCTAAATGTTTTAGCTATCATATTCTTTAACGTAATTGACAGCCCTTCCTCTTCTTGCATTGTCTGGAAATTGAATCCCCTTCTTTTCCACAGACGTTGAGCCGCCAGCACCAACCATCCTCGGTGGGCGGTCATGAACCTGGCTATCCAGTTGCGCGATGCGGCAGTTCGGTTTTCTTCATTCAAAGATCCGTTACATATCTGCGACAAGCTACGGACTTGATTTCTGGTTATAGCCATCTGGGTTTCTACTTCCTCAACAGTAACACCCGATCCTGGCTTTACAACCACCGTCCCATCCACGACGTCTACCATACTCCATAAAGTACGATCTTTTAATGCGTTCCATTCTCTTTTTATGGTACTCTGTTCTTTATTACGTTCTTTTTCCATCTTGAAATCTTGGAACGTGTAGAACCGGCCTTTGTAATAACGAACATTGTCCATAGTAGCAATCATAACCTGCGGATCAAGAGGGTAGTTCAGGATTTCCATAAAAGCATACATAGGTGAACGCATTAAGGTCCTGGCCGCTCTATTGTATCCGGCACCATACATACGATTTCGGATATTGAATATCCCCATTCTCTCACCTATGACATATAATTTGCTTTTCCTATCTATGTCTCCGGTTTCTGCTATACAAGATGGCGCAAGACGTGAAAACTCAGCCGATGCGTATTTAAGGGAATCTTTGCTTATATACTGTCCTACGGCAGATTCCATGATGAGGTTGATATGACCTGTTAAGGCGCCGGTAGCTGCCACAAATGGAGACAGTGCCAAGTTCATGACCGACATAAATCTTTCAACAGCCATCATAATTCTTGTAAGGTCTACCGTATATCCTCCGATGTTCACCGTAAGTTTTTTGGTGTTCATCCTAATGCCATAATAATGATCGTTGAAGAAGTCCCTGAACATCTGATATGCTTGGGTTGCTTCAGCCTTTTTACCACCTTCAAATTGTTTATTCAGTAACATCTGCTCCAATCCTTGAGCGAGCTCTATAGACTTCTGCTTTTCGTTGTATAACGATGACTGCATCATAAGCATCGAATAAGAGTAGCCAAAATCGTGAGATACATCATCTTGGTTCTCCAATTCATATATGTAGTATTTAGGTATAGACCTAAGTCTGTCTTCCGGATCATACACTTCTCCTTGCCTGGTCTTACCATATAGAGAATCGTCTACTCTGTCCAGGCACAGATCTGATACAAAATTACGAACCGTATTTTTGAAGTTAATACCCAATCCTTCTACACGTTCTATATCTTGTTTGGATATCTGTGGAATAGCATACAGGTTCGGGCTCTGCTCTTTGTATAGATCAAGGGATTGTCTTTTTATTTCCTTGAGTTTTTGAATCATATTCCACTGCTCTACGTTTTTAGTAGCAACCTCATTACCGTCAGCATCATACTTGATACCAAAGTCATTGAAATACGATTCGTCACGATACAGGCTTTTCTTAGGCATTCGATGACCATACCCATGATCTTTTACATAATCAGGATTACGACCGCTATTTTCGGCTTCAGATTCAGCCACCCATGCCCTTGCAGGGTCGAAAGACAGGTACGATATATCCATGCCATAATCTTGGGTGGATGTACCATTTTGTACGTCCTTAACCATCTGCGCCACATCTATCTCACCTCGACCGATTTTGTCGATCATAGCCGCATATCCAGTAGGCGCCATGCGTTTATAGTACGAAAAGACCTGGCTCCTGGCAAATTCATTAACAATAGCATTAGCTTCTTCTACGCCCTCTTCTCTTGTATTATTTAAAAATAAGCTGGCCATCTTAGCATTAACAGCATTCCTGAAATCTCTACCGTCTAATTCTTTGCTTATACCAAGCTTTTCTGACAGGTAGTTGGTTTCAGATACGGTAAACAGATATCGGTTATCAGCAGCCTTAAACAGCTTATCCCTTAAAGCCTGAATCCTTTTTGCTTTCTTCGCCGTAGTATGACGTTGTACGAACTTCCATTCCACTTCCTTGGAGTCAGCAAGAGCATTTAAATAAGACTGATTTACTTCGTTTTCAGCCTTACTGCTTTTAGTAAGGTACTTATCAATATCTTCAAGACCCACCATCTTAGCATAATCTATTAAGATAGCGTAATCGGCTTCAATAGCTTCAGATGCGGCCCTAAAAGCATCTCTTTCAGATGAGGTAAATGTCGCTTCGTTAATCTCTCCGATATCAGCCACATCGCGATTGTTTCCGATTATTTCCTTGATAATAGCCTTATTTTTTTCTATATCTTTTACAATCGAATCCACGTCAGTTGCATCTCTATCACTTGTCGTAGAACTAATGATGTCTTGTGCCATTTTAAGATACGAAGCCTTGTTATTTGATTCGGTACGTGCCGACTGTTCTGATTCTACATCATTCCAAAACCGATCGTTGAATGACAGGTGACCTCCCAACATAAGTGTCTTCAGCGCAGCTTCTCCTCCTGACTCGTTCTGAATCGTTCTTAATTTTTGCAAAAACGATTCTGATACGGCATTAGTGGCATTATTTGATTCCTTTCTCCAAACTTCATTTATAGCTTGTATTTCTTTGGCCATCTTAAGTTGGTCGCCGGTTTTTTCCACTCTCCTGGTTCCTACATATATGTATTCTGAAGCTGCTTCCTTACGTTGTTTACGAAGCAGTCCTTCTTCTTCGTAGTTACTACTCTTATAGTAAGCAACCTCATCAAAATTACCATTGCTATCAATAAAAGGCTGCCTCAATATCCGCTTCTGCCGAGAAAGAGCGTTAAGGTATTCTTTGGTTGTTTGAGAAACCGGATGCCCTAATTCTTCTTCGGCCTTTTTGTATATGGATTCCATTCTTGTGGCATAACTTTCACTAAATTCCAGTTCTGAATTTTCAGCATCCCACTTCTCCATCTGTTCTGTATAAATCTTTTCCTGCTCGATGGTAAAAATATCGGTATTAACCCTATCGGACGACGGTTTAAATTTAGCGTTCTCAGTAACCGTATTTCCGTCCTTGTCAACTACTTCTCTTTTAAATACGTAATTACGGTTATTGTCAACCACATCATTGATTTCTTCTTCTGATATCTCTATGTTCATGGCGGTCGCAAACGCTCGCATCTGCGCCAGCTTCTTATTACGATCGTATTTAGCCATATCAAGGACACTACGAAGGTAATTAGAAGTTTTGCCGTCTACTTTCTGAAGCAGTTTTTCAAATTCAGATTTGTTAAAACCATGCTTTTTCGCATATGCCAGAAAATCGGATATAGCGGGCTGGGCATTCACCATCGCATTGTAATTGTCTTTGGCAATCATAGCTCCAAGAGCGTTGTTGAACGGGCTGGAAGAATGCTCTAATATACCGAACCACCTACTTATCCAAGAAACATCGTGTTGAACCTTATCAAAGAACTCTTTTACTCTCTTTACCTTATCTGCCGGCACATGAAGTTCGTTCATTAACTTGTCAAGCAACGTACTTTCATCAAGATCTTGTACTGATTTAATATCAGACTGAATACCGTTGATGTCGGCAATGACGGTATTGATCCTATTTGTATAATCCTGCTTTTCACGCTCATCAAATTCGGTACTTCTGTTACGGATATATCCTCGAAGATCGTTCATGATCGGAAGAACCTGGTTGTTGACAATATCTACGTTCTTTCGATCATTGGTATTGAAATGAAGCTTACCGTCTTTGGTATCACCATGAAGGATAGTATTTACTACGTTGCTTAAGTATCTAACCTGAGCTTCGGCTGTGGAGATCATGCTGTTCATGGCGGCCGCCATCTCATTCTTGTCTATTTCGGTCTCTACCTTATTTATCTTATCTTCTATGGTCTTAAGCTGGGCAAGGGTCATAGACGTAGTTACAGCCCTATCAGAGCTTATCTGACGTAAGTCTCTTAACGTTTTTCTCAATGCCCGGATCTTAGACTCAAGAAACTTGTTCTTCTTCATAGAAGAAAGGGAATATAATGTAAAATCATTATCCTTCAAAAGAGAAGTATCAAATCCTTTATCTATGTCGGTAATAGCAAGATCACGAATATTTTTAATAACGTTATTCAAATCCTGTCTTTGGGTTGATAAAGCTGATTTAAGCCAGTTTACAATTCCAGAGAGAAGCTGCCGGACGCGCCCCAGGAAGGAGGTGGGCTCTACCGGAGCCTGTGCTGTGCCGATCTGTATCTCCCTGGCGAGGATCTTTCCAAGAATTTCTCTCCTAACAGCATTATCAAGTTCAGAGCCTTCATATACCTTACCGTATGTATTATAATACTGACCTGCATACTGATTCCATTCTTCAGTGCCTTCTACATCTTGCAAAACAGATTCAACAGCATTCTGATCTCTGTACGCCTCTACGAGAAAGTGTGCTGTTTCTTCTACTAAGTCAGACAAAGTAGCATCTTCACCGACTGCTATTACGTTATTGGCAATATCCGCCAATGCTTTAGCAGAAGGTTCGTGTCCGTATTTAGTTTGGTACTTCTCTATATAATCGGTCATGCCAACGACACTAACGCCCAGCGTTTTCAGTATCTCAACAATAGAATTTCGTTGATTACGTTCCTCTTGGCTATAATCCGATACGATCTTAGCTTTAGTATCAGCATAAAGATCGTTGTCTTCTAATATGAATGAAACTACAAGCGCATCAAAATGATCGTACTTGGCGTCCAATTCATTGTATCTTCCTGACTTGAGATCGTTCTTTATCTGCCCCCTGCTAACCCTTTCCGTTCCTCCGGTGGCGAGTCTCATAGTTACCTTACTATTATCCAATGAATTTATGGTTATCATGCCTTGATCATTCATGGAAACATCAGAACCAAAATGATTACGGAGCTCAGTGTAGGATAATGCTGAATTGAAAAGTCTAATTTGTCCTGTATGTCCTTCTCCTGTAATATAATAGCTTCTTGTTTCCGGATCGAATATCTTGGATCCGGACAAAAGACCTTTCTTTATAAGGTAGTTAATTATACCGCCTTTTGTTGATAAAGAAGTAGAAGCGGAAGCGGTCATGACCGGTATAAAAGACTTGGGATTATTAAGAACATACTTTCCAGCCTTGTAAGTAATGTCTGCCACTCCATCCACGGTAGATTCTTGAACGATGCCTGATAAGAATCCTATTCTAATATCATTCCCGCCAGAGCGAAGAGCTTCTCCGTAATCTTCAAATAATTGACTACGATCGTTCATAAAAAACAAACGAGGCTCTCCGGTCTGATACGTTACACCCACAGGATTAGAATCTGCTTCTGGTAACTCCTCTGGGCTAAATATCTTAAGACCGTCTTTTATAACCATATAATTAACACCCTTATCCCGTACCATAGATACGGGAGTGAAGTCCGAAGATATAGCATCTTGTAGATACTGCCCGGCGTCTATTCCAGGTCCTTCCGGTACGGAAATACTTGACGGAACCATAGCATCCACCAACATAATATTATCACCCAGATCTTGGCTATAGAATCCGAAGCCTGATTCTTGAATCCCATAAGTTGCATCTGATTTCGACACAAGAATAGGGTTGCTCATCTTAGAAGCCTTATCCAGCACCCTTTCTCTATAAGCTTCCGGAATAAGATCGATGTTGGATTTCACCTTATTATAAGCCTGTTTGTTGATAGGCACATTCCTTCTCCAGTCACCAAAAGCCTTTAAGAACTTATTAGAAAATACGGTTTTAAAAACAGTAGTAGCCCGTTCCCTATTTTCCATAAGAGGAATAGATGCTATCTTATCGAATAACATAGACCTGTCCCCTGATCTGGTAGAGACAGAAACAACTTTCTTTTTATTATCTCTTTTAATAATACACGTTGATACCATGATAAAACATTTTTGTTATGAGACAAAGGTAATTAAAAATCAGGCATATGCTAAAAACAAAGCCATCTAACTTCTCAGTCTGATGGCTTAAAAATAATATGAAAAAAAATTATAATCTGACGCAAATCGTCAAGTTACGCTTATGCATTGTATTTGTACCCATTTCTATGAATAAACCTTCCTGATTCGAACCTTTCCACATCATCCGGTCCAATAGGTCCGCAGTCTTCCCTCCTTGCCTCATACCACAGCCCAGGCTTACGAAGTCGGCAAGTTATGATATAATTGAAGCAATTGTGCGTAAAATGGAAAACAGATCCTACAGGGAAATACCTATCAGCTTGAAATACGATTCTTTTTCGTTTAGTATCAAACGTGATATCCCCTACTATCTTAGCCACGTAATAGCTTCTGCCATTTAACGTTTCATCTGTTTGTGGTATCCAATAATAACCTCTTGCCATGCCACAAATATATAAAAAAGTCGGATAACTTACGTACCCGACTCTATTATTTGTTTAAACAGACCAATTCCGTCTATTATAATATGACCGCTTCGCATACGACCATTATTAGGATTATAAAGAAAATTAAAACCACTTTCTTTTTCTTGTCTTTCAAAAGAACTAATATCCTTTCCTCTACGAGCTCTTCCAAAAGCCTTCTTGAACAACTTTCCTCTGAAGGTCTTGACAAGGTTCTTGGTAGCGTTATTACCGGCTCTTATCGTTACTTTCCTTGCCTGGTCTTCTGAGACAAAACTGCTTCGGAAAATATACGATGCTGCTGCTTGTATATCTTGTTTAGTAATCATATGCCAAACATTCCTTTCAGAATACCGATCTCTATTCCATATATCAGTTTCGTTTCATCTTTATCATATACGTCAAAAAAGGATTCACTTGAGTCCTTTGGATTTGCGTTCAATTGAACTATGCAATTACCAGCATAAACCTTAAGCTTATAATTATCAGAATATATATCCTGCAACATGATTTCAAATGTTGCAATTAATTGTTTAACACAGATTACGTTAAATGAAAAAGACTCTTTGCCATCACCCTTAAATGTAATATAATCAAAATCCTTGGTATTGTCAAATTCGTACTCTACCCGACTGCCGTTCATCATATTATAAATGATTGACTTTTTGATTTTAAACCCCATGTTGTTTTGTTTTTTAGTTAATATAAATCTTCTGAATACAATTGTTCTCTAATAGCATTCCTATCTACTACCATCTCCTGATTATTGTTCTTAACAAGCTCAGACGCTTCTTCTCTCGTCAGAAACCGGTTCTTGCTTGTCAAAAATCCTTGAATACTACGGTTCTTATGAGCAATACCATAAGCTGCAAACTGAGAAATGATAGAACAATGTCTCAATCCACAGAACACGGCGCCGGATGGTATATTGGTGGGCTGATGAGGACGCTTCTTGCCGTCCTGCACCCAGATGGCTGCGCATATTACTATTTCTTTATTATACATGATACGTTTTTCTATTAAATTTATTAAATCCGTTCATTTACTTTAATATAATCGGATGCCTCTTCCCTCTAATGAGTTTAAACTTTTTGCGTGAAACATCTTTTGAATTTTCTCCGTTGAAATCCCTGATATTGAAACTCCCTGATTTTCTCCTTCCATAAACAAAGAATATTTTATTGTTATACAACACTTTATCAAACAACCTAAAACCGAAAACCTCAAAAGGAGCTTGATTGTTTTTCTTCTTCCCCCCTTTTAAAATTTTCATTTTATGTATTTGTCTATTATGTCTACGAATTAAACGTTTTAAATATTGACGTTCGATTCGTTTCGCATTAATATTCTTAGAAATGACAAACGCGTCGGATGTATGGGATTTTTCAATCCCATATTTAATCCGATTATGTTTCGTAATGTAACCAAACGTCATAAAAACTCTGTCGTATCTGGATTTTAACTCTTCATACAACCTCCATTTCATAATTCCCATTACGGCTGCGTCGCGAAGCGACTTGCCTCTTCTGATCTTTAAATCTATATTACCTTTATGGTATTCTTTGTGACATGTTTCACATAAAGTTATAAGATTAGAAGGGGAATCCCCTCCGGTTTTTCGAGACTCAATATGATGAACATTCAGTATAGAATCTTTTGACTTGCCTTTACAATACTGGCATTTATGACCATCTCTTGCTAAAACATACTCCCTTGTGTTCCAAAACTCAAGTTGATCACCTTCCTGGTATTCTTTACCTGATATCTCAGGATTCTTAATCTTTTGAGTATCGAATTGAGCTACTTCAATAACAATACGAGATATTGGTAGTATAGAGCAAACATTGTTAATAACGCAAATATGGGCGTCTACTTTGTATTTCACCGAAGGTGCTATCCATCCTGGACGCTTGCTTTTTACTCTGTTATCAAAACGAGGTTTTCTATATCTTAACCTGTTCCGTCTTGCTTTCCGTAGCTCTCTTCTGGTAGACAAAAGATCTACGATATCATTTCTAAGAATTACTTCACTGCTGTAAAGTTCTTTGCTTTTCGTCGTTGCTGATAGACCAACATGTTTAGTTCCAGCATCAACGCCTAAAACAATTTCCTGTTTGTAATCAGATGTAACGTACATTAATTTGATGGTAAACGGACATAGGTTTACAACGACTGCCTTTTTGTCTTTAAGCAGTCGTCTTACCTTACCATACCTTGTTGTAGGCATCATAGGTTTACCATTTATATCCTGTACGTACACCATACTTACAAACGTTTTTAATGTTTATTCAACATAAGTCAGAGTAAAACTCTGTTAGTACCCATCGCCAATGTTATTTAAGGTTTTTAGTAAGCAACACCGTTCCTGAATACCAGAACTGTTTAATCACTTACCTTAGAGCTACAGACTTGGGTAAACATCCGTAGGTAACTATCTATTCTTAAATAACGTAGCCTTCGTTTCAAGGCTTAGGCTAATATCCGGACCATTTATGGTACATTAAAACCTTATAATAAAATTATATTGTTTTAATGTTATTTCGGATATAAGAACCGAAACATTTTTCTCCGTCGCTGTGTCTCCTTGATTTGCAAACTTCAACCTGTCCATTTCTGGCTAATAGATTAAAAAAGGCGGCGTTATACAACATGCGGTACCGATACAATTCATTGAAAGTATGGTATCCATCAGAAACCTCTCCCATGTCTCCAGGTTCTGCTTTAGGTTCAGGATGATTCGGATAGCAGTAGTCCACTGATGCTTCTAACACTGACTTTACGTGTTCTATTATCCTCGCAACATCATCATGTTTAAAAAAAATGCTTAAATCTTTCAACGAATTTAATATCTTCGTTGATTGCTGATTCGAACTCTTCTTTTGTCATTACCCTGACTAAATCTTTTAATTCCATTATTTGTAATATTTTAGTTGTTCTGAAATCCTATATTTACTTACATCATCGCATAAGTTACACCCTCCCGTACATCCACAAACCGAACAATACGAGTCTCTTTCTGCCTTCGATCTGGATTGAAAATCTCTTACGGCTTTAATCCAGGTAGGAGAAATAATATTACCGGAAAATATAGGTACATTTAAGATTAATATTTTCATTATTTTGGCAAAATATTCATATAACACGGCACATCTACTACGTCTCTTCTACGGATGCGCTTATCAAAATAGGAAACCATATAAGTATTTTTACCTTCGTGATCAGGTCTGGGATCGAAACATTCAAAAACGAATCTTGTTACACCTTCCAAATGACCAAACATGAAAACAAATTCGCCACCGTATCTTTTATTAGCTAATTCTTCTACGGTCATAACCTGTCCCCTCCTAATCCTGAATTGATGCTAACATACTTAACACGGACATCATTTCCACGTCCAAGCTGTCCCCAGCCGGGCGATGGCGTTCCCTTGGCCGGAGCAGGGACAGCCCTAAGCCGAGACCAGTCCTGCTTTTGTCTCATGGCGTCAGCCTCTTTGTAATACCGGTTACACAGTTCTTGATCTTCGTAACCAACGTAATCTTCCTTATTTTCCATATAGAATAGTTTTTCAACAAATGTACGACATTCATGAATTAATTAGATTTAAAATAAAACAATATATATTAAAATAAAAACCCGATACGTTAAAATCGCATCGGGCCTGGTATTGAAAAAAATAGGTTCAGATCTTGGGTAAAGACTCGAGCCAATTTTTAACATCTTTATATTTAGGGTCTTTGTCTATTCTATCTCTCAGTTCATGCAATGCTGAGTCCATAACCGTATTCGGTACGCCAATCAACTCTCCTATTAAATACAATGGGGTTTTATTTGATTTAGATTCGTGTGCCATATTCATATCCAAAAAAAAGTTATGTGAAACAAACCGGCCACGGGTATTCTATTGCCCGCCGACCGGTATAACATTTTTTTTATTCCTTTTTTTCCAAACGGGAAAAACGGGAATGCGGGAATCATATTTTTTACTATGGCTCCCGCACCACCGGAAGGGCCTGGGCCTGGATCTCAGGTCAGATCCTTCCAGTTTATTTTTTCGCCGAGGTAATCTTGCACGGCAAGCCATCTTATAAAGGCTACTCCTTCGGGAGCATCCGGATCATCCAAATACATTAACGTAGCTTTCACCAACTCGTTCTCACATTTGAAGACCTTCGGAAAACCATCCGAATAGTACATTGCAAAGACATATTGGACATCGCCCCATGTCGCTTTATCCGGCTTCTTCGCTCCGCACTTTTCAAAAATATCTTTTATTTCCGGCTGCTTCCAGATCCTCTTGGATCCATCGACGTTGACCATCTTCTTTACCGCCTCATCAGCAAGAGCATTAGAAAAATGGTAGCCGTAAGTATCTACATATTTCTGATAAGCTGGATCCTCTGCGTCTGCTCCTCAATAAGAACGACCTCTGCCACGTCCGCGACCTCTGCGCATCTGAGGTCCGTCACCGTAGTATCTGTCGTCTCCATAGTAATCGGTCGGGTAGGATTCGTAACCCATCCTCCGGTATTCCCGGTCCTCCATTTCATGACGACGTTCGCGCTCTTCGAGCCTTCTTTCCCTTTCTTCCAGCTCGTTTTCGCGTTCTTCCATTTCCTTCATCTTCTCATGCATACCGTAATGATCATAAGGAGGAAGGAACCCATGTCCGTACTCCATGTACGTCCCATCAGAACGACGGCTTCTGCCTCTGCCTCGTCTGTCTTCTATCTCGTCATATCCAGGATATTCTCTGTGTCCTGAATTTAAATCATATACTATCATATTATACTTATTTCAAACGTTCTACAATTAACTTCTTTAAATCTTCGAATGAATCAGTAAGGTCATTCACCTTATTTTCTATACCAGCTATTTTACGATCCTGCTCTCTCGTTTGTTTGAATGCCGGATTGATGTCTTCTAATATAGATTCACAAGCCTCTATCTTGGCACGATGGGTATCTACGCTGTCTATTATGTCTTGACTGGTGCTTTTTATAGCATTCAGTTCGTTCATAATCGGATCTATGCTGGTAGATAATGTTATACCCATAGCCTTAGCCACATTCTGGGATTCCGGAACCGTATAGGTCTTGGTTTCGCCAGTGAGCTCTACCGTCAGATCCACCACGCGGGTCTGCATCGCCTGATACTGACCCGGCTGAGGAGGAAGATACCTGGGTTCGGATACGGCTACTACCTTTCCCAATTCGTATTTAGGTACTGTATTAGTATCAAGGGTATGTACCTGAAACCCTTTCTTCAAATCTGAAAACATGATCAAAATATTATTTAGGTGAAAATAGGGTGATGATCTCCATCACCCTACTGAAATCATTTACCTGCTTTAACTTCAGACGCCTGGGCTGCCGCTACTGGAACACAGCAATCCATTAATCTTAACACGCCACGAACTTTATTGAAATACAGAAGGCGTTCTGTGCCATTTACCATAGCAGCACCCGTTACAGCTACGTTAATAGGGTTCACGACATTCACTCCCGTAACCGAGCAACAGGTGTCGGCTCCTACTGTTGAAACTGTGCTGTTTGCCGGGACCGCAATCTGTACCGGTAGAGCACTTCCGGCTGTGGGGACTACTTGCCTTATCTTAAGAAGGATAAGACCCTCACACGGAAGGGCGATCCAAGCCCGTGGGTTAATACCGAAGATTGTATTTGTCGTACTGACAATAACATTCTTCGTAACCATCTCATACAACGATCCTATTTTAGAAACACAAGCCATATTAGCCTCCTCTCTTAATAAAATCAGACAGCAGCGTTGTTATTGCAACATCCGTTGTTACATCCACATCCGTTATTGCAGTAACCTCCTCCGAATACCTGTCCCCAAGAATAAGCCTGGTAAGGAGAACAAGAGGGGTAGGCTGGGACGGCCGTCGGGCGTAATTGACCAACGATATTCTGGGTTTGTTGCTGAGATAATGCCGAAGCTGTCAAAGCCGCTTTTTCTTCACGAAGTTGAGCAATAGTGTTCTGCATCTCCCTCATTTCCAACTGACAGAATTTGTCGTTGATCATAACGGTTTGAGCGTCAAGTTTCGCAGACAAGATATTGAATTGGCTTGTAGCTTGCTCACGATTGTTAGCCAGACCTTGGTTGAGACCGTTCTGCAAGATATTGGTTTGTTCCAACGTGCGAAGCTGGTTATCAAAACCTTGCTGAGTAATCATTCCCTGAGTCTGGCAAGTGCTTTGATTGATCAACGAACTCAGATTGCAGCAGCAAGAGCTGATTTGATTTCCTATTTCACAACCTTGTTGTTGAACTGCGTTGATAACAGCCTGAGAAGTCATACCTACCTGACCAGCTACTTTATCAATAGCACCCTGTACGTTGCAGATAGCGTTCTGAAGTTGAGTAGTAGAACAGTTCAAAGCAGAAGCAATCTGATCTATGGCGCTACGATTACCTTGAATTGCCTGCATCAAAAGTTCACGACCGTAATCGTTATTCAACTGAGCCGGCAAACCATTGGCACAACAATCACCGCCATTTCCAAAACCGTTACCGAAGCCGCGTCCACCCCACAGCCAGAACAAAACAATTATCCAGAGCCACCAACCGTTAGCCCCACCGAAACCGTCCTGGTTGTTACGACCGTTCATCAAAGCCGCCACCAGATTCGGATCCATTTTATTACCACCTATCAAATTAGCAAACATGCCGGGAATCATTGAAAGAAGACCGTTAGTGGCTGCACCACCACCGTTAGCCCCGGCTCCATCTAAAAGGACGATTTTATCACCACCCATAATTTTATAGTATTTAATTGTTAAACATATGTGCATTAAGCACGTAACAAAGATCATGATTGCAGGGTGGAATATGGGTGTGTTTATTTCCTATAGAAGAGAAGTATTTTCAGAAAAATAAGAAGAGATGAGTAAATATCACCATAGACTCATCTCTTAATCACTTTTTATTGTAATAAAATTCAAGCCATGTCACACAACTTGAATTTATATTTATCAATTATATCATTCAAATCGCAATCTGATAAGTTGAACCATTCTCTGTATATCCCTTTGATATCAAATCTTGCATGAAGCTCGCTCTCTATATCTTTATTCACATAAGCTATTAATGTTAAGTTATCTTCTACAATAGACAACCCAGATAGCCTTCTTTTTACATCAGAGCTTTTACCTATTTTATAAAAACCATTATTATTATTTCTTATTATATATGTAAAATATTTTATACATTTTTTATTATACCTATCGATAGATCTATGTATTATATCTAATACCCGATCGTCATTTTTAATATTACAACAATCAAATATATCATAAATAAAATCTTTAAATAAAGATCTATCACACTTCATATAGATGATACACAGAATCGATTTGGGGAATAAATAATAGTCATGCCTAAATACATGACTATTATTATCTATTATTTGTTCTCCATTATTATCATATCTATATGATATATAATCTATTCCATCCTTAAAATTAAAAGATGATATTACATCCTTAATCCAATGTTTAAAATCATACTTACATTCTAACAATTTATGAACATGTTTTGCGTCAATCATTTTTCTGTCGTTTATTAACACAAAAGGAATACAAGTATTATCCATAATAAAAAAATAGGCCCAAAAGAGAATGTCAGATCCCACTATGACAAACCCTAATGAGCCAAAAATATCTTTCAACATCAAACAACCAGAGGTGGGATCTCGTTGTTCATTGTTTCTGGAACAAAGATAGGAACAGGATTTTAAATAACAAATATTTTAATACTTTTTAAAACAAACCAGGGCCCGCATCACTGCGAACCCTGATCTACACTAATCTAAACTAATACCATGAAAAACTTAAATCTAAAAACTAAAGAACACACAAATGTATGAAAATGTATGGTTTTCACAAAGAATCTGTATCCTGTTCTTTTGTGTGATTCAAGACATGGGATATAGTTCTGATACTTAATCCGGTTTGATTTTGTATCAGATTATAAATATAGGATTTTGAAACTACAGTTCTTAATTGACCTAAGTCATTCATAATGTTTTTATACATAAGATGAATGCTATTGTTACGTTTGATGGTACTGATTCTCATTTCCTACTGTTATTAGTTACGTCCGGTTCTTACTTTTTCCTATTTCTATAATCCCTTCCTGAAACTAATATTGCAAACTTAATAAAAATAATTCATAAACAATGAAAATCTAACTTTTCTTGTATGTTATTGATATACGTGCATATATGAGAAAAGTGAGACTTTCACAAGCCTCACTTCCCAAATTATAACTATGAAAAAACTATATATATGTACACAAAAATTACCTACATTCCAATTTATTAAGATCATCCAATTCAGGCTTGCTTACGGTCATGTCTTGCGTCAAGCCAGATCTGTTTTGGTATAGAGCGTAATCGGTTTCTACCGTCTTAGCCTTCTGAGTAGAATCGTATTTCACCTCTGATTCGGTTCCTGTCAGATTTTGGTAGATAGAGCCGGAACTACTCTCGCTTACTTTAGACCATATCTTATTACCTACTCTTATAAAATTATCATAAATACCTTCGGCTGTTATAACACCATCTTGCTCTACGATATTAGGGCCCGATTTTTCTTTTAACAGATACGGGTGCCTGGTATAAAAATAATGTTCAAAATCATTATCGGCATACGAAGGGTCATACCTATCCAAATAAAACAATTTTGATAAAGAAGGGTCGGTGCTGGTCATGCTATAATCAAACAACATCAACCTGTCTTTTCCAGATAAAGATAATTCTATTGATTTCAAAATATCAAGATCATCAGAAATAAGACCCAAAGATGGACCAGATTTGAAGTCAAGATACTTATAGGCATTATCATATAATTTTGTTTTATGGAGTTTGTTGTCAAGGTAATATTGGTATAAATCGAATAAGGATAATGGGTTTTCGCTATCTTGTTTTTTGTTCATGTACCGACTAAATTCCCGATCCACATCCGCGTAAGAAACATCAAGTACCGCCGGATGCCCAAACGCCATCCTGGTCATTACCATGTCCTCCGTGTTCTGAGAATCCATGAACGATCTGACGTATTTTTTAATGGAATCCATGAGCGTATTATCATCTACGTTCCGTACTTTCTCTTTATCCAAAACGCCGTTCTTAAAACAAGATTCAGGATATATTTTAGCAGGAAAGTGAGTTAGGTTGTGCTTGGCTAACACTGTTGATATTTGATACATCTCGTTAAGATCATCTTTGCTGATCCTTTGATATAGATTATCTCCTACCTTAAGCAATGAATGTTTCTCAAATGCTTCTACTGGGTCTATATCGGATTCAGAATAAACGATATTCAAATTATCCATATTCTCTGGTAACGATCTAAAATAATAATCTGTACTATCACCAAGAACATCATCGATAGAAGATGCCAGCGTAGGAGCATAATTCACATCATTGTGCCTGGCCACATAAATATCAAGATCCAGCATCAAATTATCTATCTTAGCCAAAGATTCTTCTGTGCCATCATAAGTCTCTGACGCCCCTATTATATCTATGCCAAACCACATACAAGCCTCTTCTATATCCCATATCATGCTTCTTAAATCAGATTCGGTGTCAGCATTAACCCTATTTAAATAAGCTGATATACGAGCTCTTAGAAATTCTATTTTACCGGGATTATAATAAGACAGATCTTGTAGCTTAGACAAGGATCTTCTCTTGCCTTCTACCACATCATCGCCTTCTATGTTTATTACCGGCATTTTTTTCATAGATGAAAACTCATCAAACATAGATTCAGCAAATTTTTTATCAGAAACAAATTTCTCGACCAGCTCAGGATACAGGTTCCTCAACGATTCAAAAGCAGATGAAAATTCAGAAAAGTTTTTTATGCCGGCTACTGTTTTACGCATAGCATAATAAAGCTCAGAAGGATTATATGGCACTTTTTTACCAAATTGGTTAAACACTCCCTCCTTGTAAACAATAGGACCATACTGATAGTCAACAGACATAAAATAATTATCCTTTTCCCTATCATGTTCGTTAATAGAACAATCTATTAACTTTCTCATGGAAGTCGAAACCTCATTTAAAACAGAAGGATCGGATAAGATACGACTTATCTCTGTTTCATCATACAAACCGGATCTCCTTAATTTCTGCTCATTCAGTATCAAACTGCCATCTACATAAAAATCGAAGAGGATAGCATTAGACAATGAAGACGCATTAAAAAAATAATGAGTAGACAAAAGGAAATCCCTTACATCCTTAATGTCCTGAGCCGTTAAAGGATCAGCAAAATAAGTCTGACGCTTCATATACGACAGCACGTCTTCTAAGAGAGGTTCACCATTGGAATCGGTATTAAACATCTCCCCTGGAGCCGGGTTATTCCAATGACCGTAATACGACAAAAAACCAGGAGTGTAAGCCTTAGCCCATACCTGAAGAGCTCGCTCGCTATTTCCCAATAATTTTAAGGCACTTTCGTAAAGAACGGAAGGCTCACCGTTAGGAGCCTTAACCCGTTTTATTTCATTTTCCTTCTTTTCTATCTGACATTTGACACCCATGTTATGAAAAATATTAAATTCAATAAAATCTATTACATTTCTTTATAAGTTTCGGAATGTACCTTCTTAACAAAATACATTCGTAATCCTTACCGGGTTAAACAATAACCCTCTATCGATTATCCTACGAATTGATTCACAAGAATCACCGACTACTTTTCTCATAATGTTTAATGCTCCATTTACATCGGCATTAATGAGCTTTCCTGTAGAGGATTGAAATAATCCTCGTTTTCTCCTTTTTCCTAAATAGTTTTCATGTTTTCCTATCTTCTCAAATGCAAGAGAATCACATTTTGAAGTATATGATTCTTCATTGATAACTATTTCAATACCAGCTAATTCACATTTGTATTCTAAGTAACTAACTAATCTCGCAAAAGGGATTTGGGTAAACTTTTGGTTATTCTTTTTACCTATATTTACATTTTGTTTCCATCCCTTGTTATAGCCTACAACTAATTTTGTTATCTTGGAATCGATAAGTAAATCAACTATCTTTCTACTGATTTTATGAAAGACATCTTCTATGTACTGTTCTCTATCATAATATAATTTCTTTATTCGTTTCGTTATCCCTTTTATCTTTTGTAAATCTTTGATACTATTTAATTTAGCTAATGTCTTATTGAATAGCTTATTGTATGATTTAACAAATTTACCACTAAATAGAACAGTAAAATCCTCACTGATAAGAGTTGCAAGATTATCAATCCCTAAATCGATTGAAGCAACTTTCTCTTCCATACCTTTAGACACTTCAATATCTTTTACCTCATAAATGATTTCTATTTTATATCCACATGATGATGGTTTTATTCTAATCTGTTTGAAATCTTTTATCAAATCAGAATACTTCTCATATTGAGGAATGGGTATTGAAATATCTTTTGATAGGATTATTTTCCCATCTTTTATTTTGCAACTCTGGCTCGTGTAATACAAATTGAACTCAGAACCTCTCTTTTTGTAATTTGGAAGACCAGGTTTTTCCTTATACTTAGTTGGATGTTTTTTGTAATCTTGGACCGTTTTGTAATAACTTTTAATGTTTTTATCAATAATACGAAGAACTTGTTGAGAACATTGCGCTTTTAATAATTTGTAATTGATATTCCCATCCAAGTTCTTAGTATTCTTCATGATAGTATCAAGTTCAAAATAAGATAACCACTTATCTTCTTTAGAAAGTGTTTCTCTGAAAATATATAACGCCTGATTGTACAAGTTATTGCTAATCTTGCACAAAGATGATATATTTTCATTCTGACCTATGTTGAACTTATATACTAATCTCATGATTTTTAATACATTAAATGCTGTTTACAAATCATACATCTAAGATACGAATTACATTTGTATTACAGAATAGAATCTATTATTTTTAATGTTATTTTGCACCATAGTGATAAATATTTTTTGCAAAGTTAATTATAAAACCGACTTATACAATAACGGATCCCAAACTCCTTCTATATAAATCTCTGGAAAACTTAAACCGCCATCACGAAGAGTAGTAACTTTCAAACTGGGAATATTAAAAACAGTGCAAACATCACCAAACTCACGGCTCAACTTAATAGCATTTCCGCTGTTATCAGCTTCATAATAACAATAACAATAATTTTCATTAATGCTTGGATCATATTCGTACCAATATGTTAGATCTTGTATATGGTCTTCTATATTACCAATTTTATTTTCACCTAATATAAAAATGCCATTATTGCTATGATGATAAACCATAGATTCATAACCACCATGATTCCAATCACTATTAAACATTATATAACTTTCTTCGGAATCATGATCTTTTAATACAGGTCCTATATGTATATGAATTTTATTAAACTGACATACATAAGGTCTTTTTCCTCCAAGCCTTTTTATATCTTCATTAGATAACTTATTATAACATCCTCCCGCGAAATTATCCGCAGCATTAAAGAATCTCCTTCTCATACTCAACACTCTTTGTTTAACTCATTTATCGAATCCGAATTATCAGAACCTTCTACAAGATTCTTATTCCTATCTATCTCTTCCTGGCTCATGTTACTCATCATATTTTGTATTTTTCTACCAGATTGAGATAAAGAACGGATGAATGCGCTGGAACTTATCTTAACTCCAAGATCCGGTTTTGCTCTAAACGCTTCGCCGGTACTGATATTATACAAATCATAAACACCTGAGTTCATGTAGAATTTGTATATCCAGTTTCCACCAGCTTTTTTGTACCCTAATTTGGTCAGCTCGACTACGCTCATACCAAATTTAATGCCATTACGACCCATTATCTTCTCAGGTATCTGTTCTACCTTAGCCGGAACAGATGTATATGCTTCATCACCGCCGTACAGAAAATAAGGGGTTGTTACCCTTGATATGTGAGTAAGCGGTTCTTCGGATATACGAGGTTCGTCTTTTTCTATTTCTCCTTTTGTAGATCCAGGTAATTCGACATTTCCTTCAACTTCGACATTTGTTCTGGATTGTCCTTTGCCTTCTCCATCTCCCTTTTTATCGCCATCTTCCTCAGTGCGTACTGCACCGCCTTCTGCACTTCCTTCTTTTCCATCATTTAAAATATTATCTGATTCTGACTCTATAGACTCCACAACAGCATCATACTCTGGAATGCCGCTAAGGAAATCTGCTACGTTATTCAAAAACTCTATTTTTTCCTCGTTTGTCATATCAAGGCTTTCCACGGGCTCCCATATGGCAGGCAAGTTGTTTGATTTTATTGCAGTAGAAACATCTTCTACAGTTTTATTATCCACCGTAGGAAAAACTTTAGAAACCAAACTATTGATATCAGATTCCATTTTTTCTACTTCCTCTTTTGTGCCATATTCTTTTAGGGTATCCATGCCATTGACTCTAAGAGAATAATTCAAAGCCTTACTTGGAACAAAATTAATATATTTCAAAAAGTTTTTCAACTCTGATATAATTTGTTCGTTGTTGCCATTTCTACTATTTAAATAATCTACAACTACTTGCTCTTTGCTTTTCTTTAGGTAATCAACGTATTCATCCATAGTCAAACCCTTACTGTAAGATATTCTATCACCTACAGTACCCTTAGGGTCTAACCCCATTTCAGACTTAAGATCTTTAGGATTACCTCTTTGTCTTAAAAACCTAATATCTCCACCTACAATCTTTCTTGCTATAAAATCATAGATATTAGCAAAAGGGGGTAAGTTGTTTTCCTTTATATAAGATTCTATATCCTCTAACCTTGCAGCAAAAGACTTCCTTGTAGTCCTGGTTGTTCCAATAGAAGAAACTGACGAGCCGCTCGTGGCTGTAGGCTGCTGTACTGGGGCAGTCTTGCCGGCAGCCGGCTGCTGTTCTTCCTCTGGCATTTCCTCTTCATAAACATCCACGTATTCTTTAGAAGTAACGGTCTTACCCTCATCAGAGAAAGGAAGATCATCCTCTATAAGTGATTTAGGTCTGGAAGATGATTTACCAAACTGAATCCTGATCTTAGGAGCGACAAACATCTCACCTTCGAAATCTATTCCAGATTCTACTTCAGACGTCACAATGTCTTTCACGCTCCTACTTCCATCTTCTACCCACTTAACAACATCAGGAACTGTAGATAATTTTTCTATAGCCTCACGAGCTTTTCTAAGCCCTGAAATAGGATTCAAATACGATACTTGATACGAAGCCGGATCAAGACCTAACTTGGTTAGATACGCATTAAGATCTTGTATATCATCTTGACCCATCTGTAGCAATTCAGAATCACCAGATTCAAGCAGCATATCTATAAAAGACATCCATTTCTGCCCTTCCTCTGATTCTACAGAACGTAGGCTAACTGGGAAAAGATAATTAAGACCGTTTTTACCTTTGATGACGACTACCGGAACTCTTACATTTTTGTAATTATTCCCCTTGTCATTTAATATAGAATAAGCAAATGGGAAGCCTGTGTATTTAGATCCGTTCTTAAGCACGACTTTGCCATTTAATACATATCCGACATCAGATACTTTTTCAGCACCTTTTTCGGTAATAGGGAGATTTTCTACCTGGCCATATCCTTGACCGTTCACCTTCATGTTAAACACCGGTCTTCCGGGAAGGGCCTGGGCAACAACATGCGTGCCGACGCCGATGGTAGCCGACCGGCCGGCGTCCCTTTTCCACTTATTGAAAGCCGTTCTTCTTATCTTACTTATACCATCTATGCCCCCTGTGTCAGCTTTTACAACAGAAACGAATCTGTTTCCACTCATGACCTTGATAACCATATTGGATACCAGTTTATTTTCAGCAGATTCTATTCTTTTTTTATCGCCGGACTGAACAGCATCATTGTATTCGGCAAAAAGAGACTGATTATAAGTATCATTTACATCTATTTCGAGATTAACCTTATCTCCTTTTTTCAAAGAAGATAATGCTTCCTGATCTATTTTATCTACCTCATTCTCTCCGAATCCGACACCTGTTCTGTACGGAACCAATTCATCTGAATCAAGACGCTTATAAACCAAAGAATAGGAATTACCCACGTCCTGAATAGACACGTCTGTGTAACGGTTAAGAACACGAGCCGATTCTTTGTCTATAGACCATCTCGCATGATAAGGCAATTCAATTATAGTAGCCGTTTCTCCACCTATATTAAGAGAATACCTTTTAGTGCCATTAGCGTTCGTTTCAGAGCTTATTTGAATAGGAACCAATGATTTTATTAAAGATATAAACTTATCGGCTCTAAGACCTGCAATTTCATACCTTTCATTGCCGTCATTGGATATTCTTCTAACCATCAACGTCTCTGGATTCTGGGCGCTATCTATATTGGCTCCTGACGTATTATCGGATTCATCTAACTCATTTACAAGAGAATCTATATTAGCATCATCTTCCCCAAAATTACTCAACGTAGATTCAGAGATACGACCTTTGTCAATAATCCTGTTTTGTTCAACATAAGGAAGGAGATCCGTGATGTTTCCAACCTGGCCAAGATCTTCTATGGTAAATACCGAATCAGCAAGCTTATCTTCGTCAACTTTCTCCCCTTTGTCCCGTCTGTTCATTATATCCACATACGAAGAAATAGCATCATCAAGTTCCTGCCTTTGATCTGGTTCTAAATTGGATTTAGCCATATCAATAATAGCTTTATTTTCCTCATATACTGATCTCGGACTTGTAAGTCTGTCAGCCTTTTCAGATAATGATTTTATGAGATTAATAGGGCTGTCACCTAAAGACGACACATAATCATCAAAATCTTGTTTGTATTTATCATACACATCTTTTTCTCTCGCAGTAAGAAGATCAGCATTTCCTGTATATAATTTATCAATTATAGACTGCCTTACTACCGGAACCATAATAGGATTATCCATAGCAGCCTCATAATCTTCATCTGATACAGACTCCGTAAGCGGTGACTCTTTTATATTATCTTCCGCTTCCTTCATCCTATCTTCTCTTACTTTATCAAGAGCATGCATAAATGCTTTAATAGTCCAAGCTTCGTCTTCCGAAATCTTACCTTCTGACACAGCTTGATCTACTACCTCATCAGTATCATATTCACCGACTTTATTAGGCTCTGCAAAATCAGGAACCTTGTCATCCCCCTTATAAGGAGTAGACCATAGAGAAGACAGCGCTTTTGAAAATCCCCTGTTTTCCTCAGCTAAGAATCTTTTATCAAGCATCTTAGACAAGAAGTTATTCATATTCCTATAGTCCATCAAACTCCTTCGGTATTCATTTACCAAGGATCTCATGGCTTTGTCTTTGGCTGTAAACTTCTTTTCCTGTCTTGATTTTACATTAAAATAATCATCAAAAGCCACAAGTGTATCATAGGCTTCTATTACATCTTGTGAACTTATGGGAGAAAGAGGAGATGATAAAACAGATTCGGTTTTACTTACCAACTCTTCTATCGAAAACTCTTTTCCTATTAACGTTGATAACTCAGACAACGAATTGTTATAATTGGTTCTAAGGCTTTCCAATTCTTTGGTTTTTCGTTGTATGGATTCAGCTTGCGGATCTTTCCCTTCTACATTACGAGGGCGGGTAGCAAGATCTTCTATTTCGGATTCAAGTTCTTCTATCCTTGACCGTATGCCACGGATAGCCATCGCCCGCTCCCTTGCCCTGTCCGACAGCCGGGAGAACGTACTTAGAGCATCCGCCACGCGAGGCTGACCCGAAAGCGTTTCTATGACAGAAGCTATGTCTTTCATTCTTGATTCCGATTGAAGACCAAGGAAAGCATTACGAGCCACGTATTTCCTAAACTCAATCTTAGAATCATCACCTATAAGATCTTCGGCAAAACTCTGGGCAGATCTGAAATCCGAAAGACGATTGTTATAATTATCAATAATAGAGTCCTTGTATTTCTTTGCCTCTTCCAAAGACATTCCATTAGCTTCGGCTATTTCCGAAATAGGCATCATATCAATCATCTGCCTGAAATTTTCAGCCGAATCCTCTAAGGTTCCCATTTGGTTGTCAATAGACATCTTTTCAAACATAGCATCATCAAGCTCCTTGCCGGTCATAGACTGAGCATCGGAACGAACTTGAGGCCCTAAACTCATTGATTTTTTCAACGTATTCAAAGCCGCCATGTTAAGATTAGAAGATGCTTTGTTGTATTCATTCACTTGCCTTTCCAGCAAGATCTGACTATTGCTATACTCTTTCAACCCAAAGAAGCCTTCCCTCATACCGAACAAAGAACCGATAATAGCACCGATTCCTATTTCAGTCCATCCTTCTTTAGACGTATATTGCTTTTTAAATCCTTCAGAAATAGCATCAAGAACATCAACGGCTCCGTTCATGGCGACATTATCATATCTTGACTTAACATATTCCTCAGCCGTATTCTGGACAGCACCTTGAGATCCTTCTTCCCATAAGCCTTCAGATACCGGTCTTTTCATGATATTGAAAACATTGCCTGCTATCTTCTGTCCTATATTGGGATTGGTTATTTTAATAGCCATCTCTCCCGGCTTCGCAACTTCCGTCCCTAATCCAAATAAATGCTTATTAAGTTTCTTTTCCAACCCTGGTATAGCCTTGCCTCCTAAACCTATATACTTGCCAAAAAGAAGCCAGTTAGATAATCCTACTATACCCATATTGGCAGCAAATATCGCACTACCTACATCAGCATTAGAATTACGAAAAACAGCCATTTCCTCTGCATTGGGATCACGACCATAAATCTTACGATAATAATCCTTGAAATCAGACTCGGATTGCTTCATAAAAGAATTTGCTTCAACCGATGATTCGAATCCGGCACTGGTAGCCAACAACGTCATGGTCTTAGCCGCCTCCCCTACATTCCTCCCGGTAGCAACTCCTTTTCTTACATAGTCGTTAAACACGCTTTTAAGGCTTCCTATGCCCCTATTGGCAGCTTGCCTTGCTGCCAACTTAGCTCCGATTCTTCCACCTAATTTAGCACCTATATTGCCCAATGATCCAACCCCAAGTCCTCCGGTCATGTACGCTGATATCATGGCTCCTACGGTAAAAGACATACCATTACCGAGGACGTCATTCCACAAGAAATTACCGGTATCCTTAAAAAGCTTCTGACCAAAATTATAATCTTCTACCTCTTTCTTGTAATAATGAGGAAGAAGCATGTCTATTTGCTGGTCAAGATCACCTACAAACTTATCCATGTTAGTGTTTAACGCAGCTTTATAACTTCCCTCAGATGCCATATTGATAAGTTTGTCAGGCAATGACACAACTCCTTGTGCACCGTACAATGCAGACTTTAAAGCGAATTTGCCTACACCATTCCAAAACTTACTCCATCCGCTCTGTCTCCTGGCATAATAATCCTCATTGTTTATACCCGGAATATAGTTGGGATATTTTGTACGCCATACCCCATCATTACCCATCTGATGACTTTCACGGATACTTACCTTCGGTCCATAGGGATTAAGAGGCGGCGGGGCAGGTGTAGCCCCCCTGTAGCTGTTACGAGCCAGTGCCTCTGAGTAGCTGTTGCTTATCTCCTTGGCTATATACGGTTCTTCGTATTCGGCAGCAGCTATCCTTGATGCGTAATCCGGAAATTTAGGTTGGGCATACACACCTTCACCAGGCATATAATTAGGAACCAGAGGCGTTGTCGTCTCTGGTAATGTAGCCGGAGTGTAATTCTCTTCTTCGGCTAATTTCCTTTGCCTTGCCACATCTTCGTAAGTGGTTTTAGCAGCAGGATTATATCTATCTATATTATTGTCAGCCATAAATTTTCTGCAAAAAATCGTTCAACTTACTAAACTTATCATTCATGTTGGGCGTGATATTTATTCCTCTCATATACGGATCTCTCATCTGATCAAGACGTTCTTGAACAGCTTCCTTCACGTATTTTACAAAGAAGTACTGAGGACACTTCTGGTGAATGTTATTCCAGTAATCCGCATACTCATCATTACCTGGATCCAAAGGAACAAAATCCGAGAACAACAATGCAGGATTTTTAGAATTTTTAGTCCTTTTGTCATAGAAATTGACCGCTACCTCTCTCGAACCCCTATCGTCCATTCCTTCCAACTGAACTGATATGTTATCAGACATGTCAATAAAATTATCAACAAGGGTTTTAACAACATTCATTTCTTCTGGCTTAAGGTAAGAACCATGAACCTTTACTATATCATAAAGATCATTCTTAACATCAGCCTTAGAAGCCAAACGGGGAAGGCCATTACGTATAAGATACTTATCATAAGAATAACCTTCCTTCTTTCCTGTATCTACAAAATCACAGGTTCCAAAACTTGATTTGTAACCATCCACCGGATAATTACGCTCCTCGACCGAAGGATCTATACCTGCCTTAAGAAGTTCATCATTCGTAATCTCAACCCTTTCTGTAACATAAGAGTTTTCACCAGACCCTACTTGAGCAGTCAAAAATCTTCTGACAGTGCCATTATCTATCTCGGCGTCCATATTGATGGTATTAATAGCAGTAGGATCCAGATTGTTTACCTTTCCTGCCATGTAACCAGACAATCTTCTAAACTGAGCCTTCTGCAAAGACTTTTCCGGTGAATCGGCATTCCAATTGTATCTTTTGTAAGAATCAAGGTAATGATACTGAGATAATTTATCAGAAATCTGATCAGGAGATACAGACATTTTTATCTCATCCTGCATCTGACCCGCTATCATATCAGATACCCTACTATTTTTCTCAGCATATCTTAGCTGGGTAATAGTCAATGGCTCCCCTTCCTGATAATCTTTTAGATCTATATCACCGTCCTTATCTATGGTCATATAATCAGATATATTAAAATCAGGATCGCCATTCAGTTTCTTCATTCCATTAATAAGAGCCAACGTACCAGTAGAAGAACCATTATCCTCGCTTGTAATAGCATCAGATATGTTTTTCCCTAACTTGCCGGCACTCGCCTTAGCTCCTAATGACGGAGATATAGCACTAAGAATATCTATGCCTCTTGAAGGGTCCATCATGTACTCTCTAAACCCTACGGCATCAGATACACCAGTTGTTATAGCTGTAGCGAGCAGGAAAGCTCCAGCCTTATCATCTGTATCGGTAAGATTTATAAAAGAATTTCCTTTCATAAACTTAGCATTACGAACTTTCCTGATAATATCCTTATTTTTTTCAGTAACTATATTATCTATTTGATAATCAGTTATGTCATTTATAGCTTTTGTGGCTCCATTTGCCTTAGAATCAGAAAGAAGTAAAGCATCATAAGCTTCAGATAATCTGTTATTGCCTTGTCCGAAATATCCGTTTTTCTGACCTCCATTATTTTTTAAATAAAAATATATCCGTTCTTCAGGAGTCATATTAGCATACAAACCAGGATCAGACTTTTCTTCTTCGTATGATGCTGCAATGATATTGCTTCTATCTGTAGGAGATAATGAATTATATAATTTCAATAAATTTGCTCTACGCTCCGTGGAAGAGGATGTGAGTTGTTCATAAGGGATATTAGCCAAATTAACAGATCCTATCTTACCCGTTCCAGAATTGATAGCCGTAGGCCCGTCCATAGGAGCCATCGGCACTCCTACACCGCCTGCTCCTCTTGTGCCTCCGGATGAGCTTTCAGTGCCCATCTTGGAACCGTAAGTACGCATGTATTCGGTTTCAATCTTAGCCTGAGCAAGTTGCTCTTTTGCCAACGATATTTCAACCATAGACTTAGCATTGTCAGTCAAAAACTTTTGCTGAGCCCTATCCTCTGCCAACCTTGCAAAATAAAGATCATCTTTCTTCCTTTCAAAACTTGTATTGTCGTATCTCCATGCATCTGTCATCTTATCGAAAAGATTATTGGTAACAACAAAATTAGCGGCCGCTACCGGATCCGACGAAGCTATTATCATATCTGCCTCCCTCTTGGCTTCTGCTTTCTGATTTTTAGCTTCCTGTATCTGACTATCAATACGATCAATAATATCCTTATTATCCCCTACTGATTTCTTTTTCGCTTCCAATGCTCCTATGTGTCTATCGTATCTTTCGACATAAGACCCAATATATTGACTAACCAAATCCGGATTACTGAACACCGGATTGGTGGCTGCCATATATGATGCTTCTATTCTCATCTGATTCCTCATGTTTTCAGATAAGTTAGCAGACACAAAATTCCTTATCTGGGAATCAGTAAGCTCATCTACGTTGACTTCTATGATTCCACCAGTAGGATTACCTTTAACATCATATTCTGTTGTCTGAATCTTCTTGCCTTCATTATTTTTCCTAAAGTCACTGACCAGCTTATTTATCTCCTTAGTATAATCGACATAAGGAGAATAATGAAGACCTCCTAACCTTGATCCTGCTTTACCATCTGACCTCCATTTGTAATAAGGATCCAAAGCATGCCATTCATTAATAGGGGAATAAAGTTCAGGATGATTCTGTTTTAGAGATTCTATTTCCTTCATAACCCTCTTGCCTTCTTTTGTGCCGGCAATAGCGTTAATGACCGTATCATCCAACACTGAACTGATCTCTCCTTGTATGGCTCTCGTAACACCATCAGAAGAAAGATCCACGCCTTTGAATTTTTGATTGATGTTAGCAATCACACCTGACATCTTATCTTCCATATAAGCGCGGGCTTCAGGCTTATCTATCTCTTGACCCATAAGATAATCTACCTGGGTATAGATCTTTTCACGAGCAGCATCAACCTTCTGCTGTTTGTACATCATAACGTCCCTAACAAGATCTATGTTGTAAGGACTAACATACGGGGCATATTGCCTTAAAATACTATACTGTGAAGCCACTATTTGGTCCTCCTTCTTCTTTTAGTTTCATCATCTTCTTCATTTAAACTTCTCAAGTAAGGTGTGGAATAATCACCCATATTCATCACATCCTGATCACCTTGAACGTAAATAATTTGACCACTTGGAAGCATTCTCATATTCGGAGCTATGGAAGCTATGGTGTTCAATGAAGTTCTAACATTAAACTTATTCTGTATCTCGCTGTTTATACTGTCATAATAACGAGCAAGATTTTCATCCCTTATAGCCATAGCCTTCAATAATCCGGATTCATAACGTTGCCTTTCCGCTATGTTCTTATCATCTGTTTGAACATAAGCCATTTCGTTAAATCTATCAGCTTCGTTTATTTGCCTTGCGTTATTGAAATTTACTTCGTTAATGTACTTGGCTATATTGCTTCCGGCTATGGCGTTCATATTAGCCAGAATAGCAGAGCGCTGGGAGTCGGGCACGTCACCTACTGCGTCCAACTGAGCCGATGTCGCGCGGTTGAGCTCGTTGATATACTGATCAGCAGATTGCAGAACCGGATCTATTCTCGGAGCCTGATGCCTTTCCAATCCCTCTATCTCCAAGCCTGTATCGAGCGTTCTCAGCATCTCCGGGAAGATAGGACCGAACGCCGCCGGTCTGTCCTGTCCTTTAGGTCCGTTGTCTTCAACCACCTCCTCTGTATCGGTGTCGGTTGCAGTCGTAGGCGTACTTGCTTTCGGTTTTACCTCTATCCCTCCAGGAGATCCAATCTTAGGCGGTGTAAGGCCTGGTGCTATGGGACCGGCCTCAATAGGCTTCATTTCTGGTTTAACAGACTCAAGAACGAAGTCTATTTCCGGCATTAACCCACTATCTCTTAAAGCAACAAACTTATTATAATCGGAGCCCAGAATCTTCTTAGCGGCATCAGATTTATCACCAAATAAGTCAACATAATTCTTTATCCCTTTTTCGTTTAACAATCTTTTTTGCTCTGCCGAAACAACGTCCAACCCATAATAAGAACGAGTAGCTGTTGTCTGACCAAACTTATCATCTACGGCAAATGAATTATAAGCCTGATTCCCTCCGTAGCTTCCGGCGTCCTGGCCCCAGAATCCGTATTCATCTCTGAATTTCTTGGCTGCATCAGCATTCGTAATAGCGCCTACATCAGCTAACGCCCACAATGCATTTAATTGCCTGTTGTATCCTTTCTGGAAACCTTCTGTATCAAAATCACCATCCGTATTGTACTTGTTAGCCCATCGGTTTATGTCGAGCAAATTAGATACCGCCTTATCATTTACCCTGCCGTATCCTAAATTGCTTCTATGTTGGAGATTCTGGTTGGCATTGACACTGGAATCAGGATTAAGGATCTGCTCACGACCACTAACATCAGATACAGTCATATTAAGAGTTCGTCCAAATAACTGATTGATAATCTTATTGTAGCCGATAGCATTCTTTCTAAGTTCCTCCAGCTCCTTCTGAGTAGGTCCACCTTCAGCCATTTTTCTGGTTTGCTTAACATACTCGTCATATATCCAGTTCTTAGCATCTGATTCTGCAATATTAAAAGCCTTAGCTTGTTTCTTTACCTGATTCAGATCAACAACCCCGCCATCCCTGAAAAAAGCATCCATCCTCTCGTTACGCTTAGATTCTTCCTGTTTGCCATAAACGATTTCAGCGAAAGAACGAAATTGTGCTTCAAGCTCGTCTATCTCTTTCTGGTTTTCATTGACGTACTTGGAAAGAATAGAAGCATTAAGATTAGATGTGTTTTTGTCTTTTACATCTTCATTTTTCTCTAATCTCTTATATACACGCTCCTGATCTTCGTACTTATCAGACAAACCTATCTTCTTCTTATATCGATCAAGGAGTGTAGCATACGTATCTTTTGACGTTGCCTTAATACCATAATTTTCTCTAACGTAAGAGGCAAACTCATCATCTATCTTACGATAATCGGAAACAATATAAGCCTCTGGCAAATCAACCGGAGTGCCACCATTTTCATGTCTGTTTCCTTTGGCTTCCATAGGCCCTACGGAGTCAGGAGTCAGCACGTACTCGCCTTTCTCTATCTCTACATTCGCAGCATCTTCCATAGACTTGGGAAGAGGATAAATATATTCGCCGGTCATATCAGACGTATCCATCTTCTGACCGTTACCTAAATTCACGCCACCACCTTCACGTTCCCACTTGATGAATTGCTGACGACGCTCCTTGGCAAGTTTTTCCCTCGCTGCCTGCTCGTCTCTGCTGGCTGCATACGCAGCAGATGAAGCTCCCATGATATTACGGGTAAGACCTAATCCTAAACTAACACCAGACAAGGCAGCTTGAGCCACATTAGCACCGACCTTATTACCGGCTCTTATCCGGCCAAGACTTGTACCGAACATTTGAGCTCTGCCGGTTAGATCGGGTGAATAATATGGGGTAGTCATAGGATCAAGAGGATTACCATCTTGGGAACGTTTTTCTTTAGAGGAATCAGCATCAACACCACCTACATTCATTGCATTATCAACGACTGATTTCTCTACGTTTTTAACCATACCCCTATTATCAGCGAGATATCCTGCATATCCTGCATCATTGTTTTCAAAAAACGGATCGGATGTAGGCATACTACTAAATGGATTTATCTCCCCCTCCTCTGTTTCTAAAGTCACATCAGAAGGCATATATATATTCTGAATATCAGATTCACCCCATTTATTAACAGACGTTCCATAATCAAGAATAGGCTGAGTAGAGGATACATTAATATCCTGTTTCTTATCCTGAACACTACCGCCAGGAGCGAATATCGGACGATTTTTTATGATTCGTAATTTCATACTATCTTTTTTCACAAAGATAAGAGAAACGAACGAGAAAATCCAACGTTATGGGATACGTTTAAAAATCAATCATGTACGGCAGACAAACCGCCCGAATCAGGGTCGTACTTAAGACCGCATGCCCGGCGATAGTTCTTAAGCGCTCTCTTGTACAAAAACAGCACTGTCTTGGAAACTATTTTCTTCATAGATTTGGTTAAAACCTCTTCTGTTGAAACAGACATCAGACAGCTATTCAAAAACGACCTGACATTGGAACCGAACAAGATCTTCACCATTTTTCTAAACGTTCTAAAAAGATATGATGCAGAAAGAGACTTTAACCCATTGCGAACCAGTCTCTTATTCAAATACGAAACAGCCTTTTCAGATAGACAGAGCCTATTCTTTCCTTCGCTATCTACCTCTGATGAAAACCACGAATATAAAGTGGTAGGATGTTTCTTAAGGTGATTGATGAAGGAAGTCATTATCCCTTCTTTTAAGGCCCTTTTGTGGGCTACGCATGCAGCAATCTTCTCTTCTCTTTTTAAAGAGCTGTCAAGGCATCTAAACACCGTCCTATCGTCTCCGATGAAATACTGAGGACGTTCTTCCTTGAACTTAGCCCGATAAGCGGCATATCCTTCCTTACGAAGCATATCTATCTGAGACCGGATATAGAACCTTACACACTTTTCTTCAGCCTCTTGCACGCTTTTAAGATAAGGAACTGACTTTCTTCCATATCGAAGATAGTCATAAACCATAGCCTCTATGAAGTCATTGTATGGGAAGAATCTTCCAAAACCAAAGTTCCAAACTATGAAACATCGCACTCTATCTTTCCAATAATCAGATATGAGAAAATTGCTACAATATCTCAACTTCCTGTCTTTCTGATAAAAATGATGAGTATGTTTGTCATAAAATAGATTAAAATATCTCAAATTGCCTAAACACTGACCGGCTGGACGGCGTACTACATTGTACCCTAAGTTGCTGAAGCTATTGTATATAACTTCTATCGGAGAGACCTGCTCTTTCTTAAAGAGCTTGTCGTGTAACTTGTGAGGATCTGTTATTTCTTTTAACTTTGTGTCCATATTGATGTTGTTTTAGTGCAAAGATATGGTTTTTCATCATACGCTCAAAGAAGAAAATGCACGGCCTTGTATCCGGTTTGAGAGAAATAGGATACAAGGTTTTTTGTTTTATGACGGTTTGGACAAGAGACGGGAAAACGACTCTAAACGTAACCTCCTGACCGTCAGTGGTGGGACAACAAATCTTGAATTAAAACTACGCCTATGAATAGTCTCCGTTTTCCTTAATATTAAGACCATTTTCAATGATCTTACCCATTATATCATTTATATTATTTTATATACTTTACCATTTATTCATATAATTGTTTACAGTGAATGAACTTAACGACCGAAGGGAGTTAAGTGAGTGAACAGATTAACAAATTACTTTTTCCGTCTATTGTATTGTTTGCCTAATTGTGTTAAAGGATTGAGTATCGTGACCGAAGGGAACGATGCGAAAGAACATATAACATTTAAAAAACGACTGAACCTATCGACTGAAAGGAGATAGGTGATGGAGTGACGTTAATAGTTATATTAGGTAGCCAGTGGAGAATTAGGCAGGCTGGTAGGCGAGACGGGCTCCCATGCCCGTCAGGACAGTGGAGGTACATAGGTCTGTTCTGTTAAACCAAGGCGATGATAGTTCCATCCTTCACGAAATCGCACAAAAAAGCCGGATTATCTTGATATCGTTCTTCAACCTTCGGTATCCGTATAACGAGTCTCAAATCCGGCTTCGCTTTATTAATATGAGAAATAAAACAATCTTGTTCTAATTATCAGTGACGCCTTTAATGCGAAGTTGTATATTGGGAAGCACGGCATTAATCAAAGCCATTTTCTTATCCTCTTCGCTTTCTTTTTGATGCTGTCTATACATCATGCTATAATCACTGTCATCACCATCCTTTTTCCCGTCTAACGTCAGTAAATGATTTATGATGTCTTTACCATACGTTTCAGTCCATGTACGGAATCTCTCTTCCTCGGACTGTCTCTCCTGGGACTGGGCTTCCGGGTTAGGGAGGGCGGCTGCCACTTCTACCTCTGGAAGTGTTACCGATGCTGCTATTTCTCCATCATCTCCGAATCCCATTTGACCATACAAAGATACGGAATTTTCTTCAATTTCCAAACCAAGATTTTTAGCAACTTCCATAGCATAGTCATAACGATCATCATTTCTTATAACACTCTTATGAGGACGTCCTGCTCCTTGGTTCCAAGCTACTACAGCATCCTTAAGGTTATCGGCGTTCATAAAATCCTGCCGGCTGTAGTTGTAATACCCTGGTCCTTCTTTTCCTTTTCTTGTGTACAAGAAATTAGAATATCCGGTTTTCCCTTCGTATTCGTCAGCCAAGAACTCAAGTTGGTCTTTGAATGTGGGTGTAGAATGTCCTTTCTTTTTGGCGTGCTTGAATAGCTTATCCATGCGTTCGTTGTGCCATTGCTGTATGCCGTATGACGTTCTGTTGTCTCCGTATATGTCATCTTTAAGGCCGGATTCAGCCATGAGGTTACCTATGATGGCGAGCGCCTGTATCTTGGACATGCCGCGCTTATTAGTAAAGTATTCATATGCTTCACGCTGCTTGCCAACTACGCCACCTTCCTTCTTGATGTTGGTATTGTATCTCTTTCCATTCCATGTAAATTCCTTAAGACCTCTTTTCCTGGCTTCTTTAAAGGCTTCACCTCTTGTAGTGGAAATAGAGTCTTGTAGCTCAAGATCATTTTTTATTCCAAGAATAGCATCAACAATAGTATTATCATTTTTATCAACATTATCCAAAACATAAGATTGACTTATCAAATTTGATACGCTCTTTCTGTTTTTATAAGTTCCTTCTTTATCTGATGGAGCTTCAAAAGCATATACAAGTGGATACGAATAATCCGTATCTGGATCTTCTGACATAAATTCGTTTACTGCATGAATAGCTTTTTTGTATTTAGTATCTTTTATACTATACTTCCCAGCATCTTGAACATGATCATAAAATCTGTCTATCATATAGTTGATATATCCACGCTTATCGCTCTTAAATCTCTCTTTATCTCTTTCAAACTCTTTTGGCGGATATCTTTTGTAATATTCTTGAAAAAGTCCCCTAAATTTTCCATCCTCAGATACAGCGTAGGGGTTTCCACCAGATTCTTCAATAATATTTCCAAGTACGGCTTCTATCTGGCGTTGATTAAAACCTTTATCATATAAAGCATCATAGATCATATTCATCCCTTCTACGTCCATAGTACGATGCTTACCCTTACCCACACGCTTCATATTTTCATATTTGGATTTGAATAAATCCCAATCTATTTCCGGCTTAGAAGAATCCCCTCCTTGTTTTTTGGATCTTATCTCCATCCTTTTATCCAAATCATTCTTTGAATCAATAATGGATCTAAACAGGATCTTGTTTGGATCATTCTCTTCGTATGGGATTTTATCTTCTACATAATCCCTTATTTCAAAAGGATACCCTATTGTATCAAGAGTCTTAGTAACAACCCCAACACCAAAAGGTTGATCGCTTCTATAAAAATCGTACTTATCTTTCACAACCATCCTACCTCTATCATCACGGTACATGGTAAAACTTGATAAGCCTGATAAATCATTTAAATCTCCGTAAGCATCCGGTATAAAATTATATTCGTTAAATACCTGATGTTCCCCGGTTCTGGCTTTTTTTAAGAGATCTATACCCTCTTCTACCATTCCAAGTTTCCTACTTGTTACATCCCTTAACTCCTCCAAATCAGATACGTCCTCGCCTGCAACTTTTCCATCAATTATCTTATTATCTAAGGAATCAAGCTCCTTTCCATATTTTTTAGCCATTTTCTCCCATCCACCATTTATCCTGTCAGATATAATGGATTTAATATTGTCTGGTATTCTAACAATCCCGTTTTCCTCTTTCAGGTTATTTGGTTGGTTTAAGAATCTAAACCAAAGATTCTGACTAAAATCATCTACATTGGCTTTCGGAACATCTTGACCAAAAAATTCCATTATTTTGGTTTTTAATCCTCTTTCATTAGCATACACGTCAGGTGTTATATTAGATGCCAGATATTCTCTAAGTTTTACAAACGGACCAATTTTATTCCATAATGTTTTTGGTTGTTTGTCTCTTACATAATTTTTAGTCTTCTTTGCCATTTTTTTCTTCCTCCTTCTTAAATTTGTGGTAAGCACCACAAACCTTATCAACTAACCATCCCATCAGACAGGCGGCATGCTCATCTCCTCCGACTTCAAAACCGTAATCCATATTAAGATACTTACAATAAATAGAAAGACCGTGCAGGCATTCGTGTCCTATGGTTCTAACATCCATATCAGATAGTGAATGAAATAAGAAACATATTTCTTTCCTGTGATTGGTTCGGTTTCCTACGAAAATAGTTCTGCCACCATAATCATCAGTCCACCCCTCCCAGCTCTGATCTTCTACTTCCAGGTTGGCGAACGTCTTAACTATATACTCTTCATCTGCTCCAAGCAATACCCTTACATTATAGGGGTATATATCATTTTTATATAATACTTGTTTCATAACAAACTGTTTTTCAACAAAGGTAAATAAAAAAGCCGAAGATATACTCACGTACTTCTTCGGCTATACCTTTAAAGCTAAAACTTGTTTACTATGGAAATTACAATTGAAGCAAAATCAATGATTATATTTTTATTTTCTTAATTTCTTCAATCATATTCTTATATCCGCAGAACTTGCTGTTAATAACATCGAAGATAGATTCTGACCAGCCAGCTATGTTCAAGATATTAGATCCTCTGTAAAACATCTCACTTCCATATCCTTGAATAGAAATAGAAACGATCTTGCAATTTGGATTTACTTTCTTGAACCCTTTCAAAAGTTCAGCGAATTTGCCATATCCATAATTGGAACTTCTCTCCCATACAATAGATTCACCGTCTCCTATCTGCATATCTGAAATAACGTACAAGTTATCTACTTTTATCTTATCTTTGACGCACTTTTCCAAGAATGCAAAAAGACCGTTTTCAGTAGCACCACCGCATTCTTCTCCGGCAGTAAAAGATTTTTTGTTATTCCATAAAACACCTTTACTTCTATCATATTCGTAATTGATAAGTTTGTCACCAAACATACCAATAAATACGTCAGGAAGCACAGAAGCAATCATACAGCCAAACAAGTTACCAATGACAGCCGTATTTGTTTTGCTAAAGGCAGACACTTCAGAAGACCCTCCCATATCTCCACGTACAGAGCCAGAGTGGTCAATCAGGATAGCCGACCGCCCCTCCAATACCGGCAAGTTCTTGCAGGAGATGGTTATGGCTTTCTCCAACGCATCTAAAATCTTATATTTATTACGCGCTGTTAATTTAGCTCGTTTTTTATCCGACTCAAATACAATATCATTTTCGGAACCATCAGTGCCTATATTTTCAACCTCTTTGAAAGCTGAAGCAAAACGGAAAGGAAGCATCTTCGAATTAAGTACCTTCTCTTCTATTGTAAGCTGCCTACAAACTTCATCTATTTGATCAGGCGCGTATTTGATTATGTTTACAAGGTTACGAACCATATTAAAAATAGGCATGCCTTTTACATTAGAAACCACGTCCCGAATAGCGTCACCTAAAGCTTCTTTCTTTTCCTTATTGTCTTTCTTATCCTGTCCGGCTTTAGACATCTCTTTTTCAAGAATCTTGCTTTCGTATAATCCAGACAAAGACCGACCTTCTATAAGGTACTGGAAAGCCGTTTTGTTAGCCTGATTGCCTTTAGGGTGAAATAAGTTTACGAGGTCAACCATAGTAATGACCCTACTGTCCATCTTATACTTATCAATCCGGTACGGATCAAGACCTTCCAAAGCCGTCTTAAATCCTTTCTTAATAGCACTGGATATACCTCTTAACTTCTTTGGATTTTTGTCGTTAAGAGCCGCATAGCAGCCAAGGATTTCGCTCATATCATCAGGACGCATAACGATCTTATTATAGAACCTTGAAGCCCATTCTTTACCCGATGCTTTGCTGGCAAGGACAGAAGCCATAAGATGCGTTACTGACCTAAGCTTTCCTTCTTTCCTGACATACAATGCTGTTTGTGCTGCGAAATATGGATCTACTTGATCCATAAGGTCCTTAATCCTGTTCACCTTGTCTTTTTCTTTCTCATAATAAGAATCAGACAACATGGTAGTCATTACCGTAGATACCAACTCTTCTTCTGCGTTAGGCTTATACGCGTTCTCGCCCATGTGATTCACGATCGTAGGTTTAACACCTTCATCCTTTTTGTTAAACTTTCCCATTTGTTGTTGTTTTCTTTAAAGTGTTATACAAAAAAAGCAGTGATATTACTACCACTGCTTGAAAAAATCTATCAAGATGTTTACTCAATGAGGGAAAAGCTGAAGTTAGTGTAAACAATGAAATAATGGATTTGAACCATCGACCTATACTTTAAAAGAGTATCGCTCTATCCATCTGAGCTAAATTCGAAGTAACTAACCTCATCACCACTCATTAGTTTTTATATATTTCAAACAGAGGAAAAGCGGAGCCGGATCTAAAATGAAAATATTGGATTCGAACCAATGAAAAACTTTTTTACCTAAAGCCGTGTTACCCACTACACTAATTTTCGAAGTAACCGAACTCCTCACCATCTGTATATGTTGTTAAAACAGGGATAATTTGGAAGGTGTTTGAAAGGAGGTTTTAATCTACCAACTGATCTAATCTTTCTTGCATGAAAAATACAGGACTCGAACCTGTGACACAAACCGAAGTATCACCTTCCATCACCACTGTCTTGCATTATAATCTCTCTTGATTACGATGCAAATATAGACACTAAAATATGATTTACAAGTTAAAATGATTTAAAATAGATTAATTTGAACAAATTAACACACAGACAACATAATAGACAGTATCGTATTGTATATTTGCGTATAACATAAAAAAAATAAATATATGGATAGATATATTGTTGATTTACTATTAAATGAAGACAACTCTCCGTTTAATAGTAAAAATTTTAAAATAATAGAATTTGAAGAAAATGACAATGAGAAAGTATATAACTTATTCAATAAAGTGTACGGAGAAAATGTAAGTATTATTTTCATTGATAGTGGATTTGGAATATTAACGTTTATAAATGACAACATGGTTAGACAAGTTGATTTGTATATCATGTTGCAATCTTTATCCGTTATATACAAAGAGGCCATAGATATAATATCCATATTGTTCGGTGAAAACGCATCACTCCTTACAGTATGCAACAAACCAGCCCCAGTCACGCATGATAAAAATTCCAGTGGTGATATTAATACCTATATAATAAAAGATAGTTCGAGTGGTTTATTTAAAATAGGAAAAAGCCGTAATCCTATTGAAAGACTTAAAACACTATCTATTGGGAATCCTAATTTATCTATAATAGGAGTATGCAATAAAAATGTAGAATTATTAATACATAAAGAATATGATTCAGTAAGAGTCGATGGAGAATGGTTCAGGATGGATAATAATGATATTTGTCATATAATAAAGAAATACGGATTTATATGTGTAGAATAAAAAAATCATCCTCTACTTATTGAAAAGTAGAGGATGATACGATATTATCTATTCTTAATCTTATCTTCAGAAATCAACCACTGGAATATAATCTTTCGGTTGCTAATTACTTTCTTTATCCTCATCAGCATCCAACTTCCTCTTAACCTATCCAGCCATGACCGTCTGAAATTAAGGGCATCAGGATTAACTGACTTATTTATATCGTTATTGTCCTTGATCCAAATAGGGGTCTCCGATCGATCATCGTCAACCCTGTTGAAAAAGTCATTTAACTTATGTCTTCTATATACCTCAGTATCCAGGACCTCAGTATGGTCACCTACGATCTTCGGATATGATATACGTTGTGCTAAATTATTCTTTTCTTCTGGAACAAGATGAATTTCACCTGAGTTGTTTGTGTCGTTGTAGATAGTTATCGTATCTAAACCTACTTTCCTGTCAAGAGTGTAATTCACATCATCGACGTATTTCCTTGCATCAAGCTCGTATTCTACAGAAGCCAACGTAGAGCCATTATATTTCTCTTTTATCGGCACTTCTAATATAAATGGATATGTTGCTCCGTAGAATGTCTGGAAGCTCTTATTCGTCAGCAAATGACTCCATAAGCCACCTTCTTCGTCTGATGCCGGGAAGTTTATACCTGTTTGGAAATATTGTTGCTGTTCTATATAATAGTCAGGACAGAATGAATAATACGATATCCATTCCTGCTTCAAGCACGAATATCCGATAGTGAACGACACGTCCTTGAAATACTGTTCGTCTTTTAAAGATATTTCCTTATCGTTTGACAGCACCTCTGTTTCATTGTACAAGAACCTTCCACCATCGTATTTATAATATGCCGGGTTCTTAACAGGTATATAATCTTTTTTCGTGATAAGTACTCTCTTATACCTGTTATCCCATCCAAGAGACAGACCAAGACCGATAAATTTATTGTCTGTATCTTCTTCTGTCATCTCTGTACCGGTTAAGATATTAGTTATTCCGTATCTAAGAATCTTAAACGGAAGATGACGCTTAAGCCAATGTCTGATACCTACACTAAGTTCCTTAAGATTACGTCCATTAGGATCGGTCATAAACACCTGTGCTCTTTTAGTATCTACCCAGAAGTGACCAAATTCTGAACTAATTATTTCAGTGCTCTGGGTTCCAGAATAACCGAGGTCGGTCGTGTTGTACTCCAGAGGCCGGGACGCGAACAGACCGCCGGTGCCCATCTCGGCCTGCCCTGGGGAGGTGCGCTCCTTGATTACATCTATGGCGTTATGGAGTGAAACCTGATCCTCGAACCTGACAAGAATCTGATTAGACTCGATACGCTTCATGTGAATAAGCTTCCCGTTGCTGGTTGGGAACTCATGATAGTCCATAGGTTTGTATGTCAGCCACGGATCTGTTTGACTGTTTTCAGATACGTCAGCCCTACTCCATATAACACCATTAGGTCGCTGGTAAGCACAATCATAAAAACGACGTTCGTATGTTGCCGGCAATACATTAGGTGTTAATGTCATTCTTGATGAATAGATAGGACTTATCTTGTAATCATTGTCCCTATGGATAGACACGTTCTTTTCTTGTGTCCACCAAGCAAAATCACCATGAGCCGGATAAAACCATTCATGAGGCCCTACTCCTTCTAATCGGAAATTGCAGTTTATTTCCGATTCTACAAGGAATTGAGGAATACCATAAGACCACAGATAGAATCTACCATCCACGTATTTCTTAGCCTCGTTCTCACCATTTAAATTATACAAACTTTTTCTGTTTGGATAAAAAGAATACGTTCCTTTGCTTGATGATGTCCAGCTATTAAAACGTTCGTTGTCAGTATGCTCAAGCATATCTTCTCCAGTATCGTAATTAACGAAATACTTGGGAAATCCGACATTTCGGTAATCATTGTAAGCAAATGGTATCATATCCCCTATACCAAAAGCAGTATTATAAAAAAATGGGAATTTTCGCTTCATGGAAAACCTCGATATGTAGGTGTCACCGCCAAACAAAGGTTGCTTCCCTCCTTGGAAGAATCCACACCCTCCTACTGATATCCATTTTATATCTTCTATAGCTCCATACTGATCGGGCCTGTATCGCATAAGCTTCATATACGGAGAACAGATATAAGACAACATCTTCGTCCTTTCAAAAGACTCTTTAGATCCGGCATCAGAAGCCATGATAACAGGGTCATGGATACGACTTGTATCATATACCTGGGCCTGCATAGGATACGATACAAGATACTTTGAATTTAAGATGCTTGTATCAGGATCCTTTTCTCCCGGATCTCCAAAAGATAAGAACATGGAAGATTCCCTATCTATGTTATTTATAAACAAAAAATCTTTTGAAGCGTTTTGGTTATCATCATCCACATCTTCTCCAGTAACCCAAGATGATGTTGTAGACGGGTCGGATATGGGGTACATACCTGATTTAAGACTCTTGGTGTTAGCCAATCCCCTTAATCTGTTTTGTTCGTATGGAGCCGTATCATCGAAGCCCATCATGCTATTGTAGTAACCTACAGACGTGTAGTAAAAAGCATGGTTTCTTCTTGGGCCATTGTTTATGAATGTCGTGAGCCAATCATATCTGTACTTACCATACAATACCGGTCTTTTAGCAAGCGTATCAGATATGGTGGCAATCATTGAAGCGAATATCATTGCCATATTGATATTACCTATCACACCTACATACGCAGACGTAGAACGGTTCATAAGCTCTTCCGCTATCTGAGAAGCTATGGTGGCCGTAGATTCGATGTTAGCCAACGTAGCCGCCATCTTATATGATTGTTTCCCTAATATCGTCCATTTGGGATGATCTTCAACCTCATCAAAGTTTCCTACAGACATTCCCCTTATAAAACCTTCTATAGCCACCTCCGTAGGGGTTTCAGGCTTATTGAAATAAATATCAGGAGAACTAAATGCATACCACACGTTTCCTTTTCTGAAAAATGGGTGGGTTATAAACGATACCCTTTTTTCAGTTGCGTAATTAAAAGAGTCATCCGATAAATCATTATACGGATAATTAGGATACAGATTAAGATTCGAGTTTTGACCTGAATACCTGTACATGTCGTAAGCTATTCCGGTAGCTATAACAGAACGATTAAGGCGTCTGTCACCTCTATATATCTCATAGCCTGTAACCATATCTCGCTGCTCTTTGGTTATCAATCCGGAATCTACAGCAAAATCAAGGAAGACGTTAATCATATCCTCGTCTACTAATATTCCTATAGGATAAATATCAGAAGGAACATCATAAGACCTAACATCCCGATTCATGAAAAGCATATGATCGTTGTCCGGGAACTTATAATGCCGGATAGGTTGTTGACAAAAGACGGTACTGGTATCTACCGTACCATATTTATGACCTTTAAAAGACATCATTCCCTTATCATCCGTAGAAGGGGAACCGTAGTATTCAGTAAGCTTGGATACGATATTGTCGTAAGCTTTCTTGGAATTGCCTTCATAGCCATGATCACTTATCTTAACCTTACTACTGTCATACAGTTCAAAATTAGCAGGATACTTCTCAGACGATTCCCAGTAAGCGAAATCACCGTACTTGTATTTCCTTGGAGCGCAGTTTATGGGACGATCCCCGCATATCGTACACTGGCTGGCGTATTCTACTGTGGCCCTTAACGATATTTCTTTTGCCCGTACATTTATCCGGTCTATTTCCTTTTCTCTGATACCAAAAATATAGGGGTATATAGTTTTACCAAGGACGTAAGATGTGCCTACCAAACCTCTTGACGGATTCTTACTGTTCTCCTCTTCTCCATCGTCTTTAACCTTACAGAAATCAATTTGTCGGACAGTAAAAATCCAAGGGCATGATACGATAGGGCAGTCTATGGCTACATACAATCCATCAGGGTACTTATCGAAGAAAGATTCGCCTATGTGCCCAAAGTAAGGACGGGATGCTCCAACAATAACATAATTATCGCCTTCATCCATAATCTTCTCCCAATCAAAGTTGAGATCATCCTTATCTATCTTCCTATTGCTTCCTTTGTATCTTGGATCTAATGATTTCCAAAAAGAAAGACGGACATATTGTGTGGACACAGCATCCATAAGACCATCTATTTTACCCAAAGATTCCAGATAAAGAACTTTGTCCTTGGCCGGGAAATCAGGATCATCCCATTCTTTAGGTCTTGTAATATGAAGGAAACGGGCGTTACGAAGCACGCATTTCGTAAACCTCCATACCAACAACTCTGATGTAAACATCGTAGAACCTTTAACATCTTCAGGAATAAGAGCACCTACGTTATTGTCAGCTAAATTAGCATAAGAATCCCAGGTCCATCCATCTCCGTAATCTCCTTCTGGAACGTAACCGGTATCAAGGAAATTATATGAATAATCATCTATCTTCTTCTCTATCTCAGGCCAGGTGTCCCTTATCAGGGCTCCAGGCGCTATCCTTGACCTGTAGGCGTCGTTGTGTATAGTGCTCGAAGAACGTCCGGCACGCCAATCTGGAAGACATCTTCCATTAAAACAAACCTTCCCCTCTTCATCTTCTTTATCGTTATTCCACACATCATTCATAAGAAGGTATGCTCCAAGAAGTGTAGAAGATGACTGGAATGAGTTATAATCGCTTCTGGCAACAGTAGGATTAAGACAAGGCTCTTCTATAAAACATCCGCAAGTACACGGCATAGAATCCAGAACATAAATAGCTTCGGCTATAGACTGTAATATAACAGACGGTTGTAACAGAGAATCGTACACAGCACACGCCTTAGTCCCATCATCTCCCGACCAGAATCCAGCCCAATGACCACCATCTTCGTCATCGGCAAAGAAATACTTGTCCATGAACTCTATCATCTGTTCCTGTAGTTCCCAGTTAAATAACACAGAATACTTGTCTTGCTTTTCACCGCCGGTAGTATATAGGTAGTCGGTGGATACGTGCTCCATATCCTCAAGCTCCTTATACGTATATTCTTCACGGAAACCCACAATACGATCTACCGGAGCTGTAATAAGCGAATACTGGCGATGCGCATCAGTACACTCGGCTCCAAACTCAGGAGCCTCGATACCATCTATAGCTTCTTTTTGTTCCTCCGTATTATGATCGTCAGGTTCTCCGTAGCTGTTGAATATATCGCATATTTCGTTGGCAGCAGCATTATTAGGTTCTTCTGTAGCGGTATTACATGCGATGTCTTTTATATTAGATGAAAAATAATTAATCACCTCATCTATTATAATCTGACTTCTGAATGTAAAACTAACGTTCGTATAAGTTTTAAAATCATTTTGCAATGTTATAGTTTGACCGATAGTAGCCGGATTTTTACATTCTTCTTGTCCGGTTTCTTCATCATCAAAATCCTTCGGATCTCCTGCCGTATTATAATACTGCCACTTGAATTTACGCTCTTGCCCTGAACAAGGTGGAGCATATTGGTTTATGGACTTATATACCCTATCGGTATCCTTATTTTCTATTTCTGCCGCAGCATCTTTATAAGGGGGAGGTATTAACACAAATGCCGGAGTTTTATAACCGTTGGAGCACTTAAAAGAAATAGCAAACGGATACACTTCATTTCTCATATACCCCACATACAATGAACAGGCATTACCATCCTTATACAGATCTTCGTGGGCTACCGATGCCTGCCATTGAAGGAAGTGTCCCATGAGGGAAACTACAGGCTGTAAATTCCATTCTTTTTCCGCCGTAAGACCATATTGAAGAAGACGATTCCCGACAGCCACAATCCCCCTTGATGTGTTATACACAGGTTTTTTCAAGGATATGTGTTCGAATGTAGTACGTTTGTTATTAAGATCCGAATAATACAATATAGTCTTTTCTGATACAGGATGGATACCTTCTACAAAGTAATCAACAACCGGTTGAGTTTCTCCGTTGTATCCTACTGTATTTTGAATGATAACAACCTTAAAATATTCAACTTGACGATCTATGTTAGATACGACGAATCTAATACCTAAATTAGTACGTTCTCCCCATTTGCCATCTTTTTGAGTAATATACTGTTCATCGAATATAGGTACAGGATTAGTAGGATTAGAATAACTTCCAAGCTCATTTCCAAACTCGTCACAAGGAGCCACAGTGGCCTGATAGACGCCTGAGCGCAGGCTGCCCCCGTACTCTATCTGAGCCGGCTCTATGCACATGGGTTTGAGTAGCGGAAACACCCTAAGTTTCTCACATGCCAGAAAACAACCATTCTCCTGCATGAACTTTTTCCTATCGTATTCTTTATCGCATATCTTATACCCATGATAATGATACCATATATCACCTTCATCATCAGGAGTCAGAGCCTTGTCTACAATAACATACCTGGGAGGATTATAATCGTCAGTCCAGTAAATACATTTTCCACATTTCTCTGTCTTTATTTCTATGGTTTTTATAGGATGGTAGATAGAGAACTTAAGGCAAGGATCTTGCTCGTTGTCTTCCAGCAAGGTCTTCATGTCAGAACACAACGACTCCGATCCTTCTACCATAGATTCTATATCGGAATCGGATAAGATACTTGTATCGGATTCAGGCTTGAAATAAGTTATTTTAGATACGCCTGTTTCAGGATTTGTTATAAAAAAATAGATATTGCCTGAAGTAAGATCATTCTTGTAACCAATAACTTTAAACCCATCGAAATCAATGCATTTAAGATTACTATGCTCGTTAGATCTCATCCCAACATTACCATCCTCGGATTCGATGTTGGCATTCAAGGCAAACGTATAATGCTGATCCGTAAGACTCGACGGATGCAGATCGCGATTCATACCTGTTTGAGGAACCGCTATGTTTCTGTTATCTTCTAATGCCATGTTAATAACTGTTTGTCACAAAGATAACAAAAGAGATTTAATCATGGATTTCTAAAGTAGGTGAAGAAAAGAAATACATTTTCAGTCTCCTACTTTATCGACCACACCTACATAAAAATCGGGGATAGGATTATCATTGAAATTTCTTATTTGAATATCAATATAATTATAGAAATAATTATCAACTGGATCCATTATCGTCACGTTACTTTCTAAAACCCCGTCTTTGTATGAATACAGTTCCTCATGTTCGGAATCAATGTAAAAAATATATCTTGGTAAATCCTGGGTATTAACTGTTAGATGATTATTAAACAAACTGCATTTAGAATGATCAGCAGACAGAAGTAACAATAGAAACGTATATGCAGACTTATCTCTTATTATAATATCACGATTAGATGATACATTAGACAAAACTTTGGATAAATCAAATTCTCCAAAACTTATCTTGAATTTCTTTCTTCTTATTGGAGTTATATATACTGGACTATTAACTACAATATTATTCCATTGAAATTGACTCCCTTCCATTACAGGAGAGAAACAATTACCCATAGCCATATTAACATTTTCAAATCTTCGTCTCATAACATCTACTTACGATTTATATCTTCTACCCCTAATTAACACAGTACCATCACCGCCGGCTCCGGCATAAACCATAGAGTATCTGACGCCGCCTCCTCCGCCGCCATAACCTCCTCCTCCTTTACCAGATCCGTTTGTTGATCCTCCTGTTCCAGATCCTTCACTATAATCGGATATTCCCCCTTGGAATACTACTCCGGTATTGGTTTCTCCGCTTCCACCACCGGCATTTCTTTTACCGCCGGATTCTCCAAAATCTCTGGTAGTATGACCTTGACCTTTGATTACTCCATACTCTTCTCCATTAGTGTCTCCACCATCCGAAGCACCATCTTGCGTATATGACGAACTGCCGGCACTACCACCATCTCCTCCCCTCCACTTATTAGCTCCCTTTCCTCCATTTGCTCTATAAGACGAGCTCATAAATTGAGAATAACCACCATCTTTACCAGGAGAATTTTGTTCGGCTTGATAAACTTGTGCTCCTCCTTTTCCTACTGTTATAGAAATAGATTGACCAGGTTTTACAGCAATAGATTCTCCGTCTTTCCAGCCTTTGTTATCAGATTTAAAGGTCTTGGTATAACCACCTCCACCGCCGGCAGAGCTACCGCCGCCGCCGCCTCCAACTAAAAAAACGTCTACGAGAAAACAGCCATCAGGAACTATCCATGTGTAATTGCCAGCCGGATAAAACCTTATAAGAAAGTCTTCAAGCTCCCTGTCTTTATATTCGAATCTCCTCCTCATAATTTACGCAAATATATAAAAAGAATCATTGTGATATATACTACTCTCTGTTGCAGAAGTAATACAATCAACATCTTCATCTGCATTATTAATAAGATCTCTCATTCCATCGTATCTATTAGAAAACATAAAAACGTACCTCTGGTCATTTATCTGAAACTTGTATATAATACCCTGTTGTTCACTTGCAGGATACGGGTCAAATCTAATCCATATTGCCATTGGTTCGTAACCGGTAGAGGTGCTTGAAAACGAAAAAGAAACTGAACTATGAGTATGAATATTAAAGGCCGTTCCTTCTCTAAGTTGATTCAATACGCTATTTATCTTATCCTGGCTAATTGTATCGGATTTGATTTTATTCATTAAATTAAATAACCTGATCCTATCTCCAGGCTCGATTTCTGTTTCTACACAATGATAAATAGCTCCATTACCAGATCTCTGTTCTTCAAAATATCTTCTCCTACTCATAATGATACTCCTTCCTATAATAACCGAGGAAACTAAACCCTTCCGACTCCTTCCTCAAAACATCATGCCGATTCCAATACTTTTCTAAGTCGAAGGCTTCTCTTTCAAATACGATATTATGATATGCCTTATCATGATCGCGATATATGCACAACCTAATCAGGTACTCAATTAAATACCATGAATAGTATAAAAATATCGGAATAAGAGACAACCACAGCATCCACCATCCTACATTACCGAATAAGAGACACAATCCTATTGTAAGCAAAGACCCGAACATACCAAAACAAAACATTGTATGATACTGATTACAATGCGACTCTTCATGATATTCGGCCTTCAGTGATATAGCATCACGTTCGGTAAATACGGCTCCAAATAACATAATTGTTTTATAGCCGTCAATGAACGTAAATAACTTGGCTATTTTTGATTTATAATATATTTTCATTGTCAAAAATCATTTTATACCAATTGCACAAAATCAAAAACTCAATAGGAGAATTAACTCCATCCCATTCCCATTCCTTAAGGTAGGACTCTAAGCTGCTTCTATCAACGTCTTCACACCCATGAAGAAAAACCAGATAAGGCATGAATAGCTCTCCCCCTTCCAAAGACTTGTTAAACTTATTAACCAACCTCTTTCTAAACTTAGGACCGTACCATGATTTTTCATTTGTAGATCCAAGACAATAATAAGAATTGTTTTTAACTTTAATACCAAACCATTTACATATGTATGGATGATATACCCTATCTGCTAAGAATATAAATGGCTTATACCATAGGCAATGCCAGAATGTACTGCACTCGCCTCCAAACTTCTTAAACGCCCATCTGAACCCTCCAGAGAAGTACCAATTGTTAGCCCCTCTCTTAACCTTAACTTTGTATTTAAGATTCTTGTTACGGTTGCTAACCCTATCCCACGGCTTGACCTTATCGGTATCCATATCAGGAAGGAATGTCCAATGATGAAGTAAGGCACTGTAATAAGGATTGTATATCTTGTGTCTGTTTCTAATAACGTACTCAAAAATATCGTATCCTACTTGCCCGGCTTCTTCAAATCCTTTTTCTGATAAGAAAGCTAATATAGGAGCCAGATTCCAGATCTGATCTTGTGAAGTGAATGGGGAGAAGCATGGATCTTCGTCTTTTAACTCTATACCATTAGTGTACCCGGAACTTATCTTGGTAAGACCGAATTTGCTTGCATCTTCGCTATGGATATCGTCTCTTAAGAAAAATCCTTTTTCGAATTTGAAATAAATACCTTTATTGTTATTAAAAAATAGATCATAAGTAGTATCGGCAAGACGGGTAAGTACCAGTATGGCATTACGCACATCATCTTCTGTCTTGTTGCCAAGAATCATTTCCGTGTATAGAAACTGGAGATACTGAGCCAGGTTAATGGTTCCGTCGCCGACCCAGCCTACCCCGTTATTCACCGACGACAGTGGGATGCACGAGGCCTGCTCTGTGTAGCTGGAATCATAAACGAAATCCCTATAGAAGACTTCTTTTATCTTATCGTATTTACTCCACAGATCTTCCATGCCATTACCCTATTACGATCACACAATCTCGTTTTTCTTTATTGTAGACCATCGTCCCCATCTTAGTGTACAAACCTTTTATATTTTGGTAATTGGTTTCACCATGAGCCGAAACGTTGGTAGTGATGCTGTCGGAGTAAACTTCTTCACCACCTTCGTTAATGAAGTTAAATCCTTGTTTAACCATCTCTCCTCCAAGGTAGGCTGTAAAAGACACAACAACATTTCCTCGTCCTCTATTCCCATACCAATTACCATAGATATCGGCATTGATATTAGGTTCCGACTCGTCCATGCCCGGCGCTGATAGCAAGGTCTTCATCTTAATAAGTGCCCCTTCGAGTCCTGACTGCATGTTATCACCACCATAAATAAGGTAATCACCTACCTGTTGTTGGGTAGTAGCCCACTGCTTACTCCATCCAACGTATTTATTATCTACATCCGAGATGCCTGTATTGGCGAACCCAGTTGCAGTATCAAAATCAGAACCGTCTTCTGATTCCCATCCGTATCTAAGAACAAGATAATCGAACTCAGGAATTACAACGACCTGCTCTCCGGCAGCTTGTGTGATTGTAACGTTCTTACTCTCTCCACCAGCCGTTACCTTGGCTACGCCTCTACGATCTTCAGCTACCGGATTAGGGCCGGCTGTGAAGATGATGTTTGCCGGTCCTATGCCTCTCATTTTGTCGGCGGTTACTATTTCGCTTGCTTTAACCTCTAACATATTATTTCATTTTAAATATTTCAAATACGTATATCCAGCTCAACAAAAATACTACCGGGCAGTACATTGTCTCTACCAAACTCGCCTCTCCTTTAAATTGCCTGATTGACCAAACAATCATGGATGCGATAACGCCAGACAAATATATAAATAGAACTACTTCCGTCATACCAATTTAAGTATATTGTCAATTACAGGATACGCCTTAGTATATATCTCAAACTCAGCACGGCGCCGTCTAAGAGGTTCGTACATTCCTTTCAATGTCATACCCATCATCTTAAGTTCGGTCTTAGCATTTTTCAGCTTAACCAAATCTTGCTGTGCATACAACTTGAACAAATCGGCAGCCCCTTGTGCTTCTCCATTATACATCAGTTCCTCAAAGAATCTCATCTTTACAAAATTATCTACATAATCCAATACCAGACCTTGAGGCGTGTCTGGTATAATTATATTAGATTCTCCGTCGAAAGGAAGAGACCGGTACTGCATGTAAATAGGACCATCGAAATTAGCATACAGGAATCCGTTTACGATATTTATCTCATACGGACTATCCTTTATTACCTTATTCCGGCATTTACTTAAACAAGAATCACGAAGCATAGGCTTGGCAAGACCTAACATTACCGGCCGGTCATAATAGCAACGAACTTCATGATCGCGATCGTGGGTGTTAATATAAAATTTTTCAACTATCACTTTCTCGCATTCGTCTTTACAACATTCATCGCAAGAACACCACCTATAACTTCTTTCGGTGCGTTCTTTCCAGGCTATTGTATTTTGAAGTTCTGGTATCACCTTGTCACCTTCTGGCACCTCATATCCTTTAAAATCACATTTAAAAGCCAGAATAAGATCAAAGTAATCACCAGGCATACGGGCCTGCCCTCGCTTGACATCCACTACCGCTTCTTTGCGCATAGTAATATCGCCTCCAAACTTCTTCAGGGCAATTTCTACCCATTTGTAGATGGATACCTCATCTATCAGATCACGCTTGTCAAATGATCTTAAAGACGATTTTAACTCTATGATATAATTTTCGACTGTCATCTCTTAAAAAAAATGGAGGACAGGAAACGAACCTGACCTCCACAAAGATATGAATAATATGTATAACGCCCTATTTTGTGTTTTCAAAAGTTAGGATCTTCAAACTTGCCGTACTTCAAGAAAAGGCTCCTACACTTTTCCTTTATCCCCTTAAGTGTGACTTCATATCCGGCACCAGTCATGTAGATGGTTTGCTGATTAACTCTTTCCCCAGAATACTTATCTACAAAATATGATCTATACACACCAAACTTATTTTTGACAATATCACTGTATAACTCCCATCTACCCTGCCCATTTCTGAACATAAACTTGACTTCCTCAAGAAACAAACGAAGATTCTTTTCTGCGATGATGATTCCATTCTGCTCAAGCTTCTTCGCCACATCTCTGATTAGCCACATGTTTTCATGATCCACCTTTTTAAATGACTCAGAAAACTCTATATCCCCTTTCTTTTCTTCTAACGTATTTACAGCTATTTCTTTTTCCATTCTTTCTTGCTCCGCCCTTTTATGTTCAGCCAAAGCAATGGATTCCGCTTGCTGAGCTCTACGATACTGCTTAGCCCATTCTTCGGCTGCTTCTGCCGGATCAGTAAAATTTGGAATAGAAACCAAGTTTGATGTTAAAAATTCTTTTATCTTCGAGTTACACCATAATCTAAAATCAGTATCCAACCATCTTGCAAAATCTATGGCGAGATCTTCAAACATCCATGTACCTCCTCCATTTTCAGGACTTCCAAACATGGTTGTAACTATCTGATTCTCAGAAAGGTGGGAAAATCCCACCATTGACTTAATTAATTGATTTACAGACGGCAACCTTAGATACTCGGCAGGTTTCTTATTGAATGCTTTTGCCATCTGCGTGGCATTTAACAATATACCATAAGAAGTTTTTATAAAAGAAACATTATGGCCATTATAGCTAAAAATTTTAGATAATTTTACAGATAAATCCATTTCGTTGGATTCTGACGTCAAAATAATGTTACTACCCTTCGCATTGTTTTGAAAATTGTTTACCTTTGCCTCCATAGAGCTTTATTTGTATAAAGATATTTTGTTAGCATTATATCCGTCCGCTTGAGAAAGTAGACGGATATGCAAAAGTAGCGATTATCCTGTATCCACAAAGGGTGATCGCTACTTTTTTTTCTACGACTTTCTATGTCCTAATTCTTTATCTTCGAAAACTCTCTTAATCTGGAAATCTTTAAACACCCTTCTTTTGGCAAGTATTTCATTGTACATAAATCGGTATCTTCGTCCTTTATTCATTTTAACCCTTAACTTCTTTTTCAAGCTATCTTGTATTACAAAATGGTAATATCTTTTAGAGTCTGCGAAATCCATAGCCAGATGGTTGTAGAGGTAGCCGTTGGTGCCGAGCCTGCTCACGATGTCCAGGTCCCGCCTGACGGTAAAGCGCTGGCCCGGTATAAGCACATGGCATAAGTAGCCCACGTTATCTACGTAAACACCAGCATCAGCTTCCACATAATGCTCTGATACGGTTTTCCATATAATAGACAACAGTCTTAAAACCTCTCCTCTATCTCTTATCATGCCTTTCTTAAAACCATTCTTTCTTTTCATAAGACGATGGTAGTAGGCTACAAAATACGGTGATTGTATTGATGTTCTTTTCATGTTACTAAGTTATATAAAAATGGGTCTTGGTTTCACAACTAAGACCCAAATAAAGATAAATAATATTTTATTATTGAACAATTTGACTTTTCTGATTGGAATCAAGATTCGGATTTTCATCGACAGGAATCTGTAGCCTGAATGCTACTTCCTTTATCGTCTCTGCCACTACATACTCAATCAGCTTAATAGGGCAAATAAATTCGTATTCCCATTCAGATTCGCACCCTTTAGGTGTAGGATCGCAGGCCATTAACTCCAGCGCCTTCTTTCTTCTTGTTGTAAAGAACTCTACGTTAATAAGCTCTATATGAAAATCCGGTATATAAATATAGTCGTTTTCTACATAATAAAAAGGACGACGTTCTTTAACGTATTTAGCATACGGTCTTTTTTGTTCATTGCGATACGACTTTATTTCAGCGAACTTAAAAAATATAGTGTTATCTACGTTAGTCACCTTAGTAATAGCCGGTCTGAGGGCAGAATAAAGAAGTCCTGGAAGCCTATGCTTTGAACGCATAAGTGTATTACACAACGCAAATTCGGCATCGCAGCAAACTATTTTATCAACTTCAATCATCTCCAGGCAAGTAACGTAAGTTAGGAGCCGGTGGTCGCCAAGTAACGTCCCATCATCCCACCTCTGGGCCGTATAAGATTCGGCTTTAGTTCTACCGATATTCAATATCCATCTCCGACTAACATGCGAATCTTTGTCAAGGGCATGAATACCGTTTACGACTCTTGATACAAATTCACCATTAGTGATCATGCTCCCCTCCTTTCTTTTGCTCTTGATTCTCTTGATTTAGCATTCAATATCCTCATATAAATATCTCTTTCACTCATACCGGATATGGTTTTTATAGCCTCATCCAACATGACTTTCGTATATAAAGGCTTAGGGAATCCCTTTATCTTAACCAGATCAGGAACTAACTTAGCCTTACGATATTCATAAAATCTTTTAGAAGTTACATTAAGATAAGAAACAGCCTCTTCTCCGGTATAGTACTTAGCCGGATTAGCAAGCTGCGTCCATGTCTCAAGATCGTTGGCTGTAAGATGATCGCATTCCCCGCTTAAAAACATCTCCTTTATCTTATCGCATACCGCCGCACCGCTTTTACGCAGCGTCTCTGTCAGAATTTCTTTCATTTTCAAAACATCCTGTTTTAAACCTTAAAACAATAGAGGCAATGATTATCAGAAGAGTAACAGCCATAACAGACCACACTACGATATTGTGCTCAATAGGCATCTCAATATTAACCGTAACCCATTCTACACAGATATTAAAAATCATGCTATAGATCAATAACCTATGCCATATACAAAACCTGAACATTCTTGAAAAAGCCAAGAGAAATAGGTCCCATGATATAGAATGACCTAATATCGGATACAGCCAATTAGTGATACTAAAAGGATAAAACTCATCAAAAATGCTGGCTAACATAATAACCTGCATCAACACAGGATAATACTTCACAAACGTCACACAGACATTCCCCTGTCCTTTGCTAATAAACTTGTTGCTCATAATATGTTGTTGTTATGTTATTAAAATGGGGAAGGCGATCAGCACCTTCCCCTGGTTTTCAATCACTTTTTAGTGCTCGTCTTCTTTCTTTTCATCTTGCCTCCAACACTACCGCCTTGGCGCATTTTAGGTTTGTCTTTCTTATCGACTTCACCACCCTGACGAGCTTTCTTTTTACAAGCCATGATACTAAAAATTTAAAATTGAATGATGTGCAATATTAATCATTTTTATTCTAATAGACAATACTTAAAACACAATATTATAATCTAAAATATTCAAGGGGAGAGAACTAAATTCCCTCCCCTTGCTAATTATGCTGGATTAAGATCCATTTGAGAATAAGCGTATTTCAAAGTACCATTTTCATCACCACACTCAGCTCCATCTACGATAAAGTTGTAAGAAGCAGGAGATTCATTATATACATTGAAAACACCACCTTTCTTGGAGATATTTTGTTTTTCATACTGCCTAACAGTAGCGGTCTTATACACTTTGCCTTCGTAAGACACGTTTATAGTTCGTATATACCATGTAGTATATCCATTCTCATCTCCAGAATGAACATATCCGGCTAATATTCCTCCATTAACGGCCCCGAAATACGAACAAGAGCTTCCGGATTGTCTTCTCTGGGTTGTTGTTCCGATGCTTATAGTAGCTCCAGATATCTCACGATAATTAGCATCCACCACCTTAATATCACAGGTGTAGATTCGGATATTTCCATTTTCATCACCAGTCCATTCGAATCCGGCAATACACTTACCGGCGCCAGGGTTATAAGAAACATTATCCCTCCTATATGTAGCCCAAGAGCCGTTTTTCAATGTAATATGCGCCGGAACAGGCTTAGCCTCTGCCTTGCCTTCTTGGTTGACTGTTATGTTAACAGTCTTCCCAGACTCATTTTGCTTCAATGTCACAGTGCCACTTCTGGAAGATGAAGAGCTGTTTGCGGATGAGATTATTACAAATGAATAATCATAGCCTGACAAAACAGGACAATTTACTCCTGACGGTTTTTCTGTAACTTCTGTAACCCAACTTGGCTTAGATGATACAGTGTATCCTATCTTACTTCCATTCTTTTTACTTTTTAATTGAATACATAAATATGAGTTATTTGCACCTCCATTTGCATCGGCATTCCAAGTGCTTTGGTTGGTACTAAATTCGTAAGTAACTGCAACATCTTGTGTGATGCTAAGAGTAACAGTCTTTCCAGATTCATTTTGAACAAAAACAATGTCACCAGATCTGGAAGAAGATGTTGTATTGGCAGATAATGTCACCACAGCCTTCATGCTTTCAGATGTCTGGTCTCTGTAATCAACAGAACACCAAGAAGGTTTCGATTTAACAGAATATCCTATATATGAATCATTCTTAGTACTTATGATAACTTCTTCAATATCCTGAGATTCTCCAGTTACAGACCTTGACTTGCTCGTTCTTCCATCATGGAACTGAAATTCATATGGAGCATATCCGCAACTTCCAATAACATACTCTTCTTTAGTATCAGAATTTCCGCAATCATCGTAACGAATAAACTTAGTTTTGGTTCCATTACATCCATTTTCTTGCCAAGAACCGTAAGATCCGCAATTACAGCAATTTCTACAACTTACAGAATATTGACGATCTATGCTACCAGAGCAACTATCACGATAAGCATTGTACTGAGTATGACCTACGCAGTCTCCTGTTCCATAGTAAGACCAGTCAGTACAAGACTTTCCACCTCCATTAACCCATCTTGTGTCGTTATAAGAAGAAGAGCATGGATTGGTGTCACGTTGTTGCTTCTGAGACGTACACCCGTCACAACGGGTGCTTCCGGTATCCGACCAAGAAGGTGTTGTGCTATCAGGCAAGCAATCAGCATTCTCATTAGCTACTGCCTGACCTTGGGAATTTACAGCATCTTGAGCCTTCTTATTGGCATCAGCTTGACTGATATTGGACGTAAATGGACCACCCACCTGATCTTGGGTTACGGTAACAGACGAACCATGCTGACAGCTTCCGCAATTGTTTCTGGTGAAGACCTTACTTGCCTTACCGGTCCAAGTACAAGTGCCCTGTGCGTCAGCAAGAGCCTGACCTTGGGCCTCAACGGCAGCCTGAGCCTTACTATTTGCGTCTTCTTGACTTACGGTAGACGTAAAAGGACCGCCGGTTACATCATCTTGGTCTATAGTAACCTCAGATCCGACACCTCCATCAGCACACTGTTTTGTAAATTGCTTGCTATATGTTCCGGTCCAGGTACATACCTTATCTCCACCTTCTACCCAGCGTTCATCTGCTCCACCATAACATTCGTTGGTATTGACTTGCTTCTTATAAGATTTGCCTCCTTCACATTTGGTTTCAAGTGGTTCAGAATCTACCCATACAGGATCGATGTTGTCCATTTCGCATGTCCCGTTCTTGTTAACATAAGCCTGACCTTGGGCTTCTACGGCTTCCTGAGCCAGCCTATTTGCCTCTTCCTGACTTTCATTGGAATAGAACGGTCCGCCTACCATATCTTGTGTTACACTCATCGGAACACCATGATGACATGATCCGCAATTGTCTTTTGTAAACTGCTTGCTATATACGCCTACAAACCTACATTTACCTTTTTGGTTAGCAATAGCCTGTCCTTGAGCTTTAACAGCTTCCTTAGCCTTATTATCAGCATCCTCTTGACTTACGAAAGAAGTAAAAGGATTGCCTTCAACATCAGCTTCACTTACCTCTACTTCTGTTCCTGAATCCGGTATTTCACAGTCGTTCTTTTGGAACGTTTCTGAGTAATGACCGGTCCAGCTACAAACTTTGTTCCCACCATCTACCCAACGTTCTTGATTGTGGGTTTCAGAACATTCGTTGGTATCATGTTGCTTTTTCTGAGACTTACCTTCATTACATCTAAGTTCTTCCGGAACAACGTCTTCCCATACAGGATCGGTGCTAAGTGGCGTACAGTTGCCGTTTTTATTAACATAGGCCTGGCCTCCTTCTTCTACGATCCTACGAGCTTCTGCGTCTGCCGCATCCTGGCTTTCTGTAGACGTAACAGGACTACCATTAACCATTTCGGCCGTAACCTCCATTTCTACACCCTTATGGCAAGCTTCACATTCAGGAACGAATCTCTTGCTGTAATGACCGGCATAGACCGTCATATTCTCACAATTACCCTTACTGTTAGCAATAGCCTGTCCTTGTTCTTTGACAGCAGCTTTAGCCTTGTTATTAGCATCATCTTGACTCACGGTAGATGTGAAAGGAGCACCAACAACATCTTGTTCGGTTACAGTAATCTTAGACCCTACCTGACCTTCATTACAATCGTTTTTGGTAAATTCTTCACTGTATTTACCAGTCCACGTACAATGGCCGTCCCGGTTGGCTATGGCCTGGCCCTGCTGCTCGACGGCAGCCTGAGCGAGCGCGTTAGCCGCCTCCTGGCTTTCGTATGAAGTAAAAGGACCACCGGTTACATCATCTTGGTCTACTGTTACCTGCGAACCTACGCCTTCTCCGTCGCAATTGTCTTTTGTGAATACCTTGCTATATACACCAACAAATTGGTTTTTATCTATGCAAGTGCCTTTCTTATTTGCAAGATCCTGTTTCTGTTCTTCCATAGCAGCCTGAGCGAGCGCGTTAGCCGCCTCCTGGCTTTCCCTTGATACAAAAGCATCCGGGTATCCAGCAAGATCCTTTTCAGTTAAATCGACAAAGCTTCCGGTCTGAGATTCAGCATCGCAATCATTTTTCTGAACACGAGCCGAAGCCTTTCCGACGAAATAATTTGGATCAGTAACGCATTCTCCATTCAGGTTTGCCTGATCCTGACCATTTTTCTCTATATCATCAAGAGCTTTCTGATCAGCATCTTCTTGACTTACGTCTGATGTGTATTTACCGGCTTCTACCGTGTAAGTGTAAGGTGCTCCGATAAACCCATCTTCGCAGTCATTCTTATAAAATACTTTCGACTTCTCTACGTTATACCATAAATTGGTTTCACAGGTGCCATGCTCATTAGCATACCCTGGACCTTCAGCTTCCAAGGCTTCCAAAGCCTTCTGATTAGCATCTTCCTTAGAAACAGAAGAAGAGAAACGGCCGGCTTCTACAACGTACTCTACCATAGATCCAACTTCAGTCACTTCACAATCTGTCTTTTGGAACATCTTGGATTTCCTGTCATTGTACCATTTTATGGTATTGCAAGTACCATGAGAATTAGCATAGTCTTGACCTTTGGCATTCAACTCAGCTTCAGCCTTACGGTCAGCATCTTCTTGGCTTATGGTAGAAGAAAATTGCCCGGCTTCGATCGTCATCGTAACCAAACTTCCTTCTTCGGTATCAGGATCGCAGTCGTTCTTTCTAAACGACTTTGATTTCTTGACATTGTACCATAATATGGTTATACAACGACCATGCTCATTAACCCAGTTCTGACCATTTTGCTCAATGTCTCTCATAGCCTTGTCATCAGCATCAGACTGAGATATGATAGACGTGTATTTTCCGGCCTCAACAACGTACTCAAGCTCTTCCCCTTTCTCTGTCTCAGGATTACATCCTTCTTTTGTGAAAAGAGCCGACTGCCTTTTATTTCTATAAACTACCTGTTCTTTTTTTTTATGAACTACCGTACATTCTTCAGATACGCCACCATCCCTGGAAGACACCCTTATCTTGACACTTCTGTTGGCACCAGTATCATTTTCATCAAAGTAAATATTAACCTTACTGTTAAGACCGCCTTCTTTCTTATCTATGTTCGCCCAACAATTACCTACTTTCATTGTTGTTATAATTATTTATTTTGTTTATTACATTTCAATTTGTATCATAAAACGTTTACACCTTGACAGCTTTAGCTTCTTGTATATAACATCTTTCTTGTTTTCTCCATTTATATCACGGATGTTAAAGCTCCCGGTTTTACGTCTTCCGTAGATAAAATAAAATTTGCTGTCAAACCTTACCCTGTCAAACAACCTGAATCCGAAAATCTCAAAAGGAGATTGATTTGGTCTTTTTGTTCCACCTTTCGGGATTTTCATTTTATGTATCTGACGGTTGTGCCTTCTGACCAATTTTATCTTATACGAGAAGTTTAGCCTTTTCGCATTGAAGTTCTTTGAAATGACAAAAGCATCTGAAACATGGGATTTTTCAATGTCGTTATGAATCCGGTTGTATTTTGTGATATAACCGAAAGTCATTGAGACATTTGGGAGTGTTGATTTCAGGATTTCATAAAGCCTCCATTTCATAATTCCCATTACAGCTGCATCACGTAAGGATTTTTCTCTTTTGACTTTCAAATCTATGTTACCCTTGTGAAATTCATTGTGGCAAGTTTCACAAAGAGTTATAAGATTTGAAGGGGAGTCTCCTCCTGTTTTCCTTGATTCGATATGATGAACGTTGAGAATTTTGTCTTTTGATTTGCCTTTACAATGTTGACATTTATGATTGTCTCTTGTCAAGACGTATTCCCTTACATTCCAAAAACCCAATTGATCTCCTTGTTGATATTCGATATTTGTAATATCAGGATTCTTTATTTTCTGAGTATCAAATTGGGCTACCTCAATAATCAACTTTGAAACAGGAAGGATTTTGTACACATCGGAAACGATTTTGATGTGAGAATCAATCCTCTGTTGAATTGATGGGGCAATCCAGTTAGACTTGTTTGCTCCAACTCTATTATAAAATCTAGGTTTACGATAACGCAATCTGTTTCTTCTTGTTCTTCTTTGCTCCCTTCTTGTTGATAACAAATCAACAATATCACTTCTCAGAATAACTTCACTGCTGTAAAGTTCTTTGCTTTTCGTTGTTGCTGATAAACCAACATGTTTAGTTCCAGTATCAACGCCTAACGTAATTTCTTGTTTATAATTTGTTGTTTCATAGGTTAAACGTATCGTGAAAGGACATAAATTTACTACGACTGCTTTGTTGTTTTTAAGCAATCGTCTTACCTTTCCATGTCTTGTTGTGGGCATTAAAGGGTTACCGTTTATGTCCTGTACGTAGACCATTTAAAATTCAATTACTTACAATTTAATCACTCATTCTTTTAAATTTAAACTTCAATTAAGAAGTAAATCGGGATTTCTCCTGTTAGTACCCATCGCCAATGTTATTAAAGGTTTTATCGCAAGCAACACTGAAACCCGAATACAATCTCTGTTTAATCACTTGCCTTAGAGCCGTGGGCTTGGATAAATACCCACAGGTAACTATATATTCTTTAATAACGTAGTCTTTGTTTTAAGACTTAGGCTAATACACCGGTTGAATTTTTGTTCAACATATAAGATATGGTATAAAACTGAATGAATTATATATGTCTTATATTATTCTGTGTATTCGCTAATCCTCCATCTTAAATTTTCGGGAGTTGTACTTACGTTGATTACCTCCGGTGATCCATCTGAATCAAGATCAACAACATCCTTGTCCAGGTAGATTTCCTCCTTATCCACAGACTCGCATTCAACTATTTCAATAACATAATCTTTTATATTACTTTCTATACTTAACTGCGTGCTTGTTTCATCACCCTCAACCTGTTCAAATTCCTTATCCAATTTAATGTAAGGAACGACCTTTCCGGGTTGATAAATAGGGATCAGTACACCATTTATAGTTATGTTCTCATTAACTTCATTCCCGTCCTCATTGCCAGGCATGGAAACAATCATCGAAACCTGGAACGTGTCTTCAAGACCCGGATCACCAGGGAAACCATAATCAAGCCTAATATCATTGACGTCAATATTAAGACCGGAAGCGGTAGTAAATGCTTTTACGACACCCTTTATATCTTTCTCACCCGTAATAAGGGCATTGATAGAAGCGGCGTTGGTAGTAATAAGGATCTGCTTATCTCCACCAGATATAGGGAACTCCAGCCTGCTAACCGAGACTTCTGTGATTTTAATGCCTTTTTGCCTGAAAGTTATAGCTTTCATACTTTCAGTATCGGATTTCTTCACAATTCGGATAGTGATCCTGTCTTCCCTTCCTTTCCAAGATGGAGCATCGAAATTCATTTTATCACGACCGACACCTTCCTTCTTGTCCGAGGTAAGCCAAGAACCATCATCCATCTTATATATTTTCTCTCTCGACATAATTATCCTCCCTAATTTAAAGTGTCAACTCCCATTCAACTCCATCATCGACAACCACCTGAACCGTAGCCGTACCTCCTGTAGCTTCAAATGTTATATCAGTAGGAATGACGTCGAATATCTCTTGTACACCTACACATCCTAAGCCGCAGATAATGTCCTTAAACCATTCCTCTTTAGCATATTTTTTAAGAACTTCTTTAAAGAACTCACGAAGCCAATCCGAATCAATAGATTCCTTAAGTATGGTTTCTATTATTTCCTTAAGCCAAGATTCGTGCATTTCCTCTTTCAGAATCTCTTTAATAAGCTCGATAATGGTTTCTTTATCTAACTTATCAGAAGGCACAGAGCCATTAACGAGATTACCCCCACATATAAATCCTTTGCATTTTTCTGCCATTTCTTATCCTCCTAAATTAACAATGGAACCCATAAGAACTATTTGCTTCTTCTCGGTACACAACCCTCACTTCAGCAAGTTCATCTTGTTGACACATATCCCGGCAGAACCTAACAGTACGACCCTGGACTTTATACATATCAGAAGGTACAACACCCCCGCAATAAGACACAAGCAAAATCTCTGCCGGATCTTTCTTTAGAACCACATGAGAAGTACCGTCAAACACTTCTGTATTGACAGATCCACTTACGTTAATAGCCCTTGAAACGTATTTAGCTAAATTAGCTAAAGCTCCGTCTAAAGGCATACCATGATACAAACCAGCTTCTTCTATAGTTTCTCCATCATAGAATATGTTAGAAGAAGGAATATTGCAATGATGCGGGCGTTCGCACCCACCATGACTGCCAAAACAACCGTTACCTGTTATTGCCATTGTTACTCAAAATATTTATTTTTTGTTTTAAAAATTCCATTTCCCTATCCTGGTATTCCATACGGCATATCATTGCATTGATTAAAGCCGTAAGATCAGATTTCTGAGCCAGACTGAAGTAGCCAGCGTTGATGCCGTCAGCGCAGTACACGCAGTTCGTGCATGTATATCCGTCCGGGCATGGCACCGGCGTCTCGTCCACATGTGGAACATATACGTGTTTACCACTTAAGTCCTTACCAATTTGTGCACTCTTTTCCATTTCGAAGTTGTTTTTCAAGTTTTTCAACCCTTTGTTTTAAAAGCGTATTTTCTTCAACCATCCTATCCAAAAACTTATCTATGTTTTCAAAAACCAGCTCTATATTATGCATAACCTCATTATAAGGCATACCTGGAGTTAATTTGGATATGAATGTCTTGCATCCTGTATAATGAATGCAATGATCGCTTAAATGACCATACGGGCAATCGCATTCTTTTGGAAGAATTTCGCAATTGTCCGTACAGTCATTACACGGATCAGACCCGATACAGATATTAGATCTCAGAATATCAGGTCTGTCATCTTTACAAGTGTTACAATTCATGACTTTCTTTTTTTTGGTGCAAGATAATAATTTTCATTCACACCATCACAATAAGAAGTCAATCAATGTATTCCAAGCGGTTAGTGCTGCCTTTAAAAACGTATCCGCATCTGTTTTCTATCTCTACATCGGTAATAGGAAGAATAGCATCTTTGCCATAAGTAAGTTCACATTTTGAAATAAAATTTACTATATCTTGATAATTACCATGAAATTCCCTTGCGAGTTTCCTGCCAGTAGGAATCCCTTCTTTATTGGTTTCAGGAATACCTATCAAGCACTTTATCCAGTTTGGTTCATTCTTGTTATTGCTTCGTATTTCGTAGTTCACGATATCAAATACAATACCTTCAAGGTTCTTTACGTCGATGTTGTCCGCATCCATTTTCTTATCAATACGAATCGTGCTTGTTAAATCTCGTAATCTCATGATATTTTCTATTTTTGACATTAATGAATAACTGTCACAGTGTTTTAAAAGACCGAAGTAAGAAGACCAGCTTTCATTTGTAATACACTTCTTCGCGTCTCTGGCTACCCTCTTCCTTATTGTCACATAACCTTTATTGTGCTCAGATACGCCTTTGTTGTTACGATGGAAAACATACCCGCAAAAATCAAGAGGTCTATCCATGTCTGTTATAATACAAGTATGCCTTTTATATCTTATCTTAAGCTCATACCACCAATAATTCTTAATCCTCCATTTAGCAGTATTAGCATCCTCCTTAGTATAGAAAGCAAGGAAATTATCGTCGGCATATCTCAATGAAAAAGGAGCTATTCTCTTTGCAAAATCATCAAAATCTTTCATAAGGAGATGATGAATGAAAGGACTTGTAGGAGTCCCTATAGGCAGCTCTCCAGATACGAAACTTACGTCTATTACAAAATCTATAAACTTTTTGTTTGAAATAAAGTTCTTAAGCACTTTTCTAAACACTTTGTCTTTTACATGGTTATAACATTTACGTTGATCTATAACCAAACAATACTTCAAATCAAGTCTATCATAATAAACATGCTTCATCTTTTTAATAAGAGACCTTGATTTAGACGATGCTGTTATGCCAAATCCCGGCTTACAATTAAGACCATTCATATTATCCTTCTCATAATACAAAGGACCTAACTTTACTAAAACAAGATGCTGATAAATTCTGGTGGTAAGATCCGGGCTGTTTATTTCACGAACCTTACCATTCTTGTTTTCTTTTACAAGTTTGCGATATTTGATTTTGCTAACATAAGTACCATCTAAATACCATTCATACAATTTTAACGAATTACCATCAAAATCAGAATTGAAATTAACAACATCATTCTTTTTAGAATGGTTTTTAAATGCTGCTTCGCATGCTTCTCTAATATCATCCAAACTTATATCTATATAGTTTGAAACTGATTTCAGTTGTGGGCTAATGACGGGCTTACGACCGTCGCGCATCTCTATCATATTTTTATCATATAACCTCATACGCTTGTCTTTTATTGATTCTCCACTCCTGGGAAAGATTAAAAAGAATATACCCAATTTTTTAGCCCACACAGGGCAAGGCCGCAATTGTTGCGATTCGTATTAGAAGCGGCGTTATTCGCATTCAGATTACGAGGCGAACAATTGCCATTGTTCGCATTACCGCCGAAACGAGCAGCCAATTCTTTTTAACCTTTTTCTCAACCGTTATTTGCTATTTCAGAGGTCAGATCCCAATGTAAAACTTGTTAGCAGACTAACGGATTTCATTGAATAGATTTTTATTGTTTATAATGTTAACTATCTCTGTTGTCTAATGACATTGCAAATGTATGTATAATATTTTATAGCTACAAAACAATTTGTATTAAATATTTTAAATTTTTGTTTTGTGGCTATAAAATATTATATTAACAAGATACGGCTGCGCCGTGATATAGTATATAAGGCTGCGCCTTAGCGCTGCGCTTATGATGGCTGCGCCATCAATGGGTTGCACCCATCAAACCTGCGGTTGACTGACGTCTAATAACAACTGGGCAAGGCCGCAATAGTAGCGATACGTAAAAGAAGCGGCGTGAGACGCAATAAGAGAACGAGGCGAACAAGTGCCAGAGTCCGCATAACCGCCGAAACGAGCAGCCAATCTACTCCTTAAGCCGATAGCTGAAGCCCAGTAGCAATTGTCCCATGTATAAAAACATTCTCCTGATCCGATACCTCCGCCTTTTTTATCCTTCCATCCGGTATAAGGGATACGGTGTAAAGCATAACTATCTCCTAAATTTTGGGTAGTTGCTATCTTTTTATATTTAGATTCAAAATTAAAAACCTCACCATTATTTATAGTAGACCTTTTCTCATATGTCCATTTCTTTTGATCTGGCTCTATATAGATATCAATAGTATTACCTATACGAGTAACATTAGGGTCATTTAAACAAGTTCCTACCTGTTCGTATCCTCCTCCACAATACCTAAAGACATCTCCAGACAAATTCATACCATCGTACAAAGACATCCTTAAGATAACTTCCAAATCAAATTCTGCCGGTTCGTCATTTTCGTTTAAGGCTGATATAGTGCCGGTCATTTCCTTAAACACAATAACATTCATATGACCTTCAACCATACTCTTGGCTCCCTGGACGTTCTTATACCAATATTTTCCTCCATAAAAATCGAACTCCAATCCTTCCTCTATTCCTGCCTCAAATGCAAAAGAAGCCGCCATCTGGCTTTCCATGCACTGTTCTTTAGGATATTCTGAATTTATGATGTAAGAAAAATGAGTTTTTTTAGTAGGTTCATAATGTATAATAGAAGAATTTGTAGCCCATGATCCATACAACCATGTCTCTTCTCCTTTTTTACGATACTTTACACCTCCGTATTTGCGATAATTAACATCATTACCTACTCCGGAGTTACTTGATATCCCTGATCCAAAAGTATCTGGATTAGCTAAGTATTTAGTACCGTACAGCATTTCAAGGTATATGATATAAGCATTCAAGGTCAAAAAACCACCTTCAGAAAAAGGATAAGAAGATTCAGGATCTACGTTATTAGCCCTCGAATACTTAGCTATATTGATTTGATTTACATCGTTGCATCTCGGATAAGTTCTTCCATTTAGAAACATTGTGCAGGCGTTACCAACTCCGGCTCCGGATTTACAATTTGTTTCTCCTTCATACAAGAAAAAGAAAGATCTTGCCTTGGAGTCTACTGTACATACCGGTCCAGGAGATAAGGCTGTGGGCGGCAGCACAGGGCACGTCTGGCGCAGGTCAAGTCCGTCCAGCATAGGAACCGTGTCTGCGTCGTACACACCAGACCATATTTTCCCGCTTTTACCAACTACCTTATCAGCTACATATAGACTCTTGCTACATCCTAAGAATATGCTATAATTCTTTGAAGTAGTCTCCCAAGGTCTTAAAATCCTTACCTCTGATCCTGAAGCATTATAAAGTTTTTGACTAATGCCATACTCTTCATAAAAAGCCTTAGCGTCAAATGCTCCGGCATCACAATACTTATTTTTATGACCGTTATCCAAATACAGTTCCACATCGCATTCGGCTCTCATTTCCTCGGTTATGCCTACCGTAGGAGCAAAATCTCCGTTTTCAAATCTAAGGAGATTATTCTTACGAAGCTTTCCTACCGGACGCACTTTGTCTCCAGTATTTTGAGTCATGTCTATAAGGTAAAAATCCCAAGAAGGGAGAAGGCTTTTGTCGCCAACTGATTCTGTGGCTTCTGGAGGAAGCTGGTCATCAGCCCAAGCGGATGCTGATCCTGAAGCACCTTCTTTAAGAACGTTGAAAGTATTACCATCAGACAAAACAAAAGGCTCAGATTCCTCCCCTTTCTTCGATAAAAACTTTTCCCTTTTACCAACTTGATTAACGACGATGTTCTTCTTAGCCTTATTCCCTTCATCGGAAATAGTGTAATTCAAAGTCGTATCAAGACCTTCATTTATTTCAGAAAACACCGACACCAGTTTATCATTCTCACCTTCTGTCGGATTAAATTTTACGTTGCTCATTTTCAAAAATCAAATTTGCATTCATCAACAACAGGCTCGCATTTGGTATTTTCATTAACCCATTTCATGCCCTCTTCTTCCAGTATCTTCTTAGCCTTTTCATTGGCATCATCAACGCTAATGAAAGACGTTACGGTACCGGCGTATATCCTCCTGTATTTCTCAGGAGCCTTCCATCCTTCCTTACAACGTTTACTAAACCAACCATGTTGATCTTCGTTGTAATAAACGGTTTTACATACTCCAGATTCGTTAGCGGCAGCCTGCCCTTCTTGCTCAAGAATCTTCGCAGCTTCGTAGTTGGCTATTTCGGTACTGAACTTAGACCATACACGCCCGGCCTCTACCACGTAATGTGTGGGTTGTTCTTGTTTTTGACCATCAGGACAATCATTTTTAAAGAAATCTCCTTCCTGTCTTGTGTTATAATATACCTCGCAACAGCCACCTACTTTATTAGCATACAACGGACCTTCTTTCTCCGCAAACTCTTCCGCTTTCCTATCTGCATCATCCTGGCTTATATCCGAACAAAATTCAGCTTCATGAACGATAAACGTTTCTTCAGAACCAAGATCTTCCGGACAATCCGATTTCTTGAAAGCTTTTCTGTATTCTTTGTTGTAATACATCTTTTTCATGACAAGATCTTATTAAGTTCTTCTTTGAATTTATGAATCTCGTCCGGGCACAACCCGCATTCCCCTTCACATACGATTCTTCTCATACGATCTATTTTAAGAACCGTATCCATATCAGGCTTAATACCTACCTTATACTTATGATATTGTAGATACTGATCAGCCTTACATGCTATAAAACGATCAGCACACTCACATAAGTAAGATGAAGGGAAAAGAATTTGCTGTGTACTTCCGGTAGCTGCCATATCATTTCACGGTAAAATACCTGGCGTATTCTTTATTTATGTATTCGGAATAAGTAGCAAGATCATCCGGATCCGGGCACCCGTTCTTTAAATTAACAATCCAGCCTCTTACCAACTTTTGAATATCAGCATATCTTTTACTTACACCCCCTACAAACCTAAATTTTCGATGAAGGTCTATGATTTTCTTGTCCAAGACAGCAAGTTCATCATATTTCTGAATACAAGCCGCATTAGAATCAGCTTTAGGTGTCGTATTCGACTGAGGCTTTATAGCCCGACTTTTATTAACAGAAGCAATGTTGCTTCTTCCGCATCCACATCCCATAATTTATTGATATTTAATTAATTATATTTTACAACCACAATTTTCACAATTATTGAGAACATAAATCAATTTAGATGCTTTTTCATATAATTGTTTTACGTTTTCAAAATTCCCTAATCTCATATTAGCTTCAGCCGCAGCCAGAAGAAACTCTATTTCTTTTATTTTGTCAATAACGTCATCATCCTCATGATCACATAACACAGTTGACCTGGCCCATACCTTATCTATGTTAAGACGGATCAGATCTGTTTTTAAATACTTTCTGTTAAATGAATAAGAGGAAGGACTGCCTTTTATGGTAATATCGTATATACCATCTTTCAGGTTTTCAAAATCATTTCCGCGACCCAGATTTATGCCAAGAGTCTTACTGTTGAATACATTCAGCTGATTCTTACCAAGATAATAAACATACTTATTCTCATCTTCAGGTGGTACAATCTCTATAATAGCCGGTCTGTCTGCCAATATCCCCCATTCCGACTGATCGGCTATGCGAAGCGTTTTAGGGTTGTTGGTGCTTATAACCTCAAAATCAAGATGGATGTTGTTCATACTCTCCTCCCACCCCATTCTGGTAAGGGAATCATCGTATCTGGCTGTTATATCAGCTCCCTCTACCTCAGTGCTATTAACACGTACCTCGGTACCATTTATCTTGACTCCTACTATTTGGGCCACCAATGACTTAGCCATACCAAACATAGGAACAATGATTTCACCGTTGTAATCAGTTCCTTCATTTGGATACTGTACTACCTCCGTCTTGTACAGACCATCATTTCTTCTGGCTACTATTCTAATAACCATCTGATTTTCTACATCATAATTGGTCATTACTATCCTGACATAGAAAATGTTATTTCTTATCTGTGGTAAAATATCGATATAGTTCATACCTTATCTTTTTCTACAAAGATAAGTAAATGAGGTGATAAAAGTTTAAACTATTGGACATTAAATAAAAGGTGAGGTGATTATCACCATATCCGATAATAGACCACAGCGCCTAAGTAGGGGGAGAAGCCCTCGCGCCCAACCCCATACCCCGCCGCCAGCCCTATGCCCCAGCGCCGGCTCTTTTCGTATATTATTTCTTTTTTGTGGTAGATGATCATAGTGTCCAAATTAGGTCTGTATCCGCTTATAACAGCCCGATAATCATCTGTGTTGTATGTTTTTCTTTGTATAGGAATATTGATATAAACAGTGTCTTTTATCGTATCTTTTTCAACTATAGCATCCATAGGGAAAGGTATTTCTACCTCCCCTACGTCAACTATATACTGAGGAACAGGAATAGGTTGGATAATGGTATCTATTACCGTATCTATTTCTATATTGTGTATTATTTCTTTCTTCTTACATGTTTTACCAAACAAGAAAGATATAAAACACAGTAGAAGAACTCCTAACACATGCCCTACCCTCATTTTTTGCAAACACATTTCTTACCCTCCTTTTTATTATCTAAAAGATCTTGTATTTCACCATTTTTTATACCTTCTTTTAACTCCTCTCCGAATGGAACTTTTTGCCACCAACTTACTTTACTAAAGAAGTACTTAACGCCTTTTACTATCATCAAATCAGGTGCAAGGTCGCCGAGGCGCTTGAATGCCATTCCACCGTATAATATTAAGGCAAATATTGTAATCCACTGAAGAAGCATGTCTATAAACTCTGGGGATTTATGCCCTCCCATAGACATAATAAGGTCCATTCCGGATATGGTAAACAACCCGAAAGAGCAGGCCGCGAACTCAAGAAGGATTTTCAAAACTCCCATTTCGCTTATGCATGTCAATATCTTAAAAGGCCTCTTTCTCTTTCTTCGGATATAGCAGTGTTTGATACTTTTTATAGTAGCTAACAAAAGATTTATAGCTAATATAAACAATATAGAATATATAAGGTGGTGAATCTCCTGGAAATTCATCCACAATGCTGATAATCCGGAAATGAGAAAAGCCCAGAAACTTTCTAAATTCATCCTTCCTACAAATCTGTAAGCCATATTAGAACATAGTTACTTTCTTGCTACTTCCAAGAGAGTCATATACGTCAATATGGACCCAATTGGTACCTGATTCTAATCTAATGGGACAAGGAAGTAGATCCTGCGACTGAATTATTTTATTCCTTGCCTCTTCTGCCGTCATACCCTTGGCATCAAAATCTATGGCTGCCCCAAGCATATGAGGACTGATGTACAAAGACCCTGATACGGTCTTGGATTTTACTATATCCGAGATATTGTTCCTAAACCCACGCTCATCAAACCTTCCACCCGACTTCCAGGTATTAACCGTCATCGGAGTTTTCAAGATGTCTTTCCTTAAAACCAGTATCGTGTGAAGCAATTCAGTTCTTAAATACCTCCAGCAAAGATCTTTATCTCTGCCGTATTCTTTAGGACCAACTAATTCAACAATACTAAAATACTGACTCAATTCTTTTATAATATCTTTTCTTTCCATAACTTAACCTTTTTCACAAAGATAATCAGAACCTTACCGATATGAAAAATAAGCAGAGTCTGGATTAAAGAAAACCCCTGCATAAATAAATATACAGGGGTTATCCATAACATTAACAACAAATTACGACCTAAACAACCCTTACATATCCGGCTGATACAAGATCAGAAAGGTTCTCGTAAGCCAAAGGGATGCCTGAATCTCTTATGCAAAGATACTTAATTTCTTTGTCAATGTAATACTTTCCATTCTCTAAAATAGAATTATATACCCAAGGAATAGGATCGTCTATCGTACCTGAATGCTTTTCCTGAACAACCATATACAGGCTTTCAGCTCCACCTCCCTGACCAGGAACCCAGTCGGCTTGGAGATTGTGATTTTGCCTTACTTCAAACAGGGTCCAATCCAAATCCGAAGGTTTGTTTTTGCTACGGAAACGCTGCCCTTTTACAACAGCCGTGCCCATAGGAAGACCTTTGTCGCCGTAAACTCCATCCTTGTCCCAGATAGGGTACAACCCCTTTATCTTAAGAGCAAGATTATGGTCGGTGTTTTCCAGCATAGCCGGCGTGTTGATCATCGCCCTCATGTACATGGCTGTAGCCTTCTCCGGATCATTGGCTTCAAGGATCTTATTTTTTTCTATGATCTGATCCTTTGTTCTTACCAACTTCTCAGGATAGCCTTCATCTACTTTCATAGACTCAACTTCACTCCTGTCGGTTTTAGAAGTTATTTCCTTTTCTATGGCAGCAGTACGATCGTTGCACTCAGATTCATATACATGCATTTCATTCATTGCCGTATTAGCAATATCAAGCTCGTATTCTGAATCTGCTACGGATACGGTGTATATCCCGCTTCCTTTTGCTACGTCAATATCGTTTTTAACCTTCTGTCTCATGCTGCTGTTATACCATATCTGTTTACCATCCAAACTATAAGAACGAACGGCATCAGAATAAGCATATTCCCTGGCCTCAGAAACTTTCTTGTCCTTAGCCTTGGCAAGCAACTCCTCTTCAGTTGGTCCAGGGGGCTCCGGGTCAAGCTGCATGGCAATAACTTCTTTCACACTCGCATCAGGATTGTTTTGATGGAATTTTTCTTGATCGGAATCAAGTTGAACCCATTTACCATCTAAGAAATCTTGGTAAGAATACCCTACTTCGTAAGAAGAGGAGTCCAACTCGTATCCTTCCCAGTAAAAACCTTTTATATTCTTATTTACATAAAGCATACTCTATCCTTTCTATTAAGCTTGTTCACCTACTCTAATAACCAACTTATCATTGATATACCAGATACTTAATTCTATAAAACTGTTTTTAGGTACTATTACGCTATCGCCTGACATGCTCTGGAACTGGCCAGAAGTAGGAAGCGGCTGCGTAATGTCATTGCCGGTGGTGTTGTTGACCCGCACCTGCCATTCCCTCCCAACATCCTCAGCAGATACGGTCATAGACAGGCTCGTAGCAGAAGCTACGTTGGCTATAATATTATGAGTGTCTTTAGGAAGATTAACCAATGTCGTAACAACCCTGGGAGCTTTAGACATAAACCTCAGATAAGACATCATAGTATTAGACAACGTAACCATATTGCTCAATACCTTATAAGCCTTATCTTGAGTAACAGTATATGTTCCTACCTGAATCTCTATATCAGACTCAGATGTACCTTCTCCAGTATTGGTATCTGAAAATGAAACAAATACAATCTTTAATTCAAAAACACCTCCAAGATCTTTACCTGATAAGAAATAATCCAAAGAATAGTAATTACCAGCTAACTTTCCTAACGTAATTTTATTATTGTAAGCATCCAGTACCTTCCCAAACGAAGTTTCATCAAGTGTTCCTGAATTACCTGAAAACATAGATAGATCAAGATAAGTCGAATCTACTCCGGTACTTACCATACCAAGCGATTCAAGCACCTTACCACCACTTTCTTCAGTAACCAAAATATATTCATTATACACGTTTTTGGTTTCTGTAGATGCCACATCATCTTTTACAAGATACATGACATTATCCTTCGCCTCTTCAACAGTAGGAAGTTTGCTAACAATCTGTTTCTTCCACCCTGCTGCCGAAACAGCATCATCTATGTACTGTTTTGTTACATGATCTCCCCATGTCATGTTACTAAGAAGAGTCTTGCTACCGTCTTGACTTCCAGCAGGGGGAGCCGGGATGAGGCCTCCCTTGCCCGACTCCGAACCTGTTCCAGGAGCAGCCTGCACCACATTCTCAAGTCTGGAATCAACCTCCTGACCTTCGAATTTACTGTTATAACCTACTTCTGCCATTTTTTTTATTTCTTGTTAATTTTATCCAACAACTTCTTGATCTGGTCTACGATGTCCATCACCGCGCCAACCTTATTTTTTACGTCCTCAACCTTCTGATCGATCTTAGAATCCAAAGCCTTTAAACGGTCTTCGTTTTTACGATACACTAAATACAGGGCTAAACCGATGATTGCTATCGTAAGGATATTAGCCAAAACGCATCCGATTATTATCTGAAACATGATGATTATATGGTAGATAACGCTACCACACGCTTTAATTATTCAACTTTTACAAATATAGCAATTGTCTCAACCATAACAAGATCAAAGACGCTCGTTATTAACATCGGACACCCATTCTTTAGATGAAAGAACAGATTCAAACTCAGAAGAAGGACTATCATATACCGGATACGGATATTGAGGATCATCATCAGCCTGCGCGTCTAAAGACTTAAATAGATGGTCATAATGTTCTACGTGTAAAATAACCTTAGAGCCGTCTACGCTCGCTCTTGGGCTACCTATTCCTAATTCACGTCTCTTTTCTTCAGATACGGAATCATATACTTCTTTTGGTATGATAATGAATTTCATATTACTTTGCTTTTAGGGTTTGTAAATAGTTATATGCTTTGATGCAGTCGTCTTTGGAGAGGAGCTGGTTGTTGTAGATGCCCAAGTTTTTGAAAGCCATTTTGGTGAAATCTCTGTTAAAGTACCCAATAGCCATTACCCCTTTACTAATTGTAGCCTCCTGTTCTATATTGTTTCTTATTTCCTGCCAGTCATTAAGATATATGCGACCATCAGAACAGATAGCTTTTAAAGATTTAACATCTTCAACAGAAAATCCCTGTCCGGCGTTTAGATATTCATACACAAATATTCCATAATCTCTATTGTATAAGTAAAAAGAGTAAACTTTTGTTAAACCAGCATTCTTATTTTCGTTAGTTATAAATTCCCAATTTCCAACAATCGTCCAATCCTCGTTCAATGTAAAAGCAGCACTTCGAACCTCATCATCCACCCCATCAGTAACCAGATAGCCTTCGTAATCGGGGATTTGTTCAACTAAAACATCTACTTCTTGTGAAGAATTATACCATATACCATTTATCGAAGTTGCAGCATACTGTTTTTGGAAAGTATATACACCATCCTTGGTTATTTTAACATAATCACCACTTTTATTTGTATTTCCAACTATACAGCTATCCCCTTCTTTCATACCTGTGATACGTATCTTCCAGGCAGCAGAATTAGATGTATTTGATAAAACCAAAACATTACCGTTGTCCCCAATTCCGATTATTCTAAACGAATCTTTTTTTACATCTGTGGGCTTAACTACATTATCTCTAAGCTTAAATGAGTTGAAATTATATGCATACAACCCATACCCACTCCCTTCTGCAAACCCAAAATTCGACAGTATAAGATCATTACCATTGCCCGTAATGTTGGCAATAGTAGCACGATCTTCGTCCTCGTTGGTTTTGCCTACCACTGTCCATGCTTGGTCGGGGAAGAGCCAGGGATATTGCTTTTTATACCAATCAAGAACCTTCTCATCGTCTTCATCGGTAGAGAAATATCCATTACAGATTGTTTGACCAGCAATAGCTGCTTTAGCAAAAGATGCATAAGTTGCATTCTTCCATAAATAATATAGCCCAGCGTTTTCCACCCAGTCCCCACACGTACCTGTTACAACTTTATTAGTTAATAAGTTCTTAATACATATATTATTACCATTTCGTTTACAAGCAAACAAATTAAGCCCATTAACAAAATCAGCATTTATATAATAGTTATTACCCGCTATAAAAGATACATAAACCAAAGACGAATATTGCATGGAAAAAGTTTTTTTGCTATCAGCTCCACACAAAATCATATTTCTTGTCGGATTATTCTGAAACGGAATAAACGCCGTGTACACCGTATAGGTATCCTCGAAGTTAAGTTCCTTCTCTGTAACCGCAAAGTCGTCTACTCCGTCACCGAGGATAAAGCCTGGGTAGAGGGGTAGTTGTTCGATGGTAAGTTTAGATCCATACCATCTTTCAGGATATTTTTCTATAGATAAATAGAGAGCTTCTGCCAAAAAGTTAGACGGAATTATTTCATACACACCATCTTCTGACATGTAAAAACGATTGCCCAATCGATCATCCAAAAAAGCATCGCAACCTTCTGGTATGCCTGTTACTTTTAAAACGCAAGATTGACGTAATTTTATATTATGGTACAATAAACCCAATGAGGCATTTTCTTTAAATGTTGCTGTTATTTTAATGCTGTTTCTTTCAAAATAAGCCGCCGTTGAATTTGTGCCCCACTCATCTATGTCTACAACATACCCGCCAATTCCGGACATCCCCTTCCAAGAGAAGTTTTTCAACTGTAGATCGTGTCCATTGCCCGTCTTATCAACCCATACGGGATTGGCAGCCATCTGTTCATTAGTGAGACCAGAAGCGGAATATCTGGCTACGATACCTTCTATATCCGGGAAGGAATCTGCATTGCATGGCAGGTCTAATATCATTTTCGCATACTCCTTAAAAGGTATTGAAGTAGGTACATCATACCCTTTGGATATAAGGGCTTGCCTTATATCCTCTTTGGTATTTATGATCCTCATTAACTTATCTGATATGGTTCCCATTACACTTCCTCCCCATTTATGTAATCTAATACCTGACCTATGTCTCCGATGTCTGATTTTATTGACTCTCCTTGAGAATGTATTTCAATAAGTTTCTGATATAAAGTGTTATCCCCTATACGATTCTTATCTGTAGCTTGTTCTTCGATTTTGGCTATCGTATCAGGATCTTCGTACTTAACACCATCAGGCCCATACCATTCGTCTGTTAAATTCGTGTATTTATGACGGACTGGAGTCGGTTTAGACTCCAGTGTTACTAAAAAATATTCGTTACAGCTCATGACAATAAGATTTAGTGGTTGCAACAATTACATCTACAAACTGTTTTCACATAGCCAGAGGGAATGGCAGCCAGCGTCGTCCCTACGGCTATCGCCGGGTCAGTGCTTTCCATGACCGTAAGCGCCATCTTGTCCACGTCAAGGTCATTGTCGTAAACAATTTCTCCCTCAACGTAAATGCTCCCTGCATCAGAAACGTAGCAGTTTTTCACCTGTCTTATATGGCGCTGTGTAGCAGACGCAAAATCACACTCGATACTTAACCACCCTACCGGTATCTGATCGATATTGGATCCGATATTGTAATCAGGATCGGTTGTTTTAAGAACCATATGTCTCAATTCCCTTGTATTTCCATATCCGTCCATTGTTATGTATGTCCGGATCTGTACCTTGCCCTTTTCCGTCTTATAACAGTTTTCTACTATTTCTGTGTCGGATGTAGTAGCATCAGGGAAATCACAAACAACACGCTGCCATCCTTCTTGTATTTTGTTGAATGTGGCACCTCTTTGTATATCAGGATCGGTTGTTTCCATAACAATAAGATACTCGTCCCGGACTCCTATTATGCTATCTACCGACCTGTATCCACCAAGATGTATTTTACCACCAGGAGTAGTATAACATTCATCTACGGACATAATATGTCTTTCCGTAAGATCGGGGAAGTCGCATTCGGTTTTCGTCCATTCGTTAGGTATCTTATCTATTCTCGTCCACTGAGGATAGGCGGCGTCCGTTGTCTTAACAATATAATAATACTGTCCCCTTACACCAAGAACGGCATCAATAGCTTGATAGCCTTTTATATTGACCTTGCCACCATCAGTCTTATAACATTCGTCCACTTCAACAATTTCCCTGTCCGTCATGTCAGGAAAATCGCAGACCATCCTCACCCAATCTTCGGGAATGGAATCCATCACGGTTCCTACCTTAATATCAGGATCGGTTGACTGAAGAACGGTATAAACCTCTTCCCTGGCTCCAAGGATGTTGTCTATGGCTACCAAACCTTCTACTTGCACTTTTCCTTTTTTAGTAGTGTAACATTCAAGAACGTAAGTTACGTCTCGTTCTGTCATATCAGGAAAGTCACAAACCATTCTAACCCAATTTTCCGGAATTAGCTTAAAAACATGGCCGGAAGGGAAATTATCGTCAGTTGACTGAATAACGGTATAAATAGACTCCCTGATATTTATCTTATCATCTATGGCTTCTAATCCTTCTATTTCAACCTTACCATCAGGAGTTTTATAACATCTGTTGACAAACGTAATGTCACGTTCTGTCATATCAGGAAGATCGCAGTCGATCATAACCCATTCGTCCGGTATTTTAGTAAGAACCTTACCTACCGGATTATCCATGTCGGTACTGTCGGTAATTCTATGGGTTTCTTTAAGAACATCCATCTGATCGTTAAGAAGATACCAACTCCATACTTCAACCTTTCCACCAGGTGTACGGTAACAGGTTTTGAAATCTTTGATAACTTTCTCAGCTATGTTAATCCACTCCCATTCGGTTGTGGCCGGAATACCAGAAACAGGATGCTTCTTACCTTCTTCGTCAAGATACCAATAACAGCCATTTAAGGACACAACCACTTGGTAGATTTTGTCCCCTATTTTTATACCGGATTTGCTGTCATCTACCGGTTGGGAGGAACCCCATTTTCCAACTATGTTGGTTATTTTGTCAATGCCCCTACCTAAGGCACCGACTAAAGAATCCACGCCGTTCATATGAAATCGATCTATTTCAAATTATTTTATTACAAAAAAGGGGGTGGAGGACCAGCCTCCTCCCCCTTGGGATATATAGAAAAAAGGAAAATCAAATCTTGCAGGGCTTGATATTTGCCGAAGCAGCTAACAAATCCATAAGGTCTTGAATACCTTCGTGAGCACCATACGGTACATGGAAGTGTACTGTAATATGATCATCAATTACCCTACCGAAGCCATTAGAATAACGTGCCGGCTTCAACGTTACTGAATAATCAGCATACGGAGCCAACAGGTCTAAGCGGGTTTCTTCGTTGGTAAACATCCGTTCCATAAGTTCTTGGTGAGTCTTACGGAAGTCGAAGAACATACGTTGTTCGCGTTCTTTATCCAGCAATTCAGCGCCAAGGTGAGTACGCGGAGCCCAGTGCTGTTTGTATTCGGTATGGATCGGGTTGAAGTACGTGCTGATAGCCTCGCGCTGTTCATCCGGATAACCACCATTTACAGCAATACGAACAGATCCTTCTTGGAATGTCAGACGGTCAATCAAACAGTCAGACGGAGAAATCATGTAGTCAATACCACGGAACAAAATACCGCATTTGCAGTTCTTAGGAAGCGGGTCTGCGATAATAGACTGATCTCCTGCTACAGCACCCAAACGTTTCCAATTACGTCCACGATAAGATTCGGGCGCTTTCGATACAAAGAAGTCTTTGAAAATTTTATCGCATTCGTCGCAAACCATGTTAGTAACTACAACTGTTTTAAACTTGTGCTGACATCCACCGGGTGTACCATAATCTTCGATTGTCAGATACGGGAATGCCGCCTGTAATTCTGCTTTTGCACTACCACCACATTCATCATCCGGCAACGTGATTTCATAAGCTTCTTTCGAAATCTTACAAGAACCACATGCTTCCCAGCTAACAGTAGTAACAGTAGGATTGCTACACATATCTGCTGTTTTAGCAACGAACGTTACTGTGGCTGTCGGATTAGTTTCTACAAATGCATCGATATCAGCCTTCGTCAGTTTCTTGCTTACGGCCACAGTGTACATACCTACTCCGCCATCTTGGGCTGCTGTTTTCTCGGCAGTGCTACTAACGGCATTCTTAATGCTTTCTACTACAGTAGACTGATCAACGCCATCATCCTCTAACGTTACGGCATAAATCAAACCGCCGTCTACCTTAGTATATCCTTCAGGACACTCTTCGCAGCCTTTCATTATAGAAGACAGCTTTTGAGTATAATCAGCAGGCTTACCACCTTCTTTCATCACCTGATATTTGGAAGTAGAAAGATGACGTCCAACTCTCTTGATATCCAAACCAGGATAAGCAGCCTTAAGCTGAGCCAGGGCATAAGCATCACCAGTATCACACATTTCCATACAATAGAAATTCATGTCGGTTTCCACCGGAGTTTTTTCCAACTCGTCACAAGAATGGATAGGATGGATTTCTACAAAATCACCTACCTTTCCACCACCTGCAATCGGCTGATTCTTGATACGTTCGATTGTTTTCAAGATAGCAGCCAAAATATCAACATCTTCGCAAGGATCACATTCTGAACACATATCCTCACGACCCGGACAGTTTTCGAAAATGATGTAATCATCGATATTCACCTCACCCATCGGATAACCACGAAGCTCGAACAAACGTCCTGTCAGCTTAATATGAATAGGGATACGATCGCCTTTTCTTGCTGTAATAGCGGTATTATCGTCAATTCCGTTATAACCGAAAATAACTTCATCTACTTTAATTTCTTTGCTCTTCGGAGCAGAAGCATACACTTCTATAATTTCATCAATAGCAAACGTAGGTGTAGAGAATGATTTATCATCAGATACACGGTCGTTCACCATCTCATTACGTCCGATTCTGATCTGGAAACGTTGCTCGTCCTTACGATATCCTTTCAAGTCTTTCAACGCTTTCAAACCATCTTTAGTCTGCTCACCATCCAAATCATAGATAGCGATCTGACCTTCTTGAAGCAACAAAGAATCTACGTCCGCCAACTTAGCGTGCGGAGGACAGATAATGTGTCTGTCATACGGTTTATGGATAGCCATAGCCTTATAATATTTTAAAAATTAATATTCTGTTATCTGTCTCAAAAATAGTGATAGTCATATAAGCAACAAAAAGCATTAGGAATTAATTAATTCTTAATGCTTTTTGATAGTCTTTAATTTAGGACGCGCCTTTATTCTGCTATAAAGGAGATTGGACGTTGTTTGAGTCTATTTGATAACGTCCGTATTCGCTTTCATTCAAAGCAAATTGCTTTTCAATCATGTTAAGGATAATACCAATTAATTTGTCATCTAATTCAGGATCTATATCGGTTGAATTAGAACCATCGGATTTAACATATCCTTCGATGTCAACTTCCTTAGGATAGCGGTAATACGTAAGATAAACGGTGTCTACGTCAAAACCAGACTTGTACACCCTTACCGAATCTTCACCTATAGTGTAGAACGTTTCCCTAAAATCAAAATCAGGTTTGTTAAAAAAGTCGGCAAGAAGCTCATGCGGGTTTTCGTTCTTAGCCTCCCACATGGTAAAATCAGTGACCGTGCATTCACCTTTGGTAAATACGCCTGATATGTTTGAAAAAGAAAAGAAATCAGAAGGCAATGAAAACAAAGTGCTTTCCGGATTATCTTTATCTCCTTTCTCGTCAAGTTCTTTTGAATACACAACTAACTTTTGGATATAACGTATATCCTCTTCGTTTTTCTTATCAAGGATATAACGAACAAGGCGGTTTTGTTCGTCATTAAAAAGCTGAACAAAACGTGCCTTGTCAAGTTTTATACCACCGTTGGTCATGTTTTCTTCAGCCTTCTGTAAGGCCCGAAGATAACAATCAACAATCTTCATAAATTATTCTTTTTTATCAGCGTACTGATCAATATCAAAACCTTTTTCGTCTTCCTTTTTCTTCTTGTCAGACTTAGCTCCTTCTATTTTTTTATGCTTGTTCTTTAAAGCATTATACGCTTCCAGAACACGTGACTTGGTTTCTAACATCGACTTATTGGAAGCAAGAGCCATAGACGCAGAGATAGCGTCGGCGCCCAGGAGCTCGCCATTCAGATACAGTCCGTCGGTGTTGACGGTGACAGCCAGTCCCTCAACCATTTCCCTAATCATACGATGGAATTTGATCACCTGCATTCCCTCAGAAGATTCATCATCAGACAAGAACCTTGAGCTTGCTTCTTTATACATGTCAACGTTCGTATTCTTAGCATCAATCCAATTAGTGAATATGTATTGAACCATGCTCTGATCAAGCTCTACGCTATATATGATATCAAGATACAAAAGCAGATCGTAGATGCTTTTCCTTTCAGCCTCGGATCCTTTCAGTTTGTTCATGAACTCGTATAAAATATCAGCCTTGTCAATCTGACGTTGTTTCCTGATATCTACGGCCGTAGTCTTGTCTTCTACACAATAATAAGATTCAACGTACATCGGATTACCGTCTTCCTCTTTAGGAGTAAGAGACTTGGATAAAATAGCTATATACAGCTCAAATAAATCACGAACGTCATTAGTGTAGAACAAACGACCATCATATAAGTCAATTCTGTAAGAATCCCAGAAATCGAAGTTCTTTTGGTCCAGGTCCTCATTGACAGTTTCTTCAAACGGATACCGAATATTCTTAATACGCATATCCATTTCATTCTTCTTGTCTTCAAGTGAGTAACCTTTATAACATGCTGAATTGATAAAGAAACCTGTATCATACACCCTAAGATCCTTGTCCCATCCACAACAAGATACTGTCTTGTTCCCAGGGAAAGGAGTCTTGGAAATGCCTCTTTCCTGATATCCGGAAGGAGCTTCTTCATCCATCTTACCTGTTATAACATAAATAGAGTCGGAATATATCTTCATTCCTCCTACGGTAGCCAGCAGTTTCTTAGACTCATGGCTTTCTTCAAAAATCTTTTTTCCCATTTTTTTATATACCCTACGTCTTTTCATATATGAAAAGACTATGTTAGAAACAAAATTTGCGGCCGGTTTTAAAGCCGACCGCAAGTTAATATTAAAAGTTATGATTACAAAGAGCTTGGTAACAATTCAATTGTTACGAACCGGCTGGTATCTTTTACCCAACAAGCCGATACAGAATGGCACCAGAATTGTTCTGACATACGAGGATGGCTGGATACAATTTCTTGAGCCGATACTCTGGATGACCATCTACCTTGTTCGTAACCCCACCACATAGAACCGATATCAGGCTTAACGTAGAATACGTTGCTGTTGATATTACCAATACGAGCTTCGGCTGAAGCAGGGATGCCGGCGAATGCATTGGAATATTCAGGAGCGGTCAAGTCTTCCATAATACATGAATATGATGTGATAGGAGTCATACCGTCTACCAACTGGCTTCTATCTACCATATCAACGTAATCCAAAGAAGGTTCGTGTTCTACAATAACCTTACCAATACCCGGAATAGTAACACCCTTGATCTTTACAGTTCCTAATTCAAGAGCATCGTTTGATCCTGTTACCGGATTATTGATAATACGTTCTGTACCCATAAGCGGAGCCAAGGCACCCAATTGAGAGAAGAACTCATCACGGAAGATTTCAACGATGTTCTTGTAAGCCATAGCACCTACCTTGAATTTCATTACACGATTTTCAATCGGCATATCGCTACGACCACGGAAAATATAGTCAGCAGCAGCCAGGAAGTGTTCGCGCTTGATACCGCCCGGACGTGCATATGAGATAACGAAACCACGGCGAAGTTGATGGTACAAACCTTCGTTTTTCATCAAAACACCATTATGACCCTTAACTCTACCTCCACGCATGAACATAAGTTCGTATGCTTCCATCTTAGCCAACTCAGCCAAACAGAACAAAGACACTGTATTGGCTACACGTGCCGTACGCATATCAATGCTTCCGTCACCAAGACGAGAACCGATAATGGCATAACTTGCATCACCTCCTCTGATTTCAGAAAGCTGACGAACTTTCTGGTAAGCCTTGTCGATGAAATTCTGTGTACGTTCGTCCGCATAAGCCAAAGACTTAATACCAGCGTACATAGTCGTTTCACCTTCAACACCACGGTGTCCACCAAGCGTAAATTCACAAGTCATAGAACCGGCCTTAGAAGCACCTCCTACACCAGAGAACTGAGTAGAGAACTCACCAAGAACGTTTGTTACCTTCCAGTATTTAATACCGGCGCGAAGCATGTCTTTCGGGAAGTATTTAGCACGAGAACGACCCCACAGCTTGCACCAATATCTCCAGTTTTCACCTTCTTGTTTCGGAGGGCGCTCTGTAGAGATAAGAGCCTGGCAACCGTTAATCACATCGTAAGTAATAACATCTCCTTGTTTGAATTGTGCATTCAACACAATTTCGAAGAAGCTTTCATCAATACCAGGTTTTGCATATTTCAAAGACGTGTCTTCTACTGTAACCACCTCATACGTTTCTGATACCGGAAGATCATAACGGAATGAACCATTGATACCATTTACGGTAATAGTAGCATCCTGTTTAATCATACCCATATACATAGGCAGAGGATAGTTTGTAATGTTAGAAAACAACTCAAGCATACCCAGATGGTTCTTATCCGGATTTTCGTAGTACCAATCTTCTAAAGAGCTAAGATCGTGCTCTACGATACTTTGCTTAACGACTTTAGCGTCGGTATATCCAATCACCGTGTCACCATTCATGGTGGCCGGGAAATTTTTTGTTAAAAGTACATTAGCCATGAACGAAAAAATGTTTTAATTTTTAATCTATACTGATTTCATCGAACTTCACACCTTGAACTTGATCACCTTTATCATCTACCGGAGCTACCCTCTTGTCTTTATTTGTGTGGCTGATGAGCTTATAAATTTTCTTCTTCTCATCAACTACAGCTTGATTCGACTTCTGTTTTATGAACTCTCCTGGGTTCATAAGAAACATAATCAAATCTGGCGCTTCTTCCGGATTCATCATCATCTCCCTTACCCTATTAAATGCTTTGGTAATTCCGGGATTCGATTCAGAAGGTTTTAGGGCAAAATCAAGAGCTTTAGATACCATAGTGTCATTTAGCTGATACTTTGCCTGGATAGAAGACTTAAGGTCTTTCTTATACCTTCTAAAATCTTCTGCATCCTTCGCCTTCTTTTCGGCAGCCTCTTTAGTACGTTGCTGGATAATATCATCCATTCTCTTATCAAGCTCAGCCTTATACTTTATAGCCTTTGCTTCAACATACTCTTCACCTTTATTGATAATGCCTTTGAAAAACTCATCAGCTTCATCTTTAGGCAACCCAAGAAGATCAACATAATGGCGAACGATCTTTATCTGATCTGCTTTGTTTTCAATGTCAAGCTTTTCTATCGGAGCGACATTCGTATCATATTGCTTAAGAATATCAACGATATTAGCGCCAGCCTTATCAGCCTGAATAAGCTTCTTGGTAATATCAGAAACAGAAGTAACATCTATCTTATCCTTAACAATATCCTCTTTCTGGCTTTCAAGGACTGTAGATAGTATGTCACACAACGAATCTTCTTTACTAAAATCAAGATCATTGATAGTAATCTCTTCGCCGTTTTCACCGCTAAATACCACATCTTTCAAATCGGGAATGATCCCTCTTGAAGAAAGGGCATCCAATACTTTTCTGTAATTGACAACCGGGGTCTCTACCGGATCCTGTTTAACGTCAACCACATTCTCTTCTCCTTTTTTATCTTCTTTAGGATCAGGAGTAGGATCGACAACCGGCTCTTCTTTAATTTGAGAACCTTCTTCTACAGGCTTCTCATCTTTTTTAGCCGGTTCATTACCATTAATAGGCAGAATATCTTCTTCCCTATTATAAACATCATCAACTGGACCGATACTAAAAATATCGTCCAATTCTACTATTCCATTTTTTTCTAATTTTCCCATACTGCAAAAATATTTAAATACCTATATTTCAGACAAAAAACTTATAAGTGTTTAATCTTCACTAAAAATTAAACATCCCCAAATTTTATTAGAGATTTTCTAATGAAATTTGGGGATGTTTAATCCTTAATTCTTATTGATTCCGGCTACATACCTTTTGGTGGCATCTTCCCTCGCTCGTTGAGCAAGCTCTTTGGATTTTAATTTTAACTCTTCCATTTTCATTCTCATTTCATCATCATGAAGTTTGGAATCGTTTTCAATTTTCTTATCCTCTATCCTTTCCTTGCTTTCTATATCAGCTTGCCTTACGGTCTGATCTGAAACAGAAGCCAGGAAGTTGAGGGAGGTGGCGTCGCTCTTGGCGTCTGCCGCCCTGCCTGCCGCCTGAATCTTCTCTTGAAGTATCCTGTATTGACCTTTCTTGTCTTCCAAAGCAAGTTCATGCTGACGTTGCTTATCCTTCTCAGCAGCTTCAGCTTGTATCTGTTGCTGGTTAAGCTGCATCTGATTCTGTTGTTGCTGCTGCATCTGACGCTCGTTGTATGCGCGAGTATTCCTTGCATTCTGTATAAGTTCCACCATAGAATCTGATGTGAAGATAGATGCAAGATCGTAAATATCGCCTCCGGCTGTATTTAGCTGCAACATGAAAGTTTTAAATTTCTCAAGCTCATCCCTTTTCTTGGAATTAGATAATGCCTGAACACCAAGATGCCTTAGACTAAGACCGTCGGTTCCTATAGATAAAAACGCTCTGGTAAGATCACTTTTTGTGTACATTACAGAAATATCCTTTCCTTCTTCCTGACATTGTTGAGCAACAGCCAGATGAAGATCCAAAGCGCGTTTCTTGAAGTAACCGAAGTTATCAAAGTATATCTGTGTTTGTAACATAGATGCTGTAACGCCCTGCTGGACCCCGGTGGCGGTCTCATACCTGTTGGGACCGTTAATTACTTGAGGCGTGATACCAACCATTTCAAAACATTTCATCCTCGACCATTCAGCAAGTTCCATTCTTGTTTTAAGTTGCTCTGTCTGGGACAAATCATAGACAGCAAACTGGTTGAAGGGGACACCACCTTTCGTGTTTTGAGATGAGGTATCTAATGTAAGAGCACCTACAGACTTAGCTACATCAAGAAGGTTTGCCCATATATCAGCCACATCTTCACCCAAATCCTTGTATTCACTCGGAACCAGATTTATATCTCCTAAGAAGAATTTACCGATCTCCTTTTCAAGAATATTGTTTATCTGGTTTATGGAGAAATTATAGAATATTTGATATGGCTGAATCCTGTTAGCCATAGAAGTACCGATATATCCGGCAACAGGTAAAACAAAGTCATAGATGTTGCTATCCCCTTTTATCTGGTGATCGATAGGTTCTCCATCCAGATACAGGTTGTCCTGAGCGAGGGCACCTCCACTTATTTTAACCCCGTACCTTACCTGTGGAACGTAATCTACGAAATAGGTATTAATCTCCGGGTTCTCCATTCCCTTACTCATGGTTCTGGTAATTTTCTTAATACCATTTTCCTGTAAAAAGTCCTGAAGAAGCTCGTCGGTTACCATTTCGGTAGTTACTAATCCGGTTTCAGTTTGGTAGGTAATTACATACACCTGAGCCGGGGATACCCAATATGATTCAGTTACCTGATACAAATCACTACGAACATGCTCGTCGCTTAAACTCTGGGCACGGTTATAATAATTACCATGCTCTAAATTTGGCATGAATCTGGTTCTGTGATATTCGTTGCCATTACTATCGTATCCGGTATATGTGCCGGCTGGAATACCGTAATAATCCTCATAAGCTTTTATAGAAGCATAATCATTATATCCTTTCCAAGGTATTACCTTATTCTGATATAACATCCCTACACTCGCCGATTTGGATAAACTTACATAGCTTCCATTATCACCATTGTTATAAGTACCATTGAAATTATCAGCACCTCCTATAAGCTTTTGCTTGTCTTTTGCCGTAAGAAGATGCCCCCACCTTACTATAATATCATTGGCAGTATAATAATGAACACGACCAATATAATCACCGTACTGCGGATACTTGCTATCTAATGTCTTAGAATAAAACGTATTCAACGGAGACCATCTCTCCGGCTTATAATAGTCGTATCCTACATGATAGTTTCTAAAACAACGACCGGTAAGAAGATAGTCGATGAAATTCTCAGTGTCTATCTCATCCATGTAAAAACGCCCCCTGTCCGCCTCAAGCGTATGAGAACCCCATATAACCTCGGCAGTCTTCCATTTTGTATTCATGAAGTTCTCTATCTCAGGAGGGGTCATAGATGCTTTCACCTCTTGTATCTGTTGAGCATAAGCCTGCTTTTCTTCTTCGCTTGCAAAATTATTATAATCCGGATCCAATCCCCTATTTAACAATTCTTGCCTAATCCTTCTGTCCAATTCCTCTTTAATGTAATTATGAAGGAGATTCTCCTTCGTGGCAGAATACTGATTCACTTCAGATTCGTCCAATCCAACTACATTATACTTGTCAGAAAGGTTGCCCAACCATCCTACAAAAGCGTTTACGATCGTACCTATTATATCATAATGACGTAAGAATGATGGAATATTTACATTGTCCCTTATAGACTGAACATCCTTAAGATAAGGAATTACGTCTTTCAGCTCCATAAAGGATAACTTACCTTCCATCATTCTATAAAAATCCTTGAACTTCTGGTTCTCATCAAGCTGCTTCAAACCAATCAATTCAAGAGAATCCATAGTGGCTTTAAACCACTCCTTGGTTTTTCTCTTGGTAGGTATCGCCTGTACCGGCAAACCTGAAAATACTCCTCTGGCCGGAAAAGCCTGATCTCTATTGAAATATTCCATCCTATTATCCTATTTTTCACAAAGATAAGGAATTTGTTCTCGTCACCTCATTTTATAAGGGTTATGTCTTCTTGCCGTAAATCCTTTGACCTGTTCTATCTTCTTGCGCTCTCTCTTCTTTTGATTCTCCTTCTGAGTCGTACTTTCAGGCATGTAACCCATATCATCATAATACTTAGCCAGAAGAAGAGCGTGGCCGAAGGCTATGATACGGTCGGTGTTGGTCCCGGGGCCGAAGGCTGTGATCTCATCAAGAAGTTCTATATCAGGGATACGGTAAATACCTTTCTGTGTTATTTCATTACCATCATCATCATACCCAACAACAACATCCTCCCAACAATATTGAATAACGGTATTGAAAAGCATACGCTGATTGGGAACCGTAGGAGCCAAACCGAGCTTATTGTTCTGACGGGCTCCGGCACGGATAATCTTACCGGCAAGACGTTCGCCATCTTCCAGCAACATAAGCTGCTTATTTCGTCTCGTAAGATAAAATTCATACATTCGGTCGGCATTCTCCATAAGACACTTGGCCCCATACGCTTCTTGAAGTATTTCACAATTCCTACAAAAATCATCGGAAGATGGAGGACGTGATGCGTATGATGCTACTATGCAATAAGCAAATGGATCGTTGATTTTTACATATCTTTTAAGTACATAAAACGAACCAACAGAATCAGTATCAGCCTTGTCAGATTTATAGGGGTCAAGCGATGAGACATAAGTGTAATCAAAAACACCTCCTTCTTCTGGTGGATCCTCATATATAACAACAGGAGAATCTATGTTACCACCTTGAAACGGATAATCAGCAAGCTGCTTATCACTAAAATTATACCCCATTTTCATGCCGTCTATCTGATAAATATCCACTGTTTTACCAGGCCTACCTTCTTCAAGAAGACGGCTTTTGTGCTTCAACGCATCTTCTACAGGGAACCTATTTACGTTCGTATTAAGGAAACAATCATCTATAGACAAAGGGAATGCCATTCGTTCCTGGACGTATAAAGCTCTATCCTTTTTGACAAGTTCGTCAAGACGTGATTTTATTATTCCAGTATTTTTATCAAAGTCTGAAACTTTTATTTTTATCTTCTTAAGACCGGGAGCATTCTCTACTCCAAGATACTTATCAAGAGTCGTTTCTTTCTTTTCATAAGCATGAGACATCTGGGCCGGAACAAAGCATCCAGATTTACATATACGCCATGTTGGTTTAATAACTCTCTTATTTAGAATATCATAATTCATTATAATGAATCCATATTCGTCCGGAGAGTTCATGATTTTCTGGGCATCTTGAGACTTTTCTACATTACCGCCAGTTCCCGCCATCAAACAAACGCCCCTCATTCTACCATGCATCATATGAGCTGGCCTACCGGCAAGCCATGCCCCAAGCACCGGGAATTTACCTACCTCATCATATATAGACGTATATGGAGTTCCGCCTGCGGTCTTCAATGAGCCTCGTGTCTTTCCATCATCAACGTTGGTGATTCTTATTCTGGCATGAACATCACGTTGATTATTGATGTTTCTTGTACCTAAAACAACTTCTTTAGTCCAGTCGTTACCAGTCCTGTTTATAGTAAGATAAGGAGGAAGATTATCAAGTCCAAACTCAAGATACTCTCCCATATTGGCAAGATCTTCTTTACTTGCTCCAATAACATTATGCGTCAAATTGTACGTCATTGTAGCATTACGAGCCAGAAGAGAACTCATTATGGCCGTATTATGAGTAACGATGTAATTGGTGGTCAAAAATAAATGAGAATCATTATCAACGGTTATACAAGTGGCATGCTCCTTTCCGTATATCGATATGGATCTTATTTTTAATTCCTTACGATTCCTTGATAGTATAAGTTTATTCCCCTCCAATTTAGCATACCAACCTGAAGCCCAAAACATACGTTGTACAAAATTTATGACATCCATGTCAATATGAGACAACGTAAGCTCTTCTTCTCCGGTTACTACGTTTCTGAAAGAACGAATGAAGTTTTCTATAAAATCTTTCTTTTGATCTATGGACGATCTTAAAAACTTCTTACAAACGTATTTATCAAAAAACATATCCCCTCCATAGCCACCGAGATAAGCCGCCAGCATCGAGGCGTAAGCTGACGGCGGAACCGGCAGCTTTGCCGTAGGGTAGTTCAGGGCCTCACCTACTGGAATAGACATACTCTTATAATCTAATCCGGCTATGGATCTAAGACTCCTAACATGCCATTTTCCGCCATGATTGACACGCCATTGGTGATTTCCGCAACAAATAACGTTACGACCGTCTTCGAATACGACTCTGTAGGTGGTTACTTTCCCTTGAGGGTAGACACCTACGACCTCTACCAAATTACCTTTATCGTCATATATCTTATCCCCTACAACAATATTTCCTATCATCTTTTCCCGGTCCTCAAGATAAAGTATCTCAGAATCAAGAAGGGCTTTCCCAAAACGACGGCACCCGAACATGAATATTCCTTTATTCTCTTCTTCAGCCTGCTTTAGAAATTCGGCAAACATCCATTCATTATCACGAAGCTGTGAATTTCCTGGAATACGATCTTCTCCTACGTCAATCATCATCTTCCAGAAATTGATATGCCAGTATAGCCAAGGATGGATAAACACCCCATTTATGGTAACACCGTTAAGGAGTTTCATAGCCTCATTCTCCCAGAATTGCTTGACATCATCATCTTGCTCTTCATAAGAATAAAGGTCATTCCATAACGGAATATCGTTACCCATATTTATATAAAGTTCTTTACTGTTAATATTCATGACAAAACTATTTATCGAGCTTGTTCTTAGCTTCATTCTTAACAAAAGACTGAATACCTGATACTGTTTGTCCTCCTTTTAGGCTTTTTTTGTTTTTGGCAGCCTCAAGCTGATTATAGACATCCATTATCCCACACATCTTAATATAAGATTCAGTCCATTGCATTAAGCTATCAGACAAGCTTTTTTGAAACCTAAATTCCTTCTCCCTCTTATCGGAATCTTCTATTTTATCCCAAGGGTTTTCAGATAGATAACGTTCAGCCTTATCTATCTGATCCCTTAGCACAAGGAGTTTTCGATCTACGTAAGAGACATCATCGTTAGTCGGCTTTCTTACCTTCATTATTAACAATTTTTAAAAAAGCCTCATACTGAGACTTAAGCATATTAAACCTGTCTTCAAGAGAAGATGGATCAACACGATACTTGCACATGTTTTTTATTCCTTCCTCAACAGATTCTTCCTTGAACATAACAGAATCAGTATTATTGTCAACGTACATAATAAAATCTGATTCTCCGTCGTTTACTATCCTGTCAAGAACCTTCTTGCTGTCATCATCTATGTTAAGATTATGACCGGCGTTAATAGATAACCTGTAAACTGCCTTTATAGAAGAAGATACTTTCAGCATCTCTTGTTGATACAAGTTGGTCATAAACGACTTTTCCTCCAAATCAATAAAGTCTTCTAACTCTATGTTGTTTTCCTCATCCTTCTTCCTAATAATATCCTTAGTTATCTCTTCCATCTCCTCTCCCACCTTATCTTGCGCAGACAGTAGATGGTTGTAATAAGAAATAAGATGTTTTATATCTGAATCAAAATCAATCTTCTTCATTGTCAAGAACCTTTTTATCATGAATAATAACGTCCATCAACTCCATTGATAAATTATAATCAGCCACTTCAAAAAGCTCGCTGTCTGTCAGCGTCCTTAAAAAAGAAACAGACAATCCTCTTTTCTTTGCAAAAGATCTAAGTACGGCATAGAGAATGTCCCCGGCAGAATAATCGGGGAGATCGTCACAAGATGCCTGCAACATAGAAAATAAGGACTTCCTTTTATCCTCGCATTGTAAATGCCTTGCTTTACCACATCCACCCATAACTTAACTTTTTTGAATTATAGTACCTTCAAAATTAAACGGAATCGATTCCTCTTTTTGAGACCCATCTTTTTGATAGTGAACAGTCATGTGCTTTACGAATCTTCCTATTCCAAATCCTGCTGTATGTATCTCTATATTGAACTTAAAGTGACGGGAGTCTATAATATTCAAATTAGATGACGTACAACCACAAGATGTCTCTGATGCTGTTATCTTCATATCATGCTTCGACTCAAGAACAAATGAAAACCTTATACTGTTCCCTTTTTCTACCGGTTCAAAAATGATTTCAAATGATTTACCGTCTTTAGAGAGGTCAATATTGTATTGCTTGTCATCTGTAGAAATAACATTAAATTCATCAGAATCCATTGTAATAAGTTCTAACCTGTTCCATCTTGACTTCTCATCATAAAAATCAATAGAATACTGACGATCCATCCACGAAGGACGGGGAAGCCCTTCCCCAAGCGCACACTCCTCTGTCTTGCTCCAGGCCTTCTGCTTGATGAAGCACGTACATACCGAACAACGATTTTTACCTATTTTCTTGCTTACGTATAAAGAAAGAGGAAGCATAGAGTTAGGGACGTTCTTGGTATTGAATTTACATCCCTCACACTTTTCAAGACGTTCCTTGTACCAATCAGGATAATCTTCTTTTTTTCTTGGAAGTTTTTTTAATATCGTATCCATAAAAGCATCGTATATAACTTCCGCTTGCAAAATCTTTTTCATGACTTATCTGTTAAATTCCTGTTCTTGAATATTTTGTATTTCACTAAAACTATGACCCTTACGAGATTTAAAGATAGATAATTTGTTGTGTTTTATCAACATATCCCCACTTTTTATCTCACCTGAGTCATAAGCATCCTTTATCATCCTTATCTTAATATCAAGGCACTGAAGTTCTTTTTCCTGATACTTAGATAATTTTTCTATCTTGGATTTAAGACGCTCAAGGTTATGTTTGCGCCTCTCCATCTCATGAAGGTTACAAACCATATCACCCACATACGGAAACGATACAGACACGTTATCTGTGTACGTACATAAGTTATTGGCATAAGAAATACTGGCTCTGAAAACGTCACGTATTTGGTTTCGGTCGTAAACGCCCCCGGTCTTATCCATCACATCATCTATAATATGTGACTCAAATGATATAGGGAAATCATTCTTCGGCATCTGATTCAAAAGTTTTCTTTCTGTAAAACAAAGAAACCAACGCACATTGATCTCTTGAACCTTCCAATACAAAAAGACGGCGCATGTTCTCTATATCCGGGCACAAACACCTTGTCCTGTAATTCCCTTCACGGTCAATCAAAATACCACGCTTCTTCATCTCCGTATCCAAAACCGATACATATTGAAGATCGGTACTGAAACAATGAGAAAACTTCTTCTTCGTCTCATACGAATATCCAAACACAAAATAATAAGCAAGAAGATTTAAGTGCCTCGCATCTATGACATTCTTCTCATTACCGGAGGACATTAGGTATCCGTTATAAAACAGAAGTATCTTCTTAGCCATATCTACCGTATTGGAATAAGGCACTAAAAGCCTATAAGCCCTATTACTAACATCTTTATTATCACTTTCTTTCATGAGATTATCGTTTTGATACAAAGATAAGGATTAAGGATTTATAAATTTAAAATTAACGTATTTTATGACAATGGATTCAGGGTTTGTCCCGATATTTGCACTGTGACATTAAAAAATAAGTTCTTGTTGTTTGATTCTTGAATTTTATTTCTACATTTGTAGCACGCTACGGATGTAGAAATAAGATAAAATAAAAAAACAAGAATATAAAATATTAAGTGTCTTGTTTTTTGTTGATTCTTGTTATTCATCATCTGTAACGGGGTTTTGGAGATTATCTGCAAAAAGACACAAATCGGATGGATATCCCCAAAAATCCATCCGATTTTTTTTTGTTACAGATTATGAAGCTACAATTAGGTAGAAATATTAACATAAGTCTTAGACTTTTGGAACAGTGGTCAGATGATTCGCTGTTCATGGAATTGTATGCTTTATACTGTATGATAAAAATCTCCCGCCGGGATTCGAGAATAAGATTCAAAAACCAGAAAGATCTTCTTCATAAACTTGGAATCGGGTATTCGAAATTCAAGAACATGACAGGACATCCGATGTTTGACGAACTGTTCCGTATGACGGATAGTACGTTCGTAGCAAGAAGATATCGTGTTAATGGCGTACAACTTACTCTTGGGTGCGGGAAAGTAAATATTCCAAAGAATAGGATTTTAATTAAGATAAAGAAAAATGAAATAACAAACCATGAAAAAGTCCTTGACAGGATAAGAGAGGCGATGTTTGTTAATTTAGTCAGAAACAATGAATCTGTACTGAACAGTGGAGAGACAAACTCTCAGGCTGAGGTCGTAGACGGAAGCCACTCGTATTATGGATTAATTGATTCGACGATAAGTAACAAAACAATTGCCTCGTATTTGAATGTAGGACTAACAAAAGCGAAAGAGATTGTCGGTATGGCAATACAAGACAAGCTCGTAAAAAGGTTCGAAAACATACAATTTATAACATACGTAGATAATCCTCGTGCTTACATTGAAGCAAACGAACATAACTACCCAATAGGTAAGCTGATTCCGGTATATAGGCACGGAGCCGTTTTCTGGCAAATAGCAAATACTTGGACCTTGTATAAAAAAGGAGCAACAAACAGATGGTATTTTGGAGAGAAGGATATAGAGAAAGGAGAAAAAGAAAAAGTGAGTAAGAAAGACGATTTCAATTTCTTCTTAAAAGACAATACTCATATCCTACGTTTCCTGAACGCAGAAGAAGTTGTTTCCGAAGATGGCGAAATCCTTGGCATAGATCGTAAAAAGACAAAAGAAGAAGAAGAAAGGTCATTGGCTTCTTCTATGGCTAAAGAAGCGCACAAAGACTTCTGGGACGGATATGAGCGAAGTACACAAAACCAGATTATAAGAAAGTACTATCGCGCTATCATAGCAGAAAATAAGAAGCGAAGAATGGACATGTTTTTAAACTGTCTTAAACAATCATACGACAAGGTTAGTGGGTGGAGCAAGGAGAAGGTAGCCACGGTAAAGGCAGGCATGGCTGATGCGGAAGCCTGCTGTGCTGAGGTGGGGACGTCCGTTGCCGGGGTCTGTGGTAGGGTAAGTAGGAGAATGAAATCCTATAACAATACCGCTCCTGACAAAAAGGCAGGTTTTAATGAGGTACGGGATATGTATGCTGAGTTCGCCGGCGAGATGGCTAAAGCGGTTGGTTCGGTAAGCGAAGACATCTATACGTATGTTAAGGCAGAACAGTTTAAGGAAAAGATAGAGAATATGGATATATCTGTCCAATCATTACCTAATATTAATATAACAGTAGATAATGATAAAGAATTAGATGGTGAATCCGTATTCAAGGATATACCATTTGAAGAACTATCATTCTATAATGATACCTATCTTTATCCTTCATCTCAGTATTCATCATTGTAATGTTTGGTACTTGAGAGAGGGTCTGTTCTTAGTGGTCTCCGACAGAGCCGAAAAACGATAATCTCGTAGAACATCGACGGAAACACCCGTTAGCCACCACTATGCCATAACTGTATCAATACGAAACTACATTACTGTCTGTCACAAAGCCACTTATCCAACTTATTATTTCTTTTTAATTCTAATTAATTCATTTTATATTTTATGTTTTATCTTGTTTTCGTACTTTTGTTTTGTAGAACAAAATCAGAAAAAAGATGGCTATAAGTTACGACAAAAAAATCATGGAGTGCGTTCTTCGTTCAGTTATGTCCGAAGGTAATGTCGCACAAGGAAAGGCTATTAAATCTATTTGTAAGTCACCAAAACCGCTGTTTATAACCGGTAAAGGAGGAAGTGGAAAAACAACGTTCCTTAAGCGTATTATACCGGCATTAAAAAATGCGGTTGTTGTAGCTCCTACAGGTGTTGCTGCTGTTAATGCAGGTGGTCAAACCATTCATTCATTTTTTAGAATAGGAATGCAGCCGTATATACCTGAAATACGAAAAGGTGCGTTTATGGATAACTGCGAATATAAATTCAACGGAGGTTCGGAAAAGATTTTACAGAATATAAAGTATCTTATCATAGACGAGATTTCTATGGTTCGCCCTGATCTTCTTGACAACGTGGCTGATATACTTCGTCATGCAAGAGGAGACAAGGATCCGTTTGGCGGCGTGAAACTTATTATGGTAGGCGACCTGTTTCAGCTTCCTCCTGTGATTAAAGAGGATTTTTTTAGAGAAATATACGATACATCTTATTTCTTTAGCTCCAAGTCTCTAATGGCTTCTGGTATGGAAATGGTGTCTTTTGAAAAAATATATCGTCAGAAAGATGAGAAGTTTATTAGTGTCCTTAATAAGGTGCGTGAAGGGCAGATGGATGATGATGTATTTGATACAATAAACAGCAGATGTATTCAGTCTGATAATAATCAAGGATATGTTGAGATTGTAACTACCAACTCAAAAGCTACGGCTATTAACGAAATGAGAATATCATCGTTACCAGGCTCTTTAAGAAAATTAGAAGCTGTTATAAACGGCGATTATCCTAAAGATGCTCCGGTTGAAAAAACTCTTTTCTTGAAAGAAGGATCAAGAGTTATGATAACAAGAAACGGAGGAGAGTACTTCAATGGCTCTCTTGGTACTGTATTATCTATAAAAAAGGGGGAGATTGAAGTAGTCCTTGATAAACCAAAAGATGATGAGCATACTAAGGTTGTTATAACACCATGTTCGTTTGAGAAAGTAAAATATGTAAGAAACGGATATAAGATAGAATCTGAAGTAGTAGGAGCTATTATTCAGTATCCTATAAAAATAGGTTATTCTATCACGATCCATAAAGCCCAAGGCCTGACATTGGATGCGGCTATGATGGATGTATCTAATTCTTTTGAAACAGGACAGCTATATACGGCTCTTTCAAGAGTAAAGTCTCTTGATGGATTATATCTTCGTCAACCTATTCCTAAGACGGTAAAAACCAGCGATCAGGTGGTGATAAACTTCTATAAAAGGACTCTTGGTAATGGAGGTATTGTGAAACCGGTTCCAATGGAAGAGCTTGAAAAGTCAATGATTAATTTGTCAACCGGATCTGAAATAGATTTTGCAGAGTTTAATTTATAAAAAATATAGTTATGAAATTTGGAGAAGCTTTAGAAGAAGTAAAAAAAGGTGCGTTGATTGCACGTGCCGGATGGAATGGTAAAGGTATGTTTGTATTCCAGCGCCCGGAAGATTGGTTGTCTACTGATATGATAGTTAATAAAGTAAAGTCATTGCCGGATTCGTTTAAAAAATACGTAAACGATTATTATGACGTAACTGAAACCAACATGATTAAATTTTGCGCTTATCTGTGCATGAAAGATGCTAACGATAATATCGTAAACGGATGGTTAGCTTCGCAATCAGATATGTTGGCTGATGACTGGATGGTTGTTGGTTAAATAATAGAACTATGGCAAGAGTAGATAAAATATTTCAAGACAATTTGGCTCTTATAATGAGCCAGCCGTGGGAAGAGGTAAAGCGACCGATATACGGTGATGGGACAGGCGTCAAGGTGAAGCGTATCCTACAAGTATGTAACCAGTACGATCTTCGTCGAGAATTTCCTCTTGGTTCACTTAGACCTACTAGTCTTAAAAACTCCATAAAAGAAATATTGTGGATTTGGCAAAAAAGATCGGTAGATATCAAAGATCTTGGTCTTCATATATGGGATCAGTGGGCTGATGATAATGGAAAGATCGAAGGATGTTATGGAGATATGGTGAACAGACATGTTTATATGGGAACCGGAAAATCTCCAGATGGTATGACAGATATCCATGATGGTCTTTATGGTTTTCTTAACCAAACAGACTTCATTCTTTGGTCACTCAAGAATGATCGTTCGTCAAGAAGAATAGTAGCATCCATGTTCGATCCTGAAACCAATGGACTAAAACCTCTTCAAGAATGTGCGTTTCAGATCAATTTATCTGTTAAAGGAGATGAGTTGTATATGACGCTTTATCAGCGCAGCCAGGATATGATTACAGCTTCTTACTGGAATGTAGCTCAATATGCGGCGTTGATGATGATGTTCGCTCACGATGCTGGGTTAAGGCCCGCAGTTTTCACTCATTTTATACAAGATATGCATGTGTATGACCGTCACGAAGAACAGGCAAATGAGCTCCTTCGTCGATCTCTATTCGGCCCGGTTCCACAGGTTACTATCTCGTCTCGTATGGAAGGGAAAGGGTTTTATGATTTTGTAGCTGATGATTTTGAGGTATGGAATTATGAACCGAAGGAGCAAATCAAATTCGAAGTAGCAAAATGAAAATAAGCATAGATAGAAGAGTCAAGATGGTTCCTATCATGGAAATCAATGCCGGAGATGAAGTTAATATCGGAGGCTTTGATTATGTTGTTGAAAACATAATTCCATGTAGGAAAGGCTCTTATTCTGATACGTATGGAATTAGGTTGGTCATGTCTTCTTACAAACATGGCCAACTTGTAAGGAAAGTAGATAGTGTTTTTTCTATCGATTCTATTTTAGTATTTCTCCCTAAAGGAGATTCTGTTGTAGTAGAGTGCTCTTATAGAGAGCTGGAAGAATGTTTCCCTAAAATATGATGTAATGACAGGAGAAGACAAATGTAACCGATGCGAGCAGTTTGGACCGAACGGTCTCACTGATTACCCATGTAAAAGGATTCCATCAAGGAACTGTCCTTGGTTTATTAAAATATCGGATAAGAAATATAAGAAGATTCTTGCCGATAGGGTGAAAAGAATTAAGGAGAATGAGAAACTTAAGCAGGAAATGATGAAAAATCGGGATCTTGTTGAAGAAGTAAAACAAAACACAAAAAGATTAATGCAATGAAAAAGAAAAATATAAAACCAGAAGAAGTGGAAGTCGTTATTCCTAAAGAAGTAGAAGCTATTAACATATGTGGGGATATCAATAGTTTTATAAAACATATTATATATGTTAGCTTGGATAAGGTAAGTAGTGATAGGGCGTTTGTCAATAATGATGTTCTGTATATGGTTACATACGCATCTATAAAAGGTGAAAATATACCTGTTGGGGTATTAGCAAAACAAAAAGAAGCTGAAACAGAAGATATCGCTATGCCGTTTGAGGATATTGGAAGGGACGTAAATGTTGTGTATCCTATTGAAATAGGAAAGATGTTTAAAGGATTTTACATTCTTAGTAATGGTGCTGTGGCTATTGATTACGAACTTACAGACAATGGAGGCTTTGAAAATGACGATAGCATTGGTAAAATCGACATGAATCTAAATTGATATATTATGGTATTATATATAGCAGCAGATCCTGGAAAAGACGGAGCTATAGCCTGCATCGATCAAGACAGCAAACTAATATCAAGAATATCCACTCCGAGAATATCAGCTTCAGGGCCGGTAGACTTGACTAAAGAATATGTTTTTTGTCGGGATACGATTGTAGAAAACAATCCTGATAGGGTAGTGTTTGTCATAGAGGACGTCCACGCACTGTACGGGGTCAGCACGTCCTCTACAGCCTCTCTCATGGAGAACAAAGGTCAACTGCATGGGCTGTTCCTCTCCCTCTGCATGGCATTTACGGACATAAGTTGCTCCGTTAATTTCATAGCCCCTAAAACATGGCAGAAATTGGTTTGGACGCATTCTGATAAGGTCATGGAAGCCAGTAAGGTAAATACTAAGAAAACGTCATTGGCTTGCGCTAAAAGGCTGTGGCCAAACGATACGTTCGTTAAAAACGAAAGATGTAAGACAGCCCATGACGGCATAGTTGATGCGATGCTTATAGCAGAAGCAGCAAGAAGAACCATTTAATCTATTTTAAATCATTTTAAATCCAATTAATTCGTAATTAGATTTTAAAATAATACATTTGCAGTGTTAGATAATCATAATCGTAAGTTTTAAAAAATGAAAGTAAGAGTTCCTGGCATACTAATGAATGAGAAACTTTCAAACATTTCAAAGATGTTTGATAAGGTTTTAAAGGATTGTGTCACATCGAATATAAAAATTACTTTATATTTTGATCATATCCGGATACAAGCCATGAACGAACGTATAACATATACGGATGATATTTTCGATGTGAATACTGATATTTCTTGTGACTATAAGTTTTCTTTTTTAGTAGATGCCGGGACTCTTATTTCGTTTTTTAAAAATCATAACCAGGATATAGAGATAGAGATTAAAAACGATTACAGTATCGTTTTTAAATACGATAGAGGATCTTTTTCTTCTACTTGGATTGAGGATAAGGCTTTCCCTGATTTCTTTTATCCTGTAGGTGACGGTATTCGTGTTATGAGCTCGTCTTTCATTCAGTCTATGAAAAGATCTTTTGCGTTTGTTGGATCGGATGAATTTAGACCGGCTATATGCTCGATTCTTCTTAATGTTAAGAAGGACTATATTGACATTGTTTCTACTGATATGTTCCGTCTGTTTATAAACAGGAAAGAGTATGCTAATGCAGTAGAAGAAAGGTCGATTATGTTAAGTGAGGTCGCAGCTTCTATTTTATACCGCTTTCTATCTGATAAGGATACGGAGATCAGTATTTCCACAGATGGTGTTAGGACGTTTTTATGCTTTGATAATGTGATTATATCGGATATGAACGTAGAACAACAGTATCCTAACTACGAATACGTATGTAATAAATTCGAAAAATCTTCGAGTGTTAAGTTCGATAGGGATTTGCTTATATCGGTTCTTAATTCCATGACTTTAGTGGATAATGTTGTCAATGTTAAGGTAGATGAAGAAAACGGCATAACAGTAATGTCTGAGGATTTTGGAAATAGAAAAAAGATAATGGAATCAATGCCTTTTAATGCGCTGGAAGGCCCGTGTTTTAATTTTTCTATCGGTAAGGAAAATATACTGTCTTCCGTAAAATCACTTATAAAAGGAGATGTTGTTATGGATTGGTCTGATCAGTATAAGATGATAAAGATGTTCAATCCTAAATACGAATCAACATACGTCTTAAATCAAACATTGTATAATCTATAAAAAAAATAATAATATGGCTTTTAGAGAAAACAGAAGTTTTGGTACAACTTATTATCTGTATATTAATTCAGATGGTAACTTGTATGAAAAAAGTAACGAACCAAAAGAAGGTTTTGTTCAGCACATAAATCCTAATAGCGGTCAGCCGGCAGGATATTGGAAAGAGTATTATAATGGAGTAGTTGGGTACATTAACTACATCGGGTTAAAGTCAAGCACTTTCTCTAATGGAAATACTGTTACTAATTTCCTTATCGTATTAAAAGATTACGAGCTTAATGAAAACTATTGTATTTCCATACCTCTCGTTAATCAAAAAGGAAATATCAAGGGCTTTGTTAAGAGCTTCGTAAAATACTACGAAAACATCGATTTCAGTCGTGAAATTTATTTCAATGTCTTTAAGAAGAAGAAAGATGATGAGTTTGGATCTTCGGAACTTATTATCGCGTATGCCGGAGTAGACGGAGAAAGAGATCAGCTTGTTGAACGTTTTTATAAAAAGGGCGTAAATGGCTGGCCTGATCCTGTTGAGGTTACAGGATTTGATGGTAATAAAAGCCTTGATTATTCAGCTCAAAACAACTTTACTTATCAGAAGATTAAGGAATATTCAAACAGGTTCAATGATTCTATTAAAGACATCAGAGCTGGTATAATGGCTAAATTAGGTTTAGGAAGTAATACTCAGCAAGAGCCTACAGCTCCTCAGACTTATACCCAGCAGGCGGCTGCTCCTCAACAGGTTCAACAACCTCAGTCTGTTCCGAGTGCTATTCCGTATCAGAATTACCAACAACCTGCTCAACAGCCAGCACAGTATCAGGCACCGGCTTATACGCCACAGCCGACTGCTCAGCCTGCTGCACCTGCCCCGGCACCTACTACAAGGAGCACCAAGCCGCAGCATCAGCATCAGCCACAGCCGCAAGCACAGATGCCGAACTTCCCTCCTATGGAAGAAGATGACCTTCCATTTTAATATAAACATCAGCCCGGGAGAATAACATCTCTTGGGCTTTTAAAGATTGTGTAGAATGACAGTAGAAATAGTTACAAGATTTCCCCTTATTAAGCTTCGTAGGAAAGTGACAGAAGAAAGGATTATGGCGAAGCATGGGGATAAATTATGTATGATCTACTCAGAAACCAGAGAAAAATATAAGCAAGGAGATGAGTGGGTCGATGATCCTAATGATGCAGACATAAGTACTTTTCGTGAGTGCTATGAATCAACGAAGGACATAAAAAAAGAAGGTATTGTTTATTGTACTATAAAAATATGATTATGGATAAGTTAGAAGATATTGAAAGACTTCTTTATGAAAAAGAAGATAATAAGAAGGATACTGTTTCTGAAAAGAACAACAAACATAAAAAAGAGGATAAGGTCGTTAATAAAATACCTGAATCGTATTTGACTCCAGGGTATCAGAAGACTGTTCAGGTAGGTATTAAGAAGCTGTATCCTGATGTCGTGGCACCTGAATACAAACATGATGGTGATGCCTGTTGTGATATTCGTGCATATAGAGTAGTGAAGATGATGAATGACATGGGAGTAGAAATAGATGTTCCTTCCGATTTTGAATCAATTACCTTATATCAAGGTTATTCTGTTAGAATCGGAACAGGATTCAAGTTGAATATACCAGAAGGTTGGTGTGTGAATGTGGAAGGAAGATCTGGATTCTCTTTTGACGAGGGAGTGGTAGTTACTAACGCTCCTGGCAAATGCGAATTTATCTACAAAGGAGAGTATATGGTTAATCTTACTAAAATCAATAAAAAACCGACCGTAATCCGCAAAAACGATCGAATAGCTCAGATGGAAATCGTTCCACAATACAAAATGGTATTGGAAGAAGTAACAGATATTGAGGTAGAAGACGGGAATGAACGTGGAGAAAAAGGTCTTGGTAGTTCTGGAGTTAAGTAATGTTTAAATATTTTTAAAATGAGCATGTTAGGTTTTACATTCATCACAGACAGCAAGCTGTCAATGTACAGGGAGAAAGCTATTAAATCCGAAAATCTTGCAAAAGAAATTGAGGAAATGCAGGATAAGGCCGCTTCTTACAAGGAAAGGCTTTCCGAACTCAAGTCAGATATCGCTTCAAAGGATAAAGAGATTTTATCTGTTGGCAAAGATCTTTCTGAGTCTAAGGAAAAGATTGACGCCTTGAAGGAAAATCAGAAAAAGTTGATAAAAAGCGTCAAGAAGAAAACGGAAGAACTTGATGCTGTCAATGTCGATCTTGACAAAGCCAGGTCTGATCTTGATGAGGCTAATTACAAAATCAGAAACTTGGAAGAAAAGAAAAACAGTATCTCATCTGAATTAAAAAAGAAATCAAATGCATTGATTGAAGCCAGGATCAGAATAGGAGATTTGGAAAACGAGGTTTCGGTTGGGTCCAAAACAATACAAGAGTTAGAATCGAAGCTGAAATTAATGCAAGTAGAATTAAGAGGCTACCAAATAGGTATAATCGGGAAAGATAAAAACAATGTCGCTGAGCCGGAATTGGATAAAGATGAGGAGTCAGATAAGGATGTGGCAGAATCGGAGAAATTTGATAAAAATAAGGAAGTTAAATACAATACGCTTCTTGATACAGATGTGATTCAGGAAGAAGCAGGTGACATTGTGGAGCCCGAAAACGAAGCTGAACGAGTAAAAGACACTAAAAAGAAGAAGAAAAAAAAGAAGTAGGTATTTTAATCCTTTTTATATTTTAATGTTTGCCATATTATGGGTTAGTACTTAACTTTGCGTTGAGAGAGTTTTTAGGATAATTATTGGTTAAAAACTTAGCTGTTATATGCAGGCGTCTGTGAAGGCTCCTGCATATTTTTAAGGTCCTGTGGCTTAGTGGTGAAAGCAAGATGCTCATAACATCGAGATCGTGGGTTCAAATCCCTCTGGGACCACTGTCCAATGGTGTAGTGGTAGCACAACAGATTTTGGTTCTGTTAGCGGAGGTTCGAATCCTCCTTGGATAACGGTACATATTTTGTGTAAAGTGTTAATTATCTAAGTGTTTGTGGTGTGTGAACATAGCAAACATTAAATGGCCCATTAGTTTAACGGATAAAACCCTTGAGTCCTAATCAAAAGTTGCCTGTTCGATTCAGGCATGGGCTACATGGCTTGTTGGATGAGTGGTTTAGTCAGGGATCTGCAAAATCTCGTAGGGCGGTTCGATCCCGCCACAAGCCTCTAAAAAAAAGTAAGACAATGAACTACCCAGAGCAACAAATGCTTAAGATCCTTAATAGGGATCTGTTAAGTAATCCGATGTATGTTATTAACAATCTTCATATATGATTGGGAATCTGACTTCCTGGCCATAACAAGATCATTGTACGCTTATGAAGTAGAGGTCAAGATGTCTAAACAAGATTTCTTTAACGACTTCAAAAAGGATAAAAAACATAAGGTTCTTAAAGACGGCATTATTAAAGTAGGTGGTGTTATAAGCTATCCTCCAAACTATTTCTACTACGCCTGTCCGCCTAATATGATTGACGTAAGTGAAGTTCCGTCTTATGCTGGACTGATTTATGTCGATGTTAGTAAAAATAGGAAGAACATCGTTAAGGCCGCACCTTTAATTCATAGACAGAAGTTTGATGTAGTGGGCAGGAAACTGGTGGATAAGTTTTACTACAATATGCTTACTTGGAAGAAAAGAGCTATTTCAAACGTGTATGCTGACCCAGCCAAGGAAAGAGAGAAGGGCGTGCGTGCCGGAGCTGAGGCTGTGAGGAAGTCGGCCTGGGATGCGTTCAGGGCGCAGTGCCCGCACATCGCTTTTCCCTATGGAAAAGAATTTCCGATGTGTGACGATCATGAACAAGATCATCCCATGAGAGACTGCATACTTCAGTGTGAAAAAGGTAGAATATTTAAAAACGTATTAAAATGAGCACCCCACGTGAATTAAGCAGGATAGCTAATAAAATAGCCAGTAAGATGACTGATGATGGATGGGTCAGCCCCGGTAGAAAGAATCTTGTCTCTGATAAGAAGGTCATGGAATTAATAGATTTGATCTTTAATGAAATATGGAGGGAATTAGATGACGGGAAAAGAGTCCATATCATAAAACAGATGATTTTTAAAAAGATTTTTGTCAGTAGGCAAAAAGATAAATACTACATACAATGCATAGAAAAAAGGGACGCCAAATAGACGCCCCTTTTCTTTTTCTGTAAGTAATTGTTATTTCATTACTTTCCTTACCAACTTAGAAACAGCTTGAGTGATAGTCCACCTGATGTTTGCATTAACGTTGATAGTCTGAGGAGTACCGTTTGCATCCAAGTTAATTACATTCTTATCTATTTCCAAGAACGGATCACCTGCTGTCTGGGTAATAACCGTATTAGCCGTCTGACCTCCGGCGGCCGTCACCTTAAGAGTATTTACCAGATCGTTTACATCAGTGTTCGCAGCAATATCGGAGAATACGATACTGAAAGCAAAGGCTCCTGTTGCACCAGGGTCGTCGGCGATAACAGCGCCGTTGTTGGTAGCCTTACCTGCCGCCTGATAGGAGGTAGGTATTTCCAACGTCAGAGGATGAGTTTCGTCCGGAGTTAAGGAGAACGTTAATTTAGTTGAGTTACTTGTACCGTTGATTGTTACAGTACCACCTTCTTTCCCTACAGATGCAGTAGGATCTATTTTTACGAACTCAGCTACCGGAGATTGGTTGATGGTAGCACTTTTCTTAACACCCCCTGATTCGGCACCAAATTCTACTTGTTGCGTGCGTTGTACACGACCTTCGTATTTTTCACCTGATACGGTAACCGCCTGATCACCATCACCTGATCCCGGATTGAAGGTTACAAAACCTATTTTTGTTTCTGCCATGACATTTATTTTTTAATTGATTAAGATACCGACAAATATATGATTATTTTTATTCTCTTACGTCATTGGTTTATTTTTATTAAATACGTAGCGCTATGGTTTTTTTATCATATTTTAATCCTATTTATTTCTTTGCTGATTATTTATTATGTATGTTTGCAACATCAATATAAAATATTATAACCATGAAAGTAGATTTTTTTAACAGTAAGGATTTTTTAGGATCTAAAACTAAAGAAAGCAAGATCCGGAAGTTGTCAATCAGTAAAAGTAAGATAATGACTATCTCTGTCGATAATTTGAATTGGATGGGGGTAACGGATGCGGTTGTTATCGGCTTAGAAGAAGGGAAGATATTTGAAGGAGTTGAAAATACGGTCTTTTATCTGGCTGCTTCTGATGTTGAAGACGAGAGATCGTTTAAGGTAAATAACCTTGGTGTAAAATACAAGAGAATTTACTTAAAAGACCTGCTCGATTATCTTGGATGGGATATAGGAGAAAATTCTTATGCTGTGTATGATATTATAAAAGAAGACAGTAATCTATTCCGTCTTCAGTTTAGGGTAATAAAAAAGAGTAGGAGTGAAAAATGATGAACAATATAGATATTAAAAACAAAAGAATACTGCTATTCGATTTTGACGGGACGTTGGTTGAAACCAGATCTGGTAGTCTTTTTGCAAAAGATCTTACTGATATGAAGATTAAGCAAGATGTCGTGAATAGGGCACTTGATCTTATGGAGCAAAATGGCGTTAAGTACTTTGGTATAATAAGCAACCAATGTGATGTGGGTGTCGGGTTTGTTTCCGATGAAGATATTGATGCGAAGATAAATTATGTCCTTAGATGCGTTCATGATCTTGCGGTGAAAAGAGGTATAAGAGGAGTAGTGTATGGTCATTATGAGTGTTTTTCAATTGATGAACATGATCCGATGATGAAGCCTAATCCCGGTATGGTATATAAGGCGCTTGGTGCTTGTAGGTTGATGATGGATGGCATAACATATGAAGATATTACGAAAATGACGCTGATGGTAGGAAACGCCAGTGGTATGCCAGGTCAGTTCTCTGATTCGGATAAGGTATGTGCTGAGAAGGCCGGAGTTGACTATATGGACGTCATTCAGTTTGTTGGTAAAGATCTTGATTTAAATTATGTGTTGTCCAAAGAACATACAAGTGAAGGACTGGTTGAGTTTAGGGACGATTTTGTTTATATTTTTAGTAATCCTTATGGGGTTGATCTTAACATAAAAATTGAATTACAGGATATTTATCGTTCGGAGTTGGTTACTCCTCCTATTTGTAAACCTCCTTTATTTACTTTGAAGGTTCGTATTAAAAAAGATCAGGATTATGGAGGATATAGCGATATTATAAGAATAGATAAAGGAGACAATAATATTACATTTACGAGTTTGTATCATGAAAGTAAAGAAAACGGCGATAGTTTATCATAAATCGGATTTAGATGGCGTTGTGTCGGCAGCCATCGCAACCATGTACGAAAACAGTAAAAACAAGGATGTTATTTATATCCCGTATTCGTATGAAGATGATGTAAAGAAAGTTATTGATAAAGTAGATGAATGTGGGGTTGTTTACGTTCTTGACGTGTCTTTCGGAGCCGATTCTAAAACGGTTTTCAAAAAGTGGCTTGATGAAGGAAAGAGCCTGATGTGGATAGATCACCATAAGGGAATTATCGAAGATAGTAAGACATGGGGGTTCGTAGTTCCAGGGTTGAGGAGAGTCGGTGTCGGTGCGTGCGCTCTGGCCTCGGACCTGCTGATGGGGAAGGTGCCGGCGATCGTCCGGTGCCTGTCAGACTACGATGTGTGGAATAAAGATTCTGAATTAGGATGGGATACGGTAGTAGCCGTCCAGTATGCCTTGAGATCAAAAATAAGACTCAATGTATTAATAGCATTGTCGTATTTGTATGACCATTTTAAAGAAAATATGAAGGATAATGAAGTTGATCTTATTTTTTATGATCTCGCTAAAGAAGGACGTGCTATAATTAACTACATGGCTGGTAAAAACGAACAAGAGGTAAGTGCGTGCTCGTTCGAAGCTTACGTAGACGAGGTTAAGGTCGTGGCGATGAATACTACAGAATTTAGTTCCAAAGTATTTGATTCTCTTACACGAGACTGGTTAGATGGTAGAAAAATTAAAGCCCTGATGCCATTTTGTATTATGCCAGGTGGTAAAGTCCGGTTCTCTCTTTATGAATGCGTAGAAGACAGCGTAGATTGCTGTGAGGTAAGTAAGAGATTTGGTGGTGGAGGACATGCTGGTGCTGCTGGATTCGTTATAGACGTATCAAGTGACCAGTTTAAGGACTTTCTTGAAAACCATAAACTTACTTCAATTCAATAAATTAATAAGGTCGTGTTTTAAATAGGATTGGTTTCTATCAATCCTATTTTTTTTTGTTGTGTGTGAGGTGGGTATGTGATGGGATAGAGGGTAAAAGATGTTTATGTAATGTGGGAGAGATATGAGAAAGAGGTTTATGTTATGAGAGATATGAAAGATGTTTATGTGATGGGAGAGAGGGGGTACCTATCACGAACCTCCCGCCCCCGAAACGCGTTTTCTCCCCCACACCCCCTTCGCTGGAAAACCGGAAACGCGTTTTTACCTCAAACCTAAAAACTCGCTGATTATCAATCACTTATTTAAATTATTGATAATCAATGTATTATTATAACATATTGATTATAAGCCACTTAAATAAGCATATATCCTACATATTAATGTACGCGTATAATACCGCTCTTGTATGTTTTGTAAATTGCTGATAATCAGATGATAGAATCGAAATTAATACAAGTTAACAAAAAAAAGATAGCATATATATTTGTAGTAATTGTAAATGTAGTATATTTGCAATGTGATTAAGAGAGATCACGAGTTAACACAGTGAACCTATATAGTGTACCCGTTGGGCTAACTATATCTGTATCTGTAATTGCCAGCGTTGTTGGCTATTAAATTGAATATCATTTGTTTAACAATTAAAATATATTGGGATATGATTACGAAAAAAAATGTAAACAAACTACAGAATTCCGTTATCAAAGAAAATGCTGCAAATTTGGTAGGTGCTGTTAAACTGTACAACGCTCTATTTGCTAATGGAGCTGATCTAAAGGCTATTTGCAAGGCTTTGGAAATACCAGCAGAATACGCTGTAAAGGTAGCAGCCCTCGCCAAGGATAAAAAACGCCTGGTAGCTGTGTGTAGCCAAATGTTACCGAAAGTTGACGATACATTTGTTAAATTTTCTCTATACTCTAAAGTATATAAGGATAACAAGGTAGACAAGGAGAAAGGCGTTGAGGCTAAAACGGCTGATTGGTGCGCTGATAATGTGGTTTACGGTAGCGAATATAAATCATTTGGTTTTACTACTGCCGAATCATTGGAGACCAAAAAAAGCACTAAATGGTTGATAAAAGAAAACGACGAGTATAAAGCTACTTATGTGGCTGTTAAGATCAAATCTTATTCTATTCGCACTGTGGCAAAGTGTGTAAGTGAATACCTCGCACATGAAAGCAACCAGCAGTAACAAGGCACGGAGAGCGCCGTTAAGCTCTCCAAAGGTTTGACGCGTACCGTTAAACGCGCTTGTACGCCGTTGTCAGTGGGTGCACGTCCCGCGTATGCTTTAGACTGAAGCTGACAAGCAGAGAGTTATTTTACATATTGGAGATAGATATACCGTTGCCCTTGCCGTTGGCAATTAAAGGGCTGGTATTACTGCATGAATCACCCGAATAGGCGTGATTCATGTTAGGTATGTGATTACAGTTTGGAAAACATGCCGTTGTACGAGGTTTATCTCCAGATCGAAACGTGTCTTACTTGCTTACACGAAAAAATAGAACAAGGCTGTAGATTAAATTACAGGGTACAAGCATGTAGCCTACCATGTAGGGACGTGCCGTATCAAAACGCAAGGACACAATCGCCTTTATTTGTGGCTAAGTTGTGTAGCAGACGGAAAATATAATAACAACATAGTACGGGCCTGTACACAAGAACTACGTACTAATTACGGGCTGTTGGTTGTAGCATAAAATTCGTATAGAATAGGAATGCGTGTTCGGTTCGATTCCGGAGCAACCTCTAAATTATAAACAATATAATAACATGGGAAAGAAAGCAATGATCAACGCTTTAACCGAAGCGTTCAATAAATCTAAAAACAGTTGCGTAAAAATAACATTGCGTAACTATATCGAGACGGTGGAAACATTGAGCGAAAGTGAGTACAAAGAGGCGGAAGGTTTCTATATTGAAGCACTTAACCGCTGGGGTTAATCATAATTAAAGCATAAAAAAATGGAAAGGAAATTTAAATCTTATATGGTAGACGTCCGCGGTCTGTCCAGGAAAGAAGCTAAAGAAAAGCGGAAAAGAGCGTATCGTGAATTTATGTTGTATCGTGATCTCAAAGAAGCGTATCATGCCGATACAGGAAAGGATAAATGTAAGCGTAAAGTTCATACATCACGAACATACGTCAAGGAAAACATAAACAGTATTTAAATAGGAATAGGGTTGTTCCGAATATCGGAGCAGCCCTATTTTCGTATCCTACTCTTTCTATTTACGGGTAGGATATTCTGAGAGTGAACGGCGGACGTGGACAAAATTGGTCTAAAACGAAACAAAAATAAGGCCATTCGGATATAATGCCGGTATTTTGTCTATATCATGTCGTTAAAACTGGTCTAAAACGAAACTTGAGGCGGTTTTCTGACCCAAAAATAGGGTGTCGGATGCCGCCTTTTTCATCTCTATGGATTGAAAATCAGGCTTATTGTATTTTTCTTAAAAATTAGGTATGCTTGATTATCAATTAGTTAGGTTTTATAATACCCGTATTTTCGGGCACACTTATTGTATTTTTTTTATTTTATGTGGTGGTTTTTATTAGTAGCTGACCTGTATTTTTTATCGGTTGGAGTAAGGTCTATGTTGGAGTACGGACCAGATCAGTATAATATTGTAATGTTCTTTTGCTTTTTGTTATTAGCTTGTGTTATAGGTTTGAATATCTATCTCGATAGGAGGAGCAGGCGGTAGGGCGTGGGCTGAAGACTCTCTATTCTCTCTATGGAATGATATTATCTCTAAACACCCCACACTTCATGCCAGAGTATAAGCTTGTAGCGCTCTCCGTATGCCGGTAGTGAGGCGGTAGGGCGTGGGTTCTATGCGGAAAGCCGGAGGATTAGCGGGAGTTGGAGAGGGGGAGGGGGAGGGGCACTCCCTACCAACAAAATTCAATAGACCTACCAACAAAATTCAATAGATAAGCGTTTTAAAACAACATTATGTAGGGTTTTCCCACAAAATTAAGGATTACAGTGCTTTAAAACAGCATAATGTGAGTTTATTCTACAAAATTCAATAGGTTGAGAGTTGAAAACTATATTCTATAGATTAGTGGTAATCGGAATGTTTAACAATTAAAATATGGATGGTATGAACGTATATGATTTTGCACCCGATTTAGATTTGAGTAAAGAAGTAGAAGGTTCTATTTTTGGGGTGAAAGGAATAGAAGGCAGTGATGGTATAGTATATGCTAAGGTAGTTAGCTGTGTAGACGTTAAGGATTACAGTTGTGATAGGTGTATTTTTTATGATTGTTATAAGGATAAATGTTTATTATCGCGTAGTGATAGTTGTGTAGATGGAGATTGGATTTGTAGGTACGAACAGGCTGCCATAGAGGGGGAGTAGGCGGCGCCTTGGGCTAAGGCCTGCGGTTGTAGGTGGAACGTAGTTCGGAGCAGAGCCGGAACAGTTTATTGTGGAACGTGAAAAGAACAGATAAAAAAGGAGGAGATATGAAAAAGATATTTAAGACATTCTCTATTATGCTTGTCATAGAAATAGTGTTGATAGCTATTTTAGATGCTATGGCGTAAGTGAGAAAAATTTTCTTCATTAATTTTCTTATGCTTTAGACAGAATGCTCCCATCTGCGAAGATCGGAGCATTTGATTTATGGGATTCATGGTGCAGCAAGTCGGTTCGATTCCGGCGATCTCACACAACATTAAAATAGGGAAGAACATGTTAAAAGAAGAATTTGAAGAACTGATTAAAAGGGAGGTAAACGAAAATCAGTATAAAAACATAGAAACGGCATACGAGGCTTTGCCGGAGTATATGGATAAGATGTATTTAGCAAGTGCTATTTCAAATGATATTGGGAAAGCTATTAATGTCTTATCGTTTTTAGGATCGCATATAAGCGAGTTAATGGGTTCGATAATAATCGAAAGGCAAAAGGTGGAATCATGTGCCTATGATTTAATAAACAAATCGCATGAGGAGGATGACTTGAAAGCAAGAGAGATTGCCGTGCGATTAATAGGAGAGAGGGAAACAGTGGCATACACAGTAAAAGAAGGGCTGCCATTGTGGGAACAAGATAAAAAGTTTATAATAGAATTAATAAAGGAGGATAGAAAATGAAAGACGGTATTGTATTGCATCCAGAGCATGGGTTGAATCCATCCATAGAACTATGCATAGTATGCGGTGAAGAGATGGGGATTGCTTTATTAGGGAATAACATCAAAGGGCAGGCGCCGCATCATATATGCACGGGAGAAATATGTGACAATTGCAAAAAGATAATAGATGACGGAGGTTGTTTTATTATCGAAGTCGAGGATGGATCAGATCAAAAGAATCCGTATCGTACAGGAAGATATTGTGCGATAAAGAAAGAGGTGGCAAAGAAGATATTTGGACAGGAGCATAATATTGTGTACATGGAAAAGTCTGCATACAGTCAAATAATACCATAAAAATAAAGAAGGATATGTTTACAAAAGAAGAGCGATTATTCATATGGAAAAAGGTATATGAGATGATTGATAGGTTAGAGGATGGGGAATACATATGTGTTGCGTTAAGAAATGTAGTGTTTATGTATTTCAAAACACATAAAAATATCTATGAGTTTCGTTCAGACGAAATGGTGAGAATATATTTCCCGGAATTGGAGGAGAAGATAAGTATGGCCACAGAACCAGAGGAAACAAGAAAGTTTTATGGGTGGTTTGGTTGTATTAGTCCAGAAACGAAGGAGGTAAGGCTGAATATTGTGAAAGATATTATAAAAGAATTAGAATAGTATTTTTGTTAATCTATTTTATTCATCAAATTAAGTTTTGGGTTTTGGCATGTCGGTTCGTGAGGATAGGCATGCCTATTTCTGCATCATAGAGGGGATGACGCGGCGTGCCGGTGCGTATGTGCCGGTCCTGGTTCGATTCTGGGCATCTCACAAACAATAAAACAAAAAAGTTATGAGAATATATAAGAATGATATTATAAAGGCGTCAGCAATAAGCACCGGAGCCGACAGAGGCGTGTTGCTGTGTTCAATAACAGATTCAGGCTTTACGTCTATAGCGGGCGTAATATCGGCTGTTAAGGATAGGTTACCAAACGAAGATCACAAGAAGATGGTTTTTGAAATCTTGAATGATACGAAAAAAGAGTACGGAAGATATAATAATTGCGGAACAAAAGTATTGTAATAAAGAGTAGAAAACAATATGTTTATGTAATATTAGTTTTTTCATTTTTATTGAAAGGAGCGCCGGCCTGTGAAGGTATGCGCTCTTTGTATTTGTATAATGCATAAAACAATAATAATATGACAGAGAATAGTATAGACGTAAATATCGTACCTGTAAAGAATGGTATGAAACGTGTTGTGGTATCATATTACCATTATTCACGCAAGGAGAAAGATCGCATGAGTTCCCAAACGGATTACGTTTGGGAAACAAAGAATGAAGAAATGTTTAAATACTTTGAGGCCAGGAGGACAAAAGTATTTTATAGTCAGATTCGTGCCATGTGTAGATTCTATGGCAAGAAAAATGTACGTAAATACAAAAAGTTATGATATTAAAAACGACAACTAACGAGTTTTGTTTCATTAACGTAAGTTTCTACGAAACAATAGCAGATCCTCGTCATTTCTTTGAACAAGATTATGAAGAGATGCCAGAATATGAGGAGGAATTAGATTTTGATTTTGATTCTTATTGCAATAAGTTTATTCCTTTTGTACAGGAATGGGCGAATAAGGTGGGCGAACGCCTTTATGAATATGGTGTGAATAACATAAAGGTAATATCGGTCGGACATCCAAAAGATCACAATTATGGTACTGATTGGATGGATGTAAGGGTAGAGTTTTGTGATGAATGGAGGCAAAAGATGTTATCTAACATTGGTAAGATTGTCAATGATGATAAATGCAAGAAGTATGCGGAGGCTAATTACCGGTCGGTATCAGGATACATCTTTTTAGGGCCTGAAGATTTAAAGGAATTTGAAAAAGAAATAATAGAAAGAAAGTCGGATTCGGAATATGATGTAACAATATTATTAAATATGTATCTAACTTTGGCTTTTGTAAAAGAATTTGGATTTAAAGCCGGAGAAGCATGGAGTGAAATAACAGAATATGCTTACGGATGTTTATCGTATTCCGATTTTGCAACAACAGAGATGCTTATACCGGAAGGTTCGGAGCATTTATTCAAAGACATTTACACGGCAAAGGCCGACGAATTATATCATCATGTCCTGGATAAATTCGGATGGGCGTGGCGTGATCCGAAATATAAGTCAGAAACAGAATTATGCGCGATGCTAAAGTGGGCAAAAGAAAAAGGCTTGACCATTGAAGAGTTAAGTATTTAATTGTTAAACATAAGGCAGTAGTGGTGCGTGAGTATAGGTGCTGCCGTTAAAATATTTTATAAGATGAAAAAAGAAGAGATTCAAACTATTTTATACACAATCAAAGAAGGAGACAGTATTAAAATCAAAGTACAAGACAAAAGTGAAGAGATAAGACTGCGGGATCATGTAAGAAGAGCACAGAAATACGGATACAGGTTTTGTTTGTCTCATTTACATGATGGAATTTTCTATCTGGAGAAGTTAAAAGAAGGGGATAAGGATAAATACTATAGAGTAATAAACAGAGGAAATGGAAAGACCGGAGTATAACAAGCTACGTAAAATGGCTAAGACTACTCCAGGTCTGATAGTGGACGAGGCGCAAAACATGATGCGTGTATCGCTGTATGATAATGGGGAACTTAAGAAGGTGGTAGTAGTAATGAAATGCGATTCTTTTTTACAGTCAAAAAGTAACATAGAAAAGATAATGTTATTATCATCTTCTATAGAAGATAGAAAAAACAAAGAAAAAAATAAAACAAAATCAGAAAATGAACAGAATAACAAAAATAAGAGAAGAAATAGGAGGAAAACAGGTTGATTTGACCTTTTACGGGCGCTTTTGCAGCCTTATCGAAGGTGATAGGAAGATAATACTAAGGGCAATAAAAAACGGTCGTAAAAAAGGCGTAATCGGGGCCATTCAGCCTGGGAGACATGACAGAATTTGGACCACATGGTCTATTGCTTTTGATGATCTGAGGGTAGGGGATACGGTAGAGTTCAGTACATCTGGAAAATACAATCCCGGATTTCATGCTACGGAAAAGTATGTAGGGTGTGTAGAATGGATAAAAGGATCGGAATGTGCGATAAAAACCGGTAAGGGAATAGCAGTAGTATTAATTAAACACATAGAAAGGGTGGTAAAATGATGGGGTTGAGAGAATTTGTAGAACTCTTTGATAAGAATGACGTAAAGGATTTGTTTAAGTCATTATCTTTATGTATGGAATACGTAAGGATAGATTTGCATGTATTTAATATAGGTGCCTATGTTACGTGCCTGTACAGTAATGATCTTGAATCGCTTTCACAGACAGAAGGTTGTAATGTGAATATGATAATAGAGGTACCACACTTATTCGAAGCATTCATGGAATACGCTTCACCGGAAATGAAGTTGTATTACGAAAAACTAACAGAGACAGTATAATATGAAAGAGGAAGTAGAACGGATAAAGAAGTTGGTTGGCATAGATCATAATAGATGGGAGCAGCCTTGTACATGTGATAAATGCAAGAACATGTGTGAGGTTCCTTGTATTGGTACACCAAAGGACATAGAAGCTATCATAGATGCAGGATATGCTGACAGGCTAAAAGAGACAATGTGGATGGTGGGGTATCTTGCAGTGAAAGAAAAACCAATAGCGATGATCCAACCAACAGAGAAAGACGGGTGGTGCGTGTTCCGCCGGCCAGACGGTCTCTGCGAGCTGCATGACCGTGGACTAAAGCCGACTGAAGGAGTTCTGGCTTCTTGTAAGGTGGTTGAAGAAGACAATGTCCCAACATATGAAACGTCTGTACTTAGAGCAGTAGCTCATGAGTGGGTTAAGGTAGAGAACTTCGCAACTATAATGAGGGTCGTTTTTAAATACTTGCATGAAAATGAACGTAGAAAATAAATTAGATAAAGTGGTTAAGATCCTAAAAGAAAAAGGATTTATTGTGTATAAGAAAGGCGGGAAAGAGCCAGGTGTGTTTTATGCTAAAGAAGGCGACAGTCGAATAGGGTTCGTTTATCCAAACAACGGATATATATACGACAGGATAAAAATATGGTCTTTTTCAAGGGTGTATAAACCGCATAAGAAAACAGGGTCTTCGTGTTTAATGTGTGTCAGCGACGAATTTACGATAGAGAATGCGATTAAGAACATAGAGGATAGACTGTGGGTAAATTACATAAAAGACGGTAACAGAAAACGACCAGAAGAATATAAAAATATAAGAGAATTTGTTGGTAGCTTCACTAAATTCTACAACTCTGTAGAATTAGTTGAGGTTAAGTAGTTTTCCATGTAAGTTAGTTGCCGGCACTGGTCTGTGAAGATAGGTGCCGTTTTTTTTATTCAAGAAAGGAGGACAAAGATGGGAAAAAGAGACAAGGAGATACCTTATGAGGTAGTCATACAGGAAAGAAAAAGAGTGGATTTATACGGTAACGTAGTGTATTATATCTACTGGTTTGATAAATATGGGAACGATATTACAAACGAATGGAAATTCTGGAGCAAGGGTCCGAAAAAGAAATACGATAGAGTTAATCGTTATCTAACGGATAGTTGGATAAAGGAATACTGTAAGAACAACAATTTAAAAATAAGTAGAATAAAGGAATGAAGCCAGGAAAGTATGTTATGGTAACAAACGAGCGTGGCGCCTTGGATGTTATAAAAGAAAAATTTGACAACATAAATATAGTGGAATATGGATCTGAATGAATTGTACAAAGAAATAGAAAAAGCAGAGGTTGATCTGAATGCAAAAAGATTAAAGTACATCAAAGAGGCATTAGCGGAGAACGGTGGAAGTATAAAGCTAAAATTTAAAGAATGGCGAGAAGCTAATAATACGTTTGACTTTGATGATCAGTTTCCGGTGATAATAGAAATTGCTGGGATTCCTATGTTTTTAACGGAGGTGTATGTCAAAAAAAAACGATTTTCGTATGGTTCTGCTGGATTATGATGATATGACTTTAGGTGATTTTGATAATACAGGGGAAAATGAACAGGTTGCTTATTTTATTAACTATTGTTTAAATCAAGACAAAGATGGGAAAGAGTAGAAAGGATTATGAAAAGTATCTTAACTCCATATCTCCAGATAGAGACGATGAGGCATGGATCATTGGAGGAAAGAACAGGTATTGCGGTAGAGAGAATTATGGCACTATGATCAAAAGGTATGATCCTATTGGTTTTAATGTAGGATACAGGGAGTGGGTAGAACAGCCAGAGTAAGGCGGCGCCTGCCCTGCCATGAGGTCGGCCTGGCTGTCTGTGGCCAGGACCGTACATTAGTCAGATAGTGAACGACGAAAACAATACAAATGTTTGTTAATTATGAGAGTAGAAGATTTAACGAAGTTTGAAGGAGAATGTCCTAACATAGTCGTATTTGGTACATATATGGATATTAGGGTTCCATTAACGAAGAAATGGAAGAAAATTATTAACGAGAGAGGAGATAAGCCAAACACGTATCATAACTGTTTGATTAGTTATATCTCAGAGCAGATCGCGTTGTCCGGATTCAACATGAAAAGCATCGGGAACCTGTTAATAAAGGGAATCGTTTTCAATCAAAACGATTACTATAAGTATAACGACGTAGGAGGATTCCCGGCAACTATCAACGATTTGGGATATTGGGATAAAAACAGGGTAGAGCCAAATGAAGATTTTCACACTGTTAGGCTGTTTAATACAGTAAGTGTATATGGATTGATGTTTGGGCCCATAAAACAAAACAATTTCATTACGTTGGAAAACGATATAATGCAGATTAATGTTGGCAGCATAACTTACATCTAAAGAGATAAATCATGAAGCTATTATATTTAGTAGAGTCAGGAGAATCGAAGTTCCTTGTCTTTGACGAAATGCCTGATAAAATTAGCACAAAGTACGGAGATGATACCATTATTGGAAGGATAGGAGGTATATTCTATGATTTCCTTGCAAAGAGAAATGAGCGAAGAGAAGCTTTCGGAGGTAGAAAGTTCGATATCGTACTTGACAACGGGGAGATAGAGAAGTGTGAAGGGCAATGGTGGGATGCGGCGACAGACAGAGCAAGAGAAGAATTGGAAAAAGAGGGAAATCAACTTTCTAAAATGGTACTGATTGGTGTTTCTTCGGTAGATAGATTATTGGATTGCTATGTGTATTATGGGTTATGGGCATCCGAAAGTAAGATTGAAGAAATGATAGCTGACTACAAAGGTCGTATATATGAGTATTACGAATTTAAGGAAGAGGTCATTAATAAGATAAATGAGACCCTTAGAAAATCATATATTCAATCTTGGAAAGAACGGATAATACGATCTGGGATGAGACAGAAAGGGAAAGACGTGTTTGAATCACCGGATGGATTGTATATTGAGATGGTATATGAGAACAAAGCGTTTGTGCCATATAGACCTATAAAAGAAATCCAGGATTTACCTATAGATGCAAAGTATATACCGCTTCTTACAAGGATATTTGGAAAGAACATACTTGCGGAGATAGGAGGAGATAAGATATTTATAACTACTGGAAAATATGCTGTGAATTTTTGGTGCTGGAAAAAGTAAGCATAATGTAAAAAGAAGATTAAAATAATAGCTTATGACATTTCGAGAATTTATGCAGGAGAACGGCTATGACCGGATAACTACCTTTTGGGAAGATTTCAGCATAGCCGACAAGTATGGTGTAGCAGGTGTCAAAGATACCTACAAACGTGCATTCAGTGAATGGAAAGATGATTATAAGTTTTTCACGGAATTAACGCTCGTATTGAATCATAAAATCTGGCAGCATTATGACAGCAATCGTGAACTGGCTGCACTGTATGACCGGTTGTGGCGAGAAGCTGACGAGTATGCCATGAATAACTTTAAGGGAGAAGAACTTGATTATTATTACAGAATAACAGATTAATATTATGACAGCAGCAGAAAAATTAAGAACTATTTAAAATATAAAGACATGGAAGACGATCTTATTACAACAAAAGAAGTAGGCGATTATCGCATTAAAGTGTATTATTGCCATGATTCAGAATGCCCTATAACTAATTGGGGTTTGTTTGGGTCATTCTTTTTTGAATACTCTGATATGCATCGATTGCATGATGAATGCAATTGGAAAACTTTCTTCTACGATAACAAGCATGATCTTAGAGATGTTATTGATGCTATTGTAATGAAGCATATAAAACAGAAAGATATTGTAAAATATTTAAAGAAAGGGGAAGCGAATGGGATCTCATTCACATACAACAGAGGTAGCAATGTATGGGAGTTGAAGCATAAGACAAGTCCATATATAGGTCAAGAGTTTTTACCAGGTGATTTGAAGGACTTTGATTACAGAGGAGAATTAATAGAGGATCTGGATGATGAAGACCTGTTAGATATCATATCCAAATATGGAAAAGATGTGGTAGCTATAGAGTGGTCAACAAGGGGTTATAATCAAGGTGATTATATAAAAGGGATAGCATACGTTACAAAAGAAAAATATGATAATGAAGTCTGCAACAAAGAAGGAGACTGGAAAGAAGATTGTGCCAAGATTATAGATAATGAGGTAAAGTCCATAGGTATGTGGATGTGGGGAGATGTAAAAGGGTACGTTCTTGAAAAGAAGGTAGCATTTACCAAGAAATACAAAGACGAATCAAGAGAGGATGAAGATTGCGAAGAATGGGAAGAGGTTGATTCTTGCTGGGGATGTTACGAGGAGACAGATGAATTGATAAAGGAAGTCATGATAGAGAATGGCTTAGAAGAATAGGTTGTGTATGCTGATGCCATGAGTGATTTTATCCAGAAATTATATAACTACATTTAATAACATATCTTATGAAAACACAAGAAGAATATGCACTTGAAATTGACGAAATAGTTCGCCGGGATGTGGAGAGTCGCCAGAGCGACTGGTTTAAAATCGACAAGGAGATATTTATGCAGCCAGAGAATAAGAACAAGGCATTTATTTTGGGAACCCGGAAGACCGGATGTGATTTAATAATACTGGGTGGCACTAATTGTGATGAAGGTAGTATGGATTGGCTTTTTGGGAGTCTTGGCAATGAAAATTTCTATATATGTCAGCCGTTATCTTTC